AAAGCTGAAATCTACTTGCCGTGGGACGGATATGAAAAGCATACGCGGGACATGTGCTTTGGTTGTAATATCTTGCCTGACTTGGACAATCCGACGCTCTATAAGGATGCCCTGGTCATTGCAGAGCAGACACACCCTAATTGGGCTGCTTGTAAGCGTGGGGCTCGTTCCATGCACGCAAGGAACGTTTATCAGGTGCTTGGGCAAGACTTGAAGACTCCTAGCAAGATGTTGATCGCTTGGACTCCGCTCACACGAGCTGGAGAACCCAAGGGCGGCACAGCTACGGCTATTCGTCTAGCAGAGAGCTACAATATCCCTTGCTTCAATCTGAACAAACCTGTAGACTTTGCTCGTGTTCAACAATTCTTGGAGAAATAAATGATAAAGCTGATACGATTCTTGTTTACAGGCTCATGGCACGAGCATACCTGGAAAGTCATACAGTGTGGTACTTTAGGTACGAACGGGCGCGTATCAGGCTACCGTCATATTCTCCAGTGCGAAGGCTGTGGCAATATCAAGCACAAGGACTCCATCTGATGAGTATTTCCCGGAACGACTGGTTTGCAAGGGATTTTGTTAAGCTCCGTGATAAGTGGATAACTACCCACGGGTATCAGGCCCTATGTGAAGACGCAGGACGAGCTGGCGTGGACGGCATCGAGTTTCCAGAGGTAGTGGAGCCTAAATATCGTTGCACAAGGTGTCAGGCCCCTATGGTCGCCCGGTCTGGTCCTTTCGGGGAATTTCTAGCGTGCCCTAAAGCTACAAAGATTGACAGACACCCAACACAAAAGATGCCGAAGGACTATCACACCATAGCAACTCAGCGTATTGAGCGATTCCACCCAGACTACTATCAAGAACCGCTGAGCATCCGTATGCACCGTGAAAGTGCAGTCATCCAAGATGAGACAGGGGAGTGGAGCTAATGGACATTGCAAAATGTAAAGGTACAGATTGTGCTAGACGGCAGTCGTGTATCCGGTTTACAATGCCTGAGCGTGCGAAGTACCAGAATTGGATTTTCATGCCGGTAGCTATTAAAGACACAGCAACGTGTAGATTCTATTGGGAGGTGGAGAGTGAGTTATGTAAAACCAGTGACACGTGAACAAGTGCAAGCACTCCGAGACCAGACAGGCGAGGGGATGATGGCGTGCAGGCGTGATCTGCAACGTAAGGCCATGCTCGATGCTATCGAAGAGTGCAGATTTGAGGCTGGACCCGAGTACAATAGGGCTATGCATACCGTGCTAGACGTGTTACAATATCTTGTGGAACGCACTTAGTGTTCCCTGATTAGGAGAAATAAAATGGCTACAAGAGTTCTAGTGGCAATGTACGCTTGGGTTGTAAAATCTGTAGGCGGTTCCCAAGTAGATGACTGGTGGATTAACGTCTCCCAGGGCGGTCTAGTGGAGGCAGATGCTGTATTGGCTGCTCTCAACGTAGGAGCTACTCCGGGCAACAACCACGTTGTATCCCAGTACCACTGCTACTTCGAAGATGGCGGACATGCCCGTTACCGTATTCGCTATGATATCAACAACGCTTGGAATTGGTATGGTCCAATGCAGCCTGATAAGGCTCCTGTCCCACTTCTGCCAAAACCTGAGTGGGAAGTGCAGGAAGGGATTTAATGCTCTCTCCCGAGGAACTACGTGAGCTAGATTCACGCCTCGGGGAGAACGCAGATAAAATTATACGGAAGGTGACTCGATCACTCTATTCGTTTAAGGAATCTAAGGCGGGCCGCAAGCCCGCCTTTTTTCATAACTGCGTTTCGCCTGAGATGACGGAAGTATTATACAGCGATGAAGATAAATGGCCGTTGTGGGTTGACGATATCGTATCTGGCGTGTCAAGATTGGACTGGTATGGCGAGAGGGAGAAACAAGTACCTCTCGGTAAGAAGAAAATAGTCCAATGTTTTGCTTTACTTGAGCTGGTGAATGCTAGTACAATCTCTCACTTACTCAAGGTAGAGAAGAGACAAGCAACTAGGTACTACAAGGCATGTGAGATATTGCACCAGAAATTGATTGACGGGTATTGTGATTATCGTATACACTCCTTGCATTATCCAGAAGTCTTCATCTACCCTCAAACAGATTTAAAGGAGGAAACACAATGAGTTTCACAGTAAAACTTGCAATTACTTTCTGGGTACTTGGACTGGGGATTCTATTCTTTTGTTCTGTTCTAGGACTAGTGGGGATCAGTGCTATGGCGTCCGTGGCGCCAGTAGGTATCGCAATTATGTTCGCTGGCGCTATACTGGGCACTGTTGCTCTTCTCATGGCGCTATGGAAAGAAACCCTGTAACGCAATTTTTCTGGGCCAGTAGGCCCATAACATCCAAAGGAGAGTAATTATGTTTAAAGTAGGCGATAAGGTAGTATTGATTGAGCAGTACGGTAATAATCAAGCCGGGGATGCGGGCGTTGTACTGGGAGTACGCCCGGCCTGGGGTTCGCCAGTGACTCAGATGGTTTCGGTAAAATTTGACGATGGGCGGCGGAATACCATGTTTAACACCCGGCTTGTACGTGTGAGCGAACCACTGTCCTTCCCAAAACCATCTTGGATGCCCCTTTCCTTTACACAAGGTCAGGGTCCAATGCGAGCTGTTGTCAACACTGTTGATCGAATCTTCCCTCGCCGGTCATATGACACCATCCTCAAGAGCCTCATGGAAGAAGTGGGTGAGCTGGCAACTGAGATTGCAATCGAACAGGGCACCAAGGATCGCGTACCATCGGCAGACGGCATCAAAGGTGAAGCTGTAGACGTATTTGTGGTTGCAATGGATATGCTGCGTCAAGCTTGGGGCGATGACCTGTTCAGTGCTGAATTCGATGCCAAAGTGGCTGAAAAGCTGGCTAAATGGGAGGGCAAGTAATGACTGAGACATTCTACCGCGTGGTTCTGATCCTTCTGTTCGGTGCTATGCTCTTCTGGGGCGGGAGCCTTCGCAACGATGTTGACAAGTATGTTGTAAGCAATCCACGCCCCATGTTGATGGTTGACGCCTACGAATACTACAACGAGTCTGGCAAGCCCGGTTGGGCGGGTGTGTTCCGTGATAAGGAGTTCAACACTCGAATTGAGAATTCAATCGAGCCTCGTACATACCGAGAGTTTATAGCCACCAATAAGCCAATGGATATGGTGGTGTACAAGAGCCTGGAGCAAGTGAAAGACCCTAAGACACCAAGTGGTGCAATCTTCTGGTCTAGCGTGCTGATGATCCTTGGTAGTATTGGCGTGCTGTGGAACGTAGTCGCAGTTGTCTTCTTTCGTGATCCTTGGAGGTTTTCCTAATGTCCTATCTTAATAAAGACGCACCACTGACGTTTTGGGAAGGCTTTATAGCACTCTGGATGGCTATCAGCTTTGTAGCTATACTTGGCCTTATTCCTGCACTAGGGATGGCCTTCAAGGACAACCCAAACAGTGTGAAACACTCCGTGGATGCTACGTTGATCGAAGCTCACGCATTCTCGAAGAGTACAGGCAAGTATTCCAGTGAGATGGCATGGCAAGGGCGATTTCAGTTGCCAGATGGTCGCACAATTGATCAACAGATTGACGGATTCTTCTACAAGAACTTCATCAATGGCGGGGAGAAGCCAATCAAGAGTTGGGTATCTGTGAGCGGTCAGCAATTGGGCAAACCAGACCCTGCTTGGGTATGCTGGATGTTGAAATGCTTGATAACTGGTCTCTTCGGGATGATTTCCCTTCTGATTTCCCTTCTGTTTAGCCTAATGCTCCCAGAACGGCGATAATTGCACATGTGAAAGTGCTGTGGTAGAATAATCTAAGGGGAGCATATCGCTCCCCTTTTTCAATGGAGAAAATATATAATGGCAATTCCTGAAAACAACTGTGACACTATTGGACAATGCTTCCCTAGTCCTGACATGGGTCGGTACGGCCAAGTGATCAACCTATATGTAGAGGCCGAGAGCCTGTCTATTGCGGAGCGAGTGGCATACGCCTCCCTTGTACTACAGCTCCCACCACCAGAGCAGCACGGTGTACGCACACGTGTGTGGAAATTCTGGTATCCAGATGCTCCGTATCCGGGGTTGACAGTGGGTATGCGGGATGTTACAGTGTCGGCATCAAACGAGATACTCATCCCTTACGATGACTTCGTAATGGCTAACGTCCCTTGGGATAAATTGGGAGGAACAGATGACTGCTGTTAAAACATGTGTGACATGTGCGTTTAAAAGTGGTACACAATGTACTCGCCAGTGGATGGACAAACCTGGGGAGCAGGTGGATAGAGTGACAGGACATATCACCCGCCAGTCAGGTCAGTTCTACTCTTGCGATACACAAAGACGATACACTATCAATTCTTGTGGTCCTCGGGGAGTCTGGTGGACTAATAAAGAGGCATACAAACCAAAGAAGGAGAGTAAGAATGGAAACAACATCTTCAAACGCATCGCACTCTCCGTCCTCGGCCTCTTTGACTGATATGTGCCCTGAGTGTTATGCTTCTCAGAAGGATATCGTATATTGGAAAACTCTTCCAATTAACCCTGAGCTTGCAGCACTCAGAGATGCATACATCTCACCACCAAAGAAGTGTTATCCGTCTCTAATCGCAGCCCTGGCTGCATGGAATATCACTGTAACAGAAGAAGGAGAGTGGCTATGAGTATTTGGAACTGGTTTAAAGATTCGAAGACTAAACCAAAGACTAAACCGAAGGAGCGCACTGTTGCAGACAGGGAAGCAGATATGATAGGAGAGCCTGTCAAGACATTCCTCCAGTCTTTGAAAGACAACCCCAAGCGTTATCAGTTGCAGCGTGTGCAAAAACTGTCAAGTAAGAAGTACCCAGGTTTCACAGGCTACCATTGGATGAAAGGCGCTGGGTACTGGGAGCTTACAGATAAGAAGACTGGCACCACCTTCGGAGCTTATGTCCACGAAGAGGGTGGGTACTCTAATCCAATGAGATGCACCAAACATCTCTATCTCTACGAGGGAGAAGAGGAAGCCATATATGAATATTACAAGGGTGTTATTAGAGCAGCCTTTGCTGCACGTGGAGGGGCTATATGCTAACTACAAATTCAACAGATGAGGAAATCATCAACTATTGCACAGAACGCTTCAATCTCATCCGAGAGACTATTGTCGTAGAGCGGGACGACGATTGGGGTTTCTACATCACAGGGCGCTCGGTTGGTAGCATAGAATACCTAACTGTAACTTCTTCCACTGTAAGATGAGCAAATACAAAGAACTACAAGCTCAACAAAAAGCTCTGGCAGCACGCCTAAAGGGTGCTATCCTCTATCAGCACAAATATCGTGGAATGGTGTACCAGCTTGTGGACGGGACATTCTTATCTCAGGCAGAGTACAAGGTGCTTCGTCGCCAGTGCATGTTCTATATGTTGTTTGCAATATAATCCCCCGCCGAAATTTCAAATAGCCTCCTTCATTGGAGGCTTTCTTTTGCCCGCTGAAAAATAATGGGGGGGCCTCCCTCTGATTCCCAAACTGGATATTTTTCCGAGGTACTTAACAGAACACAAGGGGGCCTATGGCTGGCCGCCGTAAATTATAAATAACCTTGGCATGGAACATGCATAATTAATACCTATGTTCCACGTGGAACGCACACCCCGCCCCGACAACCCTTTGAGCCAATGAATACAGGGGAAAACAGTATACAAGTTTCGGTATATACAACTACTTGTATTTGTGTCGCATAATATAAAGAGGATCGACCGACTAGGGGATTCTCGCACCGTTGGATAGTTATTACACTGTGGGCATAGCTAACCCTGTGAGCGTAGGACAATGACAGAAAGAATATTATTCAATGCCCTGCATTGGTATGCTATGTGCATATGTGCAAGGATAGTGCCATACGATAGCGAGTGTATATATGCATGTACCATTGGGTAGGGTAGTGGGTGATAGGGGTGGACTATGTAGGGCTTCGCCCTGATAGAAAAGCTTTTCTTGACATTTGAGTGTAAAATGTGATCGCTTCGCTTAAACATCAGGGTCTGCTAGTAGAAAGAAACCGCCATAGCACGTTTTGAGGGGTTATTATTGATAGGCCAGCCTATCGGTGGGATTAACTCTAGGCCAGGGCCTACGGGGCTTACAGGGCCTTACAAGGGTATTATCTTGACCTTCGGTCACATAGTGCTAACCCATACCTTCGGTATGTTTTCAAACCTTTTGAGAAAGTTTAACTATATATTATTTTATATGTAAAACCATATTGGAAGGTATTACGCTCTAGCCTTCGGCTAACGGTGCAAAGCTCTATTGTGCATAGTTCCTATGCTAGAAAACTAGCAGACGTTCCGTCTAGGCATGAAAAAGCCCGCTCAAGGCGGGCATTGTTTCACGTGCAATATGCTACGGTATATCGTCGTTTTCGATAGTCTGGCCTTCGATATCAATCGAAACAATCTCAAAAACCGTTTCACCGATTTGATATTTATCGAGCCAATTGGTCAAGCCTTTTTCATCCTGCCATACGGCTTGATATTGGGCATTGTGTTGGCTTGTATTCACCATGCCGTCAAGCTTGTCTGTAGCTGTATCAATGACGTAATCGTTACAAGCTGACATTGTGCAAACTACAGCTACAGTTGCAAATAGAACGCCCATGGTTAGACCCCTTTGCTAAGGTTAATGAGACCAATCAGGATGCAAGCCCCAAGAGCTATCATCACCATATCGAGAATCAAATCCATTATGCTTTACCCTGTTTATTGTTCAATTGTTTGACGGCGTCGTCAATTTCAACTTGAGTGTCGCCAGTGCGAATGATTTTCATCTTGCAGGCTTTACCATAACCTTCTTGCAAGTCATCCTTTTCATCCTCAACAACTTCCCTATCGTAGTCGCCAAAGTGGATGCACCACTCGGTATCATCTTTGATCAGGAGGGTAAAGTAGGATTTGGTTTTCATTGTCCGGGCCTTTCTAGTTGGTGTGGGAGCATTCTACCTAGAGAATGCCCCTTGTGCAAGCCTTATTTGTAGTTAGTGTTTGGCTTTTCTACCCGTACACTGCCGTTTTCAAGGTAGGCCACCACACGCAAGCTATGCTTTTTGAAATTCTTTACATAGTACATTACTGCGTCTGCCGCTGTTTCTACTTTGCTGCTACCTTCTTTAACTGGGATTTCTTTACCGTTTTCTTCGTCAATTACGTGACCTTCGACACTGTACCACTCAACTGGGGATGTTTCGCATTCTGCTTTGTACTCTTTATGGGCACTACGCAAGGCAATGGCAAACAACACTTTGTAAGGCGCTGGCTTGATGCCATTTGCGGCGATACGAGCCATTTTAGCTTTAGTTGCTTTGTGTGCTTGGGCCATTACGTTCATTGCTAGCTACCTTTAGCTGTTTGGGTTGGCTTGATTGCCTTCCCTTGACGCCCATTCTACGCTTTTGAGGATAGGCGTCAAGCTTTTATTTTAAGTATTTTTGAGCCACTTAACAATTTCTTTTACCTTTGGACCGTGGGCCTCAGTCCAACTGTACTCTAGCTGACTACCATCTGCATAACCATATTGTGATTTAACTGCACGACCTTTATCATTACGCTTTTCATTGAAAAGGCTCCCACCTTGAAAGCGTACAATACTACCATCGTGGCGATTTGCTTGACCTGCATACAGGCTGTATGCAGCGAATGTTTCAGCGGTAAGGGTTGCGACTACTTTAGCAGCGATGGTATTAGTCATGGTTGTGGCCTTATGTGTGGATTGGTTTGGTAGGCGCTGTATCCGCTTTTATGCCTACCTTCGCGGAATCCTTTGACGGGGATTAGTTCGAATGCTTCTGCATCCCTATCAAGGCTTTTTAAGAGCTAACCTTGCTTCCTCTTGAGACCAATTGTACGCCAATGGTTATGGCCGTCAACAACTATTTTCGTATAGCGTATCGGATTATTAAAACCCAAAAGCATAAGGCCATAATACCTAAAACCGGATGATCAATTCCAAACATCACATAGTCTCACATTTTTCAAGGTTGTGTCAATACTTATTTGTATGGCCCTGTAAGCCCCTGTAGTGCGTTTTAAGAGGCTTTAGCCTCAAGGCATACATGGGCCTAGGGTGGGGCTGGCAAACGTCGTGCTTGATTTGTCAACCCCTATCCACACATTATTCTTATAAAGATTGCTTGACAGTGGGAGCTTCTTTCTTGGCTGGCTTGTCAGCTAATACACTATCAATCTTTTCCTCAAGCAAGCTGATAGCCTTGCCGCCGATACGTTTACCCGTTTCACTGGTAACAGCTTGGTAAGTGATGCCGCCGCCAACAATGATGGCTAGATCCTTTTGAGTGGGGATCAGGTAGCTAAGACAGCCTAAGACAATGCCGACAATCATAAACCATTTACAGACGCCACGGACGGCCAAGGCTGTGGTGCTATTGAATGTGTCAGACCACTTTACCGCTGGCTTACCGCAATAGCTGGGGCTTTCTGTACACAAGGCGCTAATGATAGCCACAAGTGCCGTTACAACCAAACCGCCCCAGAATGCAGCCCAACCAAGGGCCAGCAATGCAGCGAATTGTTCAATTATAACGAACATGTACAAAACCAGAAATTCCATGATATATCCTCTTTTATGTATTAGGGTAGGTGGATTAGTCTTTCAATGCCCGGACTAGACGCCCGTCTTTGTCCCTTACAACTGGAATCTTTGCAGCCCGTAGTGCATAGCTATCACACAAATTGCTATCAGTCTGTAAACACTCAAGCAACACACGCTCATATATAGCATTATCAAATACCGTTTCTTCTGGCTCGCAAGCTGTCAGTGTAGTGGCGATAAGCCCCAAGCCGAACAACTTACCAAGCGTGCCAGCAATACGAGCTTTGTAGCCTACCAGCTTTTCACCCTTGTACATTTTCGTATGTTCCATTTTGTAACTGTCTTGACAAAGTATCGCTTTCATTGCAGCCAAGTGGCGCTGTCGCACAGCTTCGACATTAGAGCGAACCAATGCAGCCTTGACAATATCAGTGACTACAGTCTGGCCCCAGTCAGCGCCACCATAAGCGATAAACCCACCATTTGCAGCGCCTTTGTAGTCGATCCGCAAGATATTATGCCCTTTGCGATTCTGTACATAAACGCGGTTGGCGTGACCGCCACGCAAGTGGCCTTTACCCATTGCTGCATCTTTCAATGCAGCACGTACCTTAGCAATCATGGTTGGGTGTGTCAAGCTAGTGATGGTGATCATGATAAAGCTTCCTTTGTGTGTGCAGGCTATCGCCTGTCTGTAGGCATCTTAACAATACCGCTCAAGCTATGCAAGCGGTATTAGTAAAAAATCTACATGTGAAATTCTGAGTTATCAAGCCATTCAATGGCTGCCCTCAATGCACTGCCATATTCACAGCTTGCCACACTGGCGCCTACATATTCCTTTCCACTATAGAAGCTAACCACAAAGCCGTTATCAGCCTCATATATTCTAGCCTTGGCGTCGCCACCTTTATCGTCAGTGGCGAGCCTTTGGAATTCTGCTACACACTTAGTAGACATTACGCCACCTTTTCAAGTTTGATATTAGCCACTAGATAGCTATTGCCCCCGTAGGTTGGGTTTTCAGCCTTATAGGCCAAGTGAACCCCAAGCCCTGTACCCTCAAGCAAGCAATAGAGTTTATTGTCTACTTGAGTTTGAGCGCCTTTGTAGGTTTTATAACCTTTTGGATTGCCTTGTTTACGGCCTAGTGCATCGTAAATGAAATAGCGTTCCATGATTCTTTACCCTGTATCGTTTGTGTGTGGCTATTCTATCAAAGTGAATAGCCATTGCAAGGATTATTTTAGTGGTTATCGAATACGTGGTAGCTTGTACCGTTTAGAGTTACTTCCTCTTCATTACCATCATAATGGTTGAAGTGGTGGCCGTAACCGTCTGCACTGGCATAAGCTTCTGCCATACTTTCGGCGTAACCTTCGCTAACAATGGCTTGCCCCAGTGCATCATATGCATCGCCCTTCTGGGCCGCTTCGATCAGCGCCATGGGCCAGCCTGTCACTTCTGCAATGAAAGAGGCATTAAAGCAGCCAAGAACGTGTGTATCACTCGACAACTCAGACGCCAGCACAGCGTCAATTCCACTTGCCTTAATGAAACGTACATTATCAACTTCAAAATCATCACAACCTTCTACCAGATTTTCAACCACTTCCCGCCAGTCTGGAGTCGAAAACAAATCATTGCAAAATTCAACGGTAGTTTTGATTTGGGAGAATTTCATAGTAGCATTCCTTTCGGGGTTGGGAGGCTTGTTCGCCTCTTGTGTGACCAATTCTACAGGGTTGGGTTATGGTGTCAATACCCTATAACAACTATTTCCAGCTTTTGTTTGCCACTCACTAGGATACCAATGCACTCCCCAAACGGTTAAGAGTGCCTGCAATTGTCTGGTAGTGCGATAGTTGCGCATGCTGGGGCATGTTTCCTTATAGTATATTTCCCCACTAGGCAAGACAATCAACCCGCTATAGCCTCGCCTGTGCGCGTCTGATTTGAATGCTACAATCCTATGCCGCCCTACGTGGTCCCTGTACAACCTTATGCATGGGCCTTGTGGGAATGTAAGCGACCTAACAGGCCGCTCTAATCCGGTCATAGCACACTGATTAAGCGCGTTATAGACTGATTTATCCAAGGCTATTAACCCCGTGCAATCAATTCGACAGTCTTTGCGGCTGTACCGTGGGCGCGAAAACCAATGATATAATCCCGGTCTACCACTTGACACAAACCACAAGACATGCAATTCACTTTGTCTGTATTTTCGGCGGGACAAATTACCACCTTGTTGCCCGCTGGAGTGTAGGACACTTTTTCTGCATCACGTGGCATAAGCACGACTACAGGGGCAATGTTCAAAGCTTTGAGCTTGTCAGCGTGTGTAATATCATTGCCGCTAAGGTTGATTGTGAAACCAAATCGCATAGCCTCACTGACACTCGTTTGATTGCTCATACGTACAGCATGATCTTTATGCAACACGTCGTAATGTGTGTATGTAAAGCCACGTTTACCCTTGTTTGCCTTCGCAAGCTCTACCAATTTCAGGCCGTCGATAACATCGTTTATGCCATTCAAATCACCGGCTTGATTGTGACGCCATAAGCTACCACGGGACAACGCTTTAACTTGGCGAATGAACTGGGGCCATTCTACAGCGTCCTTAGCTTTACCGTTGTCTACATTCCGCCATGCCATACCAGTTGGGCCGTACTTTGCATAACAGCCTTTCAACTTGATAGGGCAAGCATCTGGGCATGTCGAACTATTGCTAGTCGATACAGGCATTGGGCCAGTTTTACGATTGCCAGATACAGCTTTTAGAACATAGTACATAGTAGCGCTTCCTGTGGTTTGCTGTGGTGGCCCGCTGGCCTTGTGTGACGTATTCTATAGCATTGGTTGGGTGTGTCAACTCTTATTCTTGCAATATAACCAGAAAAGAACAATCAAGAATAGAAGCCAGCGAAACGCTTTGTCATTGCAATATTCCCTCATCCTGTAGCGTATCAGTCGCCACTTAGGAGGATCGGGAGCGAAAGGCATAGCGTCATAGTCTTTTTCCCCTTCGGCTTCTGGCTTGCTTCCTAGGGCCTTGAGCTTGACAGCGTGAATCTTTTCTCGTTGCACTCTAAGGTAGGTGCTATATTCCTCTATTTCCTCTTGTGGGATTTGACCGGCCTTGATAGCACGTTTAAATTCAGCCTCAAGCGCTTCTATTGCGTCTACCTTTTCTTCAATAGGTGCAATTCGATAACGCAAGGGCTTAACAGGCTTGACAACGTTAACCCTTAAAGCGGCCATTATATAGCCACGTACCACACGCCATCTTGCTTGTAAAGCTTGCAAGGCGTACCACGGGAAACGTGCATATTAGCCACGTCACAAGCAAAACCAACGTTAGGAAAACCAAATACCTGTTTCATTTTGTAGCCTCTAGTTCGTTTCGATATGAGGATTGTATAGACGCAAAAATGCCCCGTCAAGCGTTTATTTTGCTTGCGGGGCATTCTTTTACAGTCGGCCAGTTAGGGCCTTGATTCGCTCGCCATGCTCACCGTCGATACATGCGGTAAAATCTGGCAATCCTTCGGGCCACTCTTTCAACCCTAGCGCCGCTTGGACGTCAACAAATAGGCTGTAATTACTACCACGAGCTAACGAACCGCTACCATTCCCGAGAAGAATATAGAGCCTTGCCATCTCCTCAAAACTAAGCCCGATAAGATCGAAGGTTTCAGGCGTTGCCGCCGATACCACTACAGTTTCAGTAACAACCGGTTTTGCATCATGCTTGACTACTTGCATTATTCATCACTCCCCATTGCAGGTGCTACAGGTTGAAATTCGAAGCCACGGCGCCCGTTAGGCGATTGACGTTTGTTCACACTAGCCCGACGCTGGTCACGTTTGGCTTGTTCGTATTCACGAGCTGTAGCAAAATCCGCTGCTTTCACTTGTTTCATTTATAGATCCTTTATCGAGTGGATTAATGTTTCATGGACTATAGCAGACACTAGCTTAGACCGTTTTACTTCTAAGCTATGTATTATGTCTTGTGAAGCATACTGCTCTAGCCTGTACCTGTCAAGCAATTTTGTTAATTGTTCCGACTTTTCTATTAGCCAAGCCTTGTGAGCTAGCCATTCAGAATTATAGCGGCCTAGTGCCTTTACTTTACCGCTTAGAGTGATTTGAGGGTAAAACTTAGACCCACTCATGCAAACGCCTAGTGCTAGGCCATTAGAGGCCGTCGAATTATCGAAGGTATTGTTTAGATAGGTAGGGATAAATGCACAAGTGGCAGGGCTGTACAAACTACCATCCCCTAGAAAATCCTTATCTAGCTGCCAACCTTCTACGCGGTTTAGCTGACTCCATTCTAAGAAACTGGAGAAAGTCAACCACGATTGACAAACTTTGACGTTTGCATATGCAGGCTGTCTTCCTGAATAGCAACGCGTGACCATATCCCGCCACAACCTGTAGTGCGGGCATGTGTACTGTTTACCTTCTAAATTCCATGTAACTTTTACGGGACTATCGTTTACTCCCGCCCCGCAAACTAAACGCATTGTAAAATCCCTTATGTTATAGGCTTGATTGCCTGCAATGTAGACTGGTAGGGTTTACCTACATTCCCGACCTACTTTGTAACCAGCCGGACGCTTATTTAGAGGACAGTCTACATTACAAACTAACTAGAGTAAACCCTTAATCGTTGAAATTGTAAGTGATACCGGCCACGGTGCAAGCCTTGAGATTTTCCAGTTTGAGCGAGCGGAAAGAACGCTTAGGATCTTTCTTGTAAGCCTCAAGGTCACACAAGACGTAGTTTTCGACTGGGGCATTGCTAACCCCCTTATCGTTCTTGTCCCCGCTTGCCAGCGCCTTTTCAATCCACTTCTTGGCTTGCATGGTGCGAAGTGTACCATCCGCTTTAACGAATGTCACGTGAAACATTTGGCCCTTGGCAGAGTCGAGAATTTCACGCTTTTTGTTGATTGATACAGTAGCCATTTTGTAACCCTCTTTCGTTTGGTGTGCCCGTTGTGGGCGGTATGGAAGCAATCTTACTGGCTTAGCTTGTCAGTGTCAACAAGCTAAACGATAAATTTACTCACATTCGTCCGGCAGGATGGTGATAGGAAAATCATATTCATCCTCTAGCATCTGGTAAACGTCAAGCTTTTGTGTACCCTTGACAAACCAAACTTTATCGACGTGGCTGTGAACACCCTTGCGATAGACTTTCCAGAACATGGCTGCTTACCTTTCTACTAAAGGGAAGTTGTTTCCCTTTCTTGTTGCCCATTCTACAGACCTACAAACATACGTCAACAACTATTTTCATCTATTTTCTAGCAGCTACACATAAGGAAACGGGAGCGCGTGCGAATAGCATGGGAAAATATTTCTGTCAAGGGCTTGTTTTGCTTGTGGGCTTCTGTATAATCATAGCTAGCAGGAACGCAAGCCTACGGGCCGGACACTGGAGTATAAGACGGGGAGGGTGGGCGTTATTCTAAGTTGGCACGGCAATTGCTAGAGCAAAGATCATGCCTAAATTAGTTTAAAATAGTTGTTGACACTGCCAACCAGAAGCGTACAATGACCACAGTTTCAAGCTTCCTACCGAGTTAGGAGGTGCCCACTTGTCCCAAGCGCAGCCAAGCGAGGCCAACTCCTGCCCGAGTGTTTTACATTCTGGCACGGGGCTTGCTAAGCTCATTCCGTGACTAAATACTCATGTTCAGTCACAAATAGATAGCATCCTATCTGATCCCAATTCTCCCTCCGATCCAATAGATAGCTCCCTACCGATGCAAATCCACATATGATGCCCATAATGTACAACCACGTGTGTATATTTTCAAAATTGTACAGGGCTGTAAAAAAAATCGCCCGGTTCCCAAATTTCTGTAAAAATCTGTCGTTACCTAAATTTCTATCGAGTCCCGAATTTCCACGAGACTCCTTGAGGCTGTAAAAATCTACCGATTCCTCAGTCTTCAACACTCCATGTCCCCGCATGCGACTCTGCATCGAGCAGCTTGAACCTGCCTATCTCCCAACTCTTTCTTACTGCCACAGCGTCAAGCAGGCAGCGGTACATGCCCAAACTCTTGTACTTCTTTCCTTCGGTATAATAGCTTTGGAACTTCCCTTTCGCCTCTCTCCAGCATACACCTTGCGGTAATATCCTGTTAGCTACAGCGGCACGCCTATTGACCATCTGGACTCGATCAGATACCCACCTGCAATTCTCTTTGGAATATCCTAGCATGTCAAATCTTCTGTCCAAACTTTTACCCGCGTGAAAGTAATCTGGCAAATAAGGGTCGCCATTAAATAAGTCGGGATGTGTATCTACCATATCCCGCAGGAAATTCACGAATCCTATTTCTTTTGGCGGCATCCACTCATCGCACACAGTAATACCTCTGCCGCCATAGTTCACCCAAGATTTGTGATGTGGTTTAGTGCAACGTGCAATCATAGCGTTCCACACTGGATACATCCGATGCCTCGATAATCTAGTCATTGTATTCCCCTTGGTCAAAACGAAAGTATACTTTAAATCGGAGGCAAAGAAAAGCCCCAGCACAAGGTTGGGGCTAAATTCATACAGCTTCTTTTCTATTGACAATCTCTTGAATGGTTGTGATACGAGTGTCAATCCATCGACGACGATAAAGATTGAAACACTTCACACGTTCTTCCTCTAACGACTTGATTTCCAACTTCAAATCTCGGATCGACTTTGCATACAAGAGCGCCAACTCTTTCTCGGTTAGCATGTCCGTTGCCTCTGTGAAGAGAACATCATTGTCCTCTTGAGTATTGTACACCTCTTGCATGCTCCTTGTCAAGCTACTTAACTACTTGTTCTCTAAATAGTTTTTCAGTTGCTGGAGGACAGTGAATTCCTCGCTACGAATAACCCCCTCACAGCCTCGCGGCCTATAGTGGTACATCCTGCCTTCCTTGTAGATACGTCCAATCTCTGTACGCTTCCACTTGACCTTGATGTAATCGCCCGTTGGGATGGTCTGATAATTAATCATATTTAGCCTCCTGATAGACAGTTGCGGTAAAGTGTGCTTGCGTAGCATCCTTAGCAGGTTCTCGACTAGAAGAATAATGCGTCTGGTCCTGCTTCTCAAATTTCTTAACTACTCGGTCAGGGCAATCACGGCGGCCAGGGGCATAATAGTAGCTGGTACGTTTGAGCATTGCATCTAGGTCTTTGAATTCTTCTGGCGACTCTCCCGGACGTCGAGAAGTAATCTTCACTGTCGCATTCTCAAAGGTCACAGCGAGTACAGGCTCGCTATATTCCCATTTAACCTGACCGCCATGGTGGGTTCCACGGTTGTATGACTCTTCTTGCACAGTGGATGCGAACAAGCCTACCCACTGAGTATCGCGGATCACTTCCTTACCATCGTCACGGTAATTTACAGCCTTGTAGTGTGTATAGTACGTGTAACCGCCCCGACTGCGATCCACTACACGATCAAACAACATGCGGTGCTGTGTCCACTCTAGCTTCACCATACCCACAAACTGACGCTCAGAGCCCTCAGAGCCATGCTGGTGAAGCTTGACGTAATCCCCAGGCTTCAAATCTTTCAGTCTAAGAGACTCATCTACCTTCTCAATCTCCTTGACCACTTGCTTGTACTCAGGAGCGTTGATTGGAAGCAGAATATGGCAACCTTCCCGCCCCCATACACACTCATCCATAATCTCGCCATTGATGATAGTGCAGGATTGGATCAGGGTAGACAAGTTACCCGTTGGAATCTCTACAGTAAAGCCACGAGGATCGTGCAAACGGAACACCTTATTCTCTGTGGTCCAACGTGTGGCATCCTGTCCTACCTTAAAGCCCTTCATTGGCACGTTATCGTAGATAGCTGCATCACCCGCGTTCTCAGCCTCAAGTAGCTCTGTGATGTACTGTCCTTTATCGTCTTTGGTAAGATCACCATTAGCGTCTCTCACATACGAATAACGAGCTGGTACATCTGCCCAGTTCTGTCCCGTGGTCATCATCTTGGTGGTGGCAGAGTCTGGAGTCCCATCACGCTTCACATTGTACGCACACATGTAAGCCAGACCACCACGACCTACAGCCTTAACAGCCCAAATCTTATCTGCAATATTGATCATCTATTTTCTCCAAGGTTAGTTGATGTGCTTATTCTACGCTTATCAGAAGAGCAGTCAAGGTTTATTTTAGATATGAAAAAGCCCCGCATTAGCGGGGCTTCCTTCTTGAGCTTAGGCTACAACAGTGTAGTTTTTCAGCTCAGTGTTACGAATCCACCAGCCGTAACCATCTTCGGATTCCAGCTTCCATTCCGAAGTATCACCACGATCACGTTGGATGATCTTGTATTGCTTACCCGGCTTATGTTCCTCGGTATCCTCTGGAGTTACAGCCAGGAGTGTAACACCTACGGACAGCTTACCTTCATCATGTGCAACTTGAGCAGACTTCTCCACAAACTTCAAACCATGTTTAGCTACTCGCTCCAACAGGGCTGCAAGTTCTTCTTGTGCCTTGTCCACTACCGCTTGCTTTGTAGCAACACGCTGAGTAGCTGCTTCCAGTTCTAGGGTTGCAGTAGTGATAGCAATCTTGGCTGTCTCCATCTCGGCACGCAGTGCTGCCAATTCAGTATCCAAGACGTCTACAGCAGGGGCGCTAACAACTGCAAACGTCCAGTCTGCATAGTTACGAGTCAAACGACCGCCAGGAGTCTTAACGGCTGGACGACTATAGCCCTCGTGTTGGACTACATCGTACACTTCACCGACTTTCATGCCCCAGTGTTCATGATGACCATCGCCCTTGCTGGTGAGTTCTACTTTCATACCAACTTTCATATCTTCAATTTTAATGTCGGTTTTAACGCTTGGGCGATCCGCAGGGAGACGGTAAGCTACAATGGTAGCATTGCCAGAGCCGGTGAAAGTCCAGGTTGTTGCACTGTAGCTGTTTTCAGGCTTGTTCACAGATTGTTTCGCTTCGCCGGTGCCAGCTTTAAGGCCAAGGATCAGCGTACCATCGTTGTACAGCACGTCTACGATAGTGCCACGAGGAACAGGTACAATGCCACGGGTATTTTCACGGTTACTGATGAAGCCTTGTTCATCTTTTGCGGAGGTTGGAACCACTACAACTGAGTTTCGACGCCCATAATCACTGCTACCATCATCAAATCGAACCGCTACACGTACATCCCCAAGCTCTGTTACAACACCTTCTTTACCGTAATTGTGGGAGTAGAATGCACCGCCAGGGACATTTTTAACTCGTACACGAGAACCGACAGCCAGAGTAGATTGAGTCATTTTTGAATCTCCTTTGTTTGTTTATGTTTGCCTTTCGGCTGTGAGACCATTCTGGCCTAATATGGTTTAGCTGTCAACAACTATTTCAAGTAAGAGAACTTTTCTCGGTATAGCGTGATCAGACCGCTTGCAGTGGTTTCAATCTTAGACATGCACGTGCCCAGCATGAAGCCTTTAGGACACACCACGTCAGTCATGTCCACCAGAACAGTCGCTTTGTTCTTTGTGCCAACGTAGGTGACGAAGGTCTCCATCTTGATGGACATATCCTTTTGCATCAGGGAAGTATCGCCTTCTGCTGCCCACTGAGAAGCTACAACAGGGTACACCGCTGCAATTGGGTAGGTGCCCAATTCATACTTATCAGGACCAACCTGTCCGGTCATCCGCACATCAGCATGTTCAGCTGTTACAGTGCCGACATTCACTGCACCAGAGCTGCCGTGGATCACTACATCTTGATTGATGCAGCCCGCCAGTAGGACAGCAGCTAGAGTCGCTCCAAGAGCCTTGAAGAGCTTCATACGTCCAACTCACGCAAGAGCGTAGCTACCAACACTTGACGCTTGCCGTTTAGGCGTGCCTTGTTGGCAATCTCTGCTGCGATCTGAGCTTCTAGTGATTCGATGGCTCCCTTGCTCTGTTTGATTTCAGCGTTGATTTCACGGATTTTCTGTTCAGTTGGAACTTCTACCTCTACCGGAATAGCTGCAAAACTATTAGAGTGGCAGGAGAGTCCCGGTCCATAGTGCCGAACGTCGCCGGATACGAGAACCTCTTCAATTGAATACCGGCCCCAACTGTTAATCGACCGTATAGTTACAATCTTGCCAGTGAACTGAGGATGAATGCCCCAACCACCTTCTACGATTCTAACTTTCTGGCCTTCCCAAAATTTACTCATTTTTGAATCTCCTTTCTGATGTTTTGAATTTCACCCTGCAACTCTCGGAATTGCTGGTGACTGATTGTGAAGTCAGCGAAGTAAGCTTCTGCTGCTCCAGTGGCCTTATTAAGACACACTTCCTTCCACCAGTCAAGCTCATTTTCCCGGAAGATAAGGTAAGAGCGGACAAACTTCATTTTCTGATCAGTTGTCACAACTTGCCCCCAAGCTTTTCAAAGAGACGATGACCAGGGATCACGCCATCGGCAGCTAAGCGGCTGTTGATTCGAAATTGGATCAAATCGTTTGCATTCTGTTCGCCCATGCTGTTACGTACCTTATCTTGACAATCCCAATGGCACTTAAGCAGACCATTAAATACCTGACCGTCGATCATTGGAAGGTTGCATCCGGGACAATTGCTCATTTATCTTTCACTCCTATCTGTAGGGTGTATTCCCCGTTACTGTCCTTCGAGAGTTCAAAATGCTCACCGTAGATGTACTCCACGGGAGTGTCATCGCCCTCATCCTTCCACTGCTGGTGGTCTACCTTAGCATCGAAGTCCACCATGTTGCAAGTGCCTCCTTGCTGATAGTAACCTCCACCACCGAAATGCTCCAAGGTGGAGACTTTAGCACGTTGTGGCATCGTTTTCAACCACTCAATGTATTCAGCGACTATCACTTCGAGCCTCCTTCGATACGTTTAATTGTCTTCTGGAAGACCTTAACACCCATTTTCAGTCCAGCAACGCCCGCCTTCTCGACCTGAGCCTTCAACTGATTAGCTGCATGGCTACAAGCTACCACGTTACCCTTCACATAGCCCTTCGAACAGTCGATACGATCAATTGTCAAATCAGAACCACGAATTGGAAAGCTAGCGTGGCGGGCCTTAGTCAGCGGAAGGCCAGTGTAGTGACATTTCTTTGCACTTAGGATGTTCTTCATTGCTTGGAAGGTCATGTTGAACTCAATGCCACGTTCCCTTGCATTATCTGCCTTACGACGAAGTTTATCGGCTACATACAGATCGAAGGTTGCATCGGACATTTTATTTCTCCTGAGTAATTTAGGATGTAAACGTTAAGTGTTCCCTGCCATGTACACTGTCAGATGCAGTGTACATGACAAGCTAGCTTAACTTCTCTTGTGTGGCTATTCTATTGGGAGTTGACGTCCTTGTCAACAAGGATTTTCACACCTTACACCATTATTTACGAGCTACCAGCTTATAGTTGTGAACGTCGCCACGGTGACGTTGATCACCCTTATCGTCCCGAAAACGCAGAGCATCTTGATCTGCATAATCATTTGTTAGGGTGTACACGCCACCCCTGTGAATGTCGACGCCACTTGCCAGAGCCTCAACACAGTCGCCTTTCTTCCAAGAAGACACACGAGCTTTGCTCAAGTCTTCGGCACGACGTACCAGCTTGAAGCAGCCGTTCGACACACAGCGCATCATTGGATCACCGTCGTTGTCGATTACAAGTGATAGCTTCATATCCCATTTTGCGTACCTTGTACTCTCGACCTACTGTCAGAGCTGCTGGACTAGCACCTTGAGTGCTGATACAGACAACAGTGTCGCCTGTATTCCAAGTACTCGATGGCTCTTCAACCTCTGGAGCCTTAACTAGCTTACCACCCTGTACAGTGTAGCCCGACAAAGCGATATAGGCCAACTTGCTTTGCTTGTCTGTGTTGAGTCGAGCAACATCACGCTGCAAGGTTTCAACTTGCTGGAGCTTACCGCGAACCTCTTCTTCCAGTTTTTGAACCGCTGCAAACACGGTCGTTGCTGGACTCACTTCTACAGTGACACCCGGAATTGCAACTTGAGTATCTACCTTCGCATATTCCGCGTCAGTGTAAGCGTGGAAGGAAGTATTGCTATCATGGTCATTGATAGCGTAGTACCAGATGCCATTCTCATCCTGCTTGTGCCACCTGTTAGCGTGGATACTGTTCATGCTGTAGTGTGTTGCACCCCGTGGTGCATGCGACCACAGAACACCCGCTACAGGGCCAGCAGGGGCCTTGGTGATGTTCTCAAGGGATACATAGTGCGAGAAGCCGTGTTCGTCTTTAAAGCGAGGGATGCGTGTAGCGTCATCAATGCTCAAGAACACACGACCACGGAAGCCGTATGAATACTTGAATTGTTCTTTAACTACAACCTCATCACCGACCTTGAGTCCCATCGCTGCCGATGGTGTGACAGGAATGCGAGGTGCTACTACAGTCTCAGGCTCCACTGCGGTAGTGATTTCACTCAGGTCCAAATACTGTGTCTTACCGTCCTGCATAAAGGATGGAACGGAAGTCTTATCATCACGGAAGAGTACAGCAGTCTTGCCGACCTTGAAGCTGTGCTCACATTTAATGCCACGGCCGACGATAACAACATCACCGACCTTTAGGCCGCGACGCTCTGCTGGAGTTTGCAGGCGAAGATTGGTAGTTGGAATGGCCTCATAACCCCCACCAACAGGGATCACGCCCATCAGAGTATGACCTACATCTTGAATAGTGCCGAGGATAGTGGTGCCGGATTTGGTTGCAACTTTATCGCCACGTTTGAATTGAGTCATTGTAATCTCCTTTCTTAATTGATTTGGATTGTAACGTTGATGCCAAGATTGTACGTCCATTTCAAGAGCTGGTCAAGCGAAAACTTCTCAACTCTTGCGTGAAACAGATTACTTATCCGAGGCTGTGTAGTCTCCAATAAGTAAGCCATATCCACCTGATTCATAGAATGCTTGACGGCATAACGCTTAATGGATTGTGCCAGTGAAAGCTTCTGTTCGTCAAGCCAATTCTCTGCAATCATTTATGTACCTCGTACACGTGATTGTTCTTAACAGCGAACGGTGAGATATTGGCAGTGTGGTACACACCTGTCAATCCCAGGGCGAAGATGATTGCACCAAACCACTTACCTGCTCCACTCTTGTCGAATAGGCCAAGCAGGATGAACCACGAGGCGCCAACACAGGTGAAGAACACACAAACTGCCAGGAGAAAGAACCAGCCAATGATAGCTAGCATTTAGCCCACTAGTGCTTTCAGTGTAGCCAAGGCGGCTTCTACGTTGGCGATAGCCTCTTTGACATTAGAGGACACTGGTGCAACATCAGCTACCAATTCAACGTCATCCAGCTGACCATAGTCTTCTTCGCCGTCGAAGCTGCAAGTTACGTGGTGTTCATTGAAAGATACAACTACGCCCACTGCACGTTCAAACTCGCTGGAGAACAAACCGCCACGGTGTGCAGTTACACGGACACGTTGACCAACTTTAAATTCAGAATATTTCATTTTATTTCTCCTTTGAAAGATTATAGGGTTTTCAGTTCTTCGATAGATAATTGCTGATCCAGTGCAACAATCAACGGAAAACTCCGAAGAAAGCCAATGCCAAGATCAGAACACAAGTCTACCAGCTCATCGACATTAAAGTCAACATCGAGTTGCTTATATTCATACCCGACGCCCTTGGCGTCGAGGATGTTCTTTGCCAGCGTACACGATGGGCAGTTGGTTTTACCGTAGATCGTGATCATTAGTACAGCATCGCCCGAATCTCAGCAGTCAGCTTGTCAATCGCTTCAAGCTTCTCCTTGATGGTAGTTGCTTCTGGGACTGGCTCTTTGAACAGGCTCAGCTCTTCATGAGTGCCCCAATCACGGGAGTCATCTTCAAAGCGTACCAGCACTGGAAGCGAAGTTTTATCCACCAGCTCTACGGTGCCAGTTTTACCTCGGCTGCTGCGTTCGAAACCATCAGATGCACGGCGAGTTACAGTAACCTTGTCGCCCACTTTGAATTTAGTACTCATTACTACTTCCTCCTGTTCTGTGATTTTCTGTAAATGTTTCAGGGCAAGAAATGCCCCCTCGGACTGGAACTTATCTGCTAGTCTGTACTCAGTGTTATCACCTTTAAAAAGAGGGCAGCTACTGCCATCGTCCATATTAAGGGTAACGATTTGCCCCTCTTTAAACCCACAGTGGGCCTCCAATACCCGGAATTTATCCCCGACTTTATAACCCTTGTCTTGGCATACTGTCATAATCTATCTCCTATTGTTTAATTTTCTGGACATAACTCAAATCGAGATAAGCACCTCTAGCAGTGTAATCGTCTGCCAGTGTGTAAAGAGCGTTATCACCCTTGAACATTGGCATATCTGTCTCATCATCCCGGTTTAGTTCGATTACCTGACCAGCCGTGAATCCCTCCATAGTTTCCAGTACAGTAAACTTATCCCCAACTTTGTAGCCCATCTCTTCGCACGGTGTCATTTTTTTTCTCCCTTGCTTATCTTATTAAAAAGCCCCATCTACCGGAGCAGTGGGGCTGATTCTATACAGCTTCTAGGTAGCTGTCAACCCTTATTGGCAAAGCTCGCAAGATTCTACACGAGAGATTCGCCCACTGTTCCGCATCGAGTAGATGTAGTAGAGGCTGAGGATTCCCTCATCTTCAAAGCACATGCGGTGAATCTTCCCAATGTACCACTCTGGGTCATTGCTGGTGAAGTACAGGTTGATGCTCTGTGCTTGGTCGATGTAGCGCTGACGTTGCGAGCAGAGACGGATGTAGTCTTCCATTGGAATCTCGAAACCTGTCCGTAGGGCAGCTTTCTCTTCATCATCCAGCCAGTCTACAAACTGAACAGAGCCCTTATCCTTGTTCACCTCACGTACACAGGTATCAAAGTCTAGACCTTTCTCCTTGATCCACTTGAGCAACACCTTGTTGACGCGGAAAAACTCCCCGCCAGCTGACTGCTTAGTGAACACCATCGCAGTGTCCAAGCCAATGCCCTCAGAAGCTCCTGCCATCAACTCTGCAGTGCTTTTAGTGGGTGGCATCATCAGACGTGTGGCATTGCGAATACCAAGCCCCACACAGCCCTCTGGCTCGCCCAGAACAGTAGCCAACCATTCTGTGGCTAGTCTCGATTCACTATCCAGCCCCTTGAAAATCTGTGTATTCAGGAACATACATTCCATAGAGGATACAGAAATCTTCTCTTGTTGCATCAATGTGTGCCAGCCCAACACACCACTACCCAAAGCACGGAAGTCCTTAGTGAACTTACGGATACGGGACATAGCAATCTTATCCACACTGGACATAGCGTCCATAGCCTCAATGTACTCACTGATATTGCAATCAGACATTACTTGCCCAATAAATACCAGATGCTCAGGCCAGCTGCGATACAACTCCAGGTTATAGTTCAAGATCACACACGAGAATGTGTAATCTGTAGAACTTGGCAGGCAAGTCTCTTGACACAAGTTAGAAGCATTGACACGCAGCCCCAGGCGTTTAAAAGCTAAGGCAAGGTGGCGGTTCATTTTACTGATAAAAGTAAAGTAACCCTTACCACGTGGGAGCTTAACACCGAGAATCTTGCCAAACTTCTTAGCTGTCTCATCACATGTAGCCATCTTGGCAATGAATTCATCGTCAATCAGCCAACCCACGTTGTTGCTCTCGGTACGTTCATACAAGTGTGTAAGCACACTGTCAAAGTCACCATGCTGTGGTCGGATAGAGTAAGCTAGGCTCCCTCTTCGTGCCCCCTGTGTAACCTCTTCCATGACATTGATGAAGTCCCGGATAATAGGCATTACACCTAGCGAACGGCCACCACGAGCAAGAACGTCACCCTCAGCAGGCCAATCATCTACCGAATAACTCGTACCATGACTGTGTTTAGTTAGAATAGCAGCCTCTGTGATAGCGTTGTAGCGGTCGAACAGGTTATTCCCTACGTTACCACCAGCACAGCTTACAGTAGTACCTCGGCCACGCAGACCACCATTAGCCAGAAGAGGCGTTGATGGAGAGATAAAGCCGTCCCACATTGCGAAGAAGAAGACGTCTTCCCAGTCTCTTCCTTTTGTATATTCATTCGTATTCCACCATTCCGGGTAATTCTTTGGTGCATGTTGTGCCATAGCTCGTGCAACGCTCTGAAAGCGGTTGCGTACTGTTTCGCCCTTCCAAGAATAGCGCTCCATGAAGAGCTGGTATCCGCCCGTTGTGTACCAGTCCGGGCAGGAACCGGCAGCTTGAGCTGCCTTCCGTTGTGCTGAGTAGTCAATCATTCTGCATCTCCCATTCTCCATCCATCAATAAATCCTTGCTCACTCCAGCTCGACTCATATTCCATGCCCATCCCAGGAGTAAAGAAGTCAACCATTTTGTAAGACTCAGTGCCCAACTCAAACCACTCTGTAATAGGAGAAGTTGCACCAGGGAATGGTTCATCTAGCCCCAGGCGAGTAGCGAAGATATTCAAACGAGTCTTTACATAATCTTTGAAACTCTCCTTGGTCATACCATTCAAAGTATCTTCAATGAATGCCATATCAATGATCATGCACTCATGTGCGTAAGCATATTGAATAGCCTTGTTGATGATCGCTACGCGATGCAAGTCTTCCCGTAGTGGACGTCCAAGCTCACGGTAGTGTTGGTTGATCACCTCAGCAGCAGCAAGCCCGTGCAAGTCTTCGTCGATAGCACTTTGGTTAGTTCCCCGTACAACGACAGGAATCTTATTGTAACCATTACTCTGGAAGCTTTTCAGAATAGCAAAGCTCGCAAACAGTAGTGCAGTCTCTGTCATAGAGAAGACGATACAAGATAGAAGTTTGTCCTCACCAGACAGTACACCTTCCAACCACTCGACACGTGCAGCCAACTCGGGGTTAGCAGCATATGCACGGTAGTCTTCATCCTTATCTAGGCCAAGTTGTACGTTTAGTTGGTTATAGAACCGAGCGTGTACTTGCAATTCAAAAGCAGCGAAGGCAGCAGCCATTGCTTTAACTTCTGGCCGAGGGAACAACTTAATAAACAGATTGCCCCAGAACTCTTCACCAACAATCAATTCATACTTAAGGAACAACTGGAGAACAAATTTTACAGCGTGAAGTTGAGCAGGTGTTAGTTCGTAGAGCAATTGCATACGATCCAATTCAACTTTCATTTCTGTGTTAGTCCAGAATTGTTTGTCAAACTGTACGTCTGCAAATGCGAAGAATTGCGGATAGACAGTGGCATAACTGTCTGTGGTTGTCATAATTCGGGTCTTGGCGTTGAAATCGAAGGGTAGCCCCATTGCTACCCCTCCTGTGATTGTCTGCTCTGTCATACTGCGTGTGTTGCCTCAATAGATGCACAACCAGATGATCGCATCTTGCGTAGGTCGTGCCGTAGGTGGATATCTTGTACAGCTTCGATCTGTGCTTCCATGCTCGCCGCACCAGTTGCAAGCCAAGGCTTATCAAGTCTTTCAAAGCCTTCTACACGGATTCCAGTGTATAGAATTTTATTGATTGTTCTGTGTGTGCAGTGAACTAGTTCATAACCTACCGAAGTGTCCATGCCATTTGTAAAGAGAATAGCGTCCAACACCTTAGTGTTTTGAGAATCGAACGCATCCTTGAAACCATCCACAAACATTAGATCGTGAAATGATAGATTGTAATGTGCCATTACTTGGTTCCTTGTGTCAGTGCAGCCCAGCTTACAGGAAACAGAGGTCGAATAACTGTATCAACAATCACTGCAACGTCTCTGACTTCCTTCTGTGCGTGAGACTCTGTACGTTTGTTATAGAAGTTTGCAAACGACACTAAATTGCCAGTCCAAATCCAATTTACAATAGTACCTTGAGGTAAGATGAACCGCGCCTGTTCAGGACAAATACCTGCCTCGATCATTTCCATGTAAGTGTCTACGGCTTCACCGCAAAGGCTTCTGTAGATACCTTCAAACATTGCACTGTTCGGGTGTTCCCCGCCGCTACCTTGTTTGATACTTCCTTGTGGTTTTTCACGGAAGAAATCAGGAATGTAAATCTCTGGTCGAGTGCTAATGTAGCGTCTACTCTCTTCGTTCTCTACGAGGCCAATCTTGTGCTTGAAGCACTGTGTTCGGATTGGCACAGGAGCTGATACGCGAAGTTGAATAGCGGTGTGAGCGAAAGGAGTCCAGTGGTCATGTGTTGCGAGATAACGAATCAACCGTTCGTCTTGTTCTACGAACTCCGTAGACTCCTTTGCAAAGCTTACCCGTGCAGCATTAACAACTGCAAGGTCACTTCCCATGTAGTCAATCAGTTCTACTTTGATAGTCATTTCTTTCTCCCAAGTCTGGCAGAGTTGCAAGGCAAACATGCCATTGTGACGTTAGATGCAGAATGTGCCCCGCCATCATTCAACTCTACAATATGTTCTAGTGTCCGTTTATCCGGGTCTGTGAAGCGCCCACACCAATAACAGCGCTCAGTAGCATACACTCCTTTTAAGAAGTTATCTGTCACTGTACCGTCCTTGGTTGCTACTATATTGGAGCGCCTTTTAAATTGATGCAGTCTGTGGTTGGCTCTCCACCGCTCTGAATGTCTCTCCCTGTACCGAGCTGTGGCCTCTCTCGCCCTCTCCTTGTTCCGGTATTTATCTGCAAAGCATGGTCTACAATACGCAGCTACTCCTTGAGTCCCGCGTTTTGCCTTTGTAAACTCAGAGAGATTTTTGACTACTTTACAGTGCCTACATTCTTTTACATCCAAATGAAGCAATTGATCCATACTAATTTCTCGATCATCAAGTTGTCGATGATGTACTCTTGTTTTACCCAGTTGAGGAATTTCATGTCGTTCTCCTATTCAGTTTAGTAGTGGGGTTAGATGGTTATTATCCCACCTTTCCCCTTTTGAGTCAACAGCTTATACAGCTCTTTCTCGCAGCATCAACTCCAACTGAGCCAGCACACCGAACGCCTCATGAGCCTTATGCACCAGCTCCGATTCAGGATCAGTACACTCCAACAGAGGCTTACCCTCTACAACGTGCATGGCGATCTGATCTGTGCGGTGTCGGCTTGCAGCAGCAGCTAGCTCCACTTGAGCATTTGGTAGATTTTGCCAGTCATGGTCCTTGTAGCCCTTGGCTGTTTGAGCCCAGGTCATCACCTTGGCGACCTCACGCAAGGCGAGAGGGAAGCCATCGTCAACTAGCTGCACTCGAACCTTACCAACCTTACGCTGCTCCAGCACTGGACGGTAGGTTCCAAGCTCTTCCTCTTGTGAAGGAGTCTCTTCGCAGGGCTCAGGATCAGGAACAATTACATAAGTACCGTCAGCCACGTAGGCATTAAACATATTTGCAGAGTATTCGGTGCTGCCAGACTCATCGTGGCCGTTGTCACCTTCTCTCCAACTGACGACAAACACATCACCCCGCTCTTCTGCGGTGTAGAATTCATCCTTACCTAAGAATTTGTGTTTGAATCGGAAGACGCTCATTCTACGCTCACCTCCACTTCGCTAATGCCCAGTTCTTTCTTGAGGATAGTGGTAACTGCCATCATTGCCAGAGTGGCCTTGGTCAGTTGTCCATCGTCCTCGGTGTAATTATCCATAATGAAAGCCCAGATATCTCCGAAGATTTCTTTATCCAGTACATCTTCACCGCTATGAATTTCAGTGGTCTTTTCAGTGGTCATTTTAAATCTCCTTTATTAACAGATTACGGTGCCTGGAGGCCATTTCAAATCAGGTTGCAACCACGAGGGACGCAAGAAGGGTTGTGGAGGCGTCCACTCCCTAGGCATGGGTTGTGTCAACACGCGATCAGCAGGGGCTGGTGGATACCCTGGAAAGGGTGCCGGACGATCCGGCGTCTCCTTCTTGAATACCAGTTTCAAATGGTCCTTTATGATTTCCCACTGTGTATGTGTGACCATAGCATTTGGGTTCATCTCAACGAACCCTTGCAGCCAATAGCAAAATTCTCTTTCAGTCATCGTCCTCTTCCTCTTCATCGTCGGCATAATACGAGTACCCTACCCAATTGTCAACTCCTGTCGCCACAAGGTGGGCCAATTGCTTTGAGTCTTCAAGCAGGTCGAGGTATTCTTTATTTGTGATTGTAATTACAGCACTCATTGGTATTTCTCCTTCAAGTAACGTAGGGACACAGGCATTGGGATACCAAAGCCATCTTCTACTTCGTGCAAGATAGTCAGACCACGGAAATGGTTGTTACCTTGGTGGCCCTTGTAGGCTTCGTCATGCTCATAGCACGCACCATTGATTATACCGATTTTGAATTTCCCGTCAAGCTGATTATCACCAATAGCAATGTCTAGCACTTGCTTGTGACCTACGACAAAAGAGCTGCCCACAGCCTTGAGTTGCGAAGCTGCTGTGCCAGCACGAGGACGCCCGTTCATAGGGTTCATCAGGTAGTGGACGTAGTAGATTCCATCAATGCACACAGGCTTCAAGAACTCTCCAACTTCCCAGCCATATTGTTCGAGGTTCAACGTCTTTGTTCCAACAAAACCTTCCAGCTCTGGGTTGTCGTTAGCCATGCGGTCAAAGCGGGCCTCGTGGTTGCCAGGGCAGAACACCATACGCGGCTGATACACTTTCTTACGGAATCGGCGCTGTTGTTCTTGCAGACGCAGCAGAGGTGCCATAAGCAGCCGCATACCTTCATTACCAGCCTCGATATCAGCTACCAAGCGACGACCTTCCATCACCCGCTTACCCTTGTCATAGCTAGATAGGGATTCAAAGTCGTAGTGGTCTCCGATGTGAATAACTACGTCAGGTCGCTTCTCCACCATGTACTTGCCGACTCGTGTCATGTAGCTCAAGTCTACGCCGGGTTTACATTGTGTGTCAGCAATTACCATATGCGTTTTACCAAGATCGTAACTCATTGCTTAACCTCCCTCAAGAATTTATTGATCTGGTAGATCAGTGTTGGATTTGTCATCTCAAATGTAGCCTCTTTTAACAGATGCATCGCTTGTTTCATATCCTCGGATACTTCAACTTTAGCTTCAACAATCTCAAAGATATCTTGGTTGTCGAACATCCAAGCTTTTCGCCCAAGCGAATAACCAGCGGAGTCTAACTTGCTTGCATCTGGGGAATAATCGAACCGAGCCCGGTCTTCCCATCGAAGCCCAGAGGTCTTGAAAGAAGCCTTAGCGTGAGCCTCTTTCTCCCATACGCTCTTACCAGAACGCATCTTTACAATCTCACCAGTTGCTTTATGTCGAATTACATATGGCATTAAATCTTCTCCTTCAATATGTTGACAATCTGTTCTCTTCGACCTTTGGCAGTCTTTGCCGGAAAGTCGCAGCCTTTCCCGTTTGACACTATCCATTCCCTCACAGCGGCTACTGGAAGTTTGCAAATGGCAATAGCTTCCTTCTCAATCAAGGCGTCAACTATGGACATTCCAGAGCGTTCAGCATACGTCTTAGCTTTGTGACATGGTTTGCAAATAAGGCCAAGGTCTTTATTAGACACGCACACAATACCCTCTACAAACGACTGGAGGTCTTCCAGCTTCCGTAGCGAGTGTTCTCCTGTAATGTGGTCAACTTCCATATCTTTCAACGCGAAGTCTTTACTGCACTGGTAGCATGTTCCTCCCCAAACTTCGGGGAACCGTGTACGGTTCTTCGCCACAGGGTTGATAATACGTTTCCTGTTTGCTTTCAGAAACTCCAGTTTGATTGGACTCTTGTTCCAGAGGGAGCGGCGAATGCCGCCCCTCACATAGGACAAGAAGGCTGACTCTGTTTTCCAGATATGCTTGTGTTCTTCCCAAGGGGCCTTCTTTGAAGATTCCTTCATTCACCAAACTCCGCAATTAATGCTTCATCTGTTGTCATGCCTTGACCGTGCATCTCTTCCCAAATAAATGGTCGCATGGTGATGGAATTGTAAGCCGCTTGCCCGTACTCGAAGAAAGCTTTATCCTCAAGCTCATCCATCCAATCGTCAATATTCATTGTTTGCGTACTCCTTATGGTAAGTTGCTCGATAGGCTTCAATTGCAATCTTGGCAGACTCTACAGAGTAGAACCTTCCGACGCATTTCCGCTTTCCGTCCACGCTAACCATAGCACGCCACTTTCCACTGCGTGTCTCGAAAGAGACGCCTCTTACACCCGAGGTGTTGTTTGTGGGAGTTCGCTGATTGTACGCATTCTGGACTACAGTTGCAAGCCTTAAATTAGATATTTTGTTGTTTGTTCCGTCGCCGTCTTCGTGGTCGATCAGAGAATCTGGTAATTCTCCGTAGTACAACAACCACGCAGCTCTGTGTGCTTTCAATACCTTTCCATCCAAGCCAAAGGTGACGTACCCTGCCCCGGTAACACTTCCAGCGATAGAGCCTTCCACTGCACGAGGACTCAACGTCTGTTTCCAAACGAGAGTCCCAGTTGCAGGGTTGTACGACAGAACCTCTTGCAGTCTAGATAATTCCAAGCTTGTACAGGAGACTTTCAACGTCAATACGGTCATCCTCCCATCTACGCATGAAAGCCGCATCGAAGTACATCTGCATGATCTGTAAAGCATTTTTTGTGTGAATTACACCATCATGTGCCATATAAGTCACCGGCTCAGGATACCACGCTAGGTATTGACCATAGACCAGGGCGAGAGCTTCCTTATCCGTCTTAGCATCTTTCAAGAGCTTGTAAGCAGCTTGCTCACCATACTGCATCGCCTCTCCACGTTTATCAGCTGCGATCTTAGCTAGAGATGATCCGTGGTAGCAGTCTACAGCATCTCCGTAGAGGCTCTGGAAGTAGAGCCAGAGGCGACCCGTACCCTTGATACCCTTACCTTCCTGATGCAGCTCACCGAAGCCCTGAATGAGTATAGGCTGTGGCATCTTGGCAGGGTTCCAGAGGTAGCCAGAGCATTGGAGTGCATCCTTATCTTCTGTCACTTGGATGATACGCCCCTTGTCCTCTTTCCAGCCTTTATAAGCCCGGATACTGCCCATGTCATCAACTTCCATTCCGTTGACAACGATTGCACCTAGCTCGTTAATCATGAATGCTCTTAGTTCCTTTAACTGGGTAGGGCGAACTGTATCGTCTCGCTTGCCCTTATAGCGCCCACCGAGTGTAGCGCTTCCAGCGTACTTGCCTACTGTCACAGTGTGTTCCATTGGCAGAGGAATCAAATCTCGGAAGTTATCCGTCCCGCCAATGTAAATCTCACCTTTAGTGACACCAGTGCGGTTGTGATAACCTTTGATCATTTCTCGGATCAGGGACTTACCATAGGAACTGTGTCGTGGTTCTGCTGTATCTACGATAGTGAATTGATCGTAGGTGAACTTGTTATCTGTAGCTGCAAGTTCTGCTTTAAGTTCAGTTCTGTTTCTAAACTCTTTTTGTGATCCTTCTGGATCAGTTGCGAGGATACTCTTTGTTTCGTTCGCTGCTGCTGCTTTATATGCAATGCTATCCGCATCGAAGATTAGTTCATCTGACATTTATTTCTCCTAACGAAAAAGGGGAAACGCTGTTAAGCGCCTCCCCTTTGGGTTTGTTTCTTATGGAATTAGAATTCCGGGTTGTCCTTCAAGAACTCCGCAGTTTGTGCAGCGTTCTCTGGGTTAGGAGTGTCATATCCTGACAGTTCCTTGTACTTCTCAAACAGCTCCATAGTCGCCTCTTCGGTTTCTTCGAAGGTGTTCTTAACGTGAAGCTTTGCAGCCTTGGCAATCAAGCCAATAGCCGAAGTGTCGTGGCCCAGGTCTTTCGCCTCTGCTTTAACTTCTTTCACGTCTTCTTTTAGGGCCATTGCATCCAGCTCCAGATTTACCAGACGGTCAAACAATTCTTTTTCAGTCATTTATTTCTCCCTTGTTAGTCTAAAATTACTTTAATGCAAGCGGCGAACAGCAGTCCCACTAGTACGATCAAAGGGATGATATAGAATGGCATAAGAACTAGCCACCAAGACCAAGTGATTGTACCGACCAGCTTCAATACGATGAAGATGATACCTAGAACGCTGAAAAGACCAAGCTTCATTTGAATCTCCTTATGGGTTAAGTGCTTCGCCGTGTTCAGCGTGCCAAATAGAATGGCATCTGGAACATAGCCAGCGGACTTCTAATGGTTTAGAATAGTCATCGTGGTGGCCTTCTACTTGCAAGTCTGACATACACTCTTCGCACTTGTCAAGCTTAAATATCTTCCCATCCCGAATAGCATTGTTAACCTTGTTATGGGCCTTATACTTATTCGGATTAGCTGCTCTGTATGCTCTTACAGTTTCAAGGGATTGCCTATTCCCTCGCTTGCGGTCGTACTCTTGAACAGCAGGGTTTGTACGTCTGCGTTCTCTCACGAGGGCACAACGACAAACCTTACATGTTGCATCCCTTGCATAGTAGTCGGCTCGGGGTTTTTCAACCCCGCACCTGCTGCACACTAAAATGGCACATCCGAGTCATCGAAAGCTTCTGGGTCTGCGGCCTTCGGGGCGATGCCCGGAGCCTTCTCCTTAACTTCCTCTTTAGGAGCCTCTTGTTGAGGCGCCCCAGCTTCAAGCATCTTGCTCAGAGGCGAACCAGCGTAGTTGTTAGCACGCTTGATTGTGTTCTTCGCAGCTACACGAAGTTGCTTCACAGCATCTTCATCGTTAGCACTGTACAGGTTAACACCGTGGAGGATACCTTCTGGTACTTCTGGCACTGCAACGCCTTCTGGAACCATACCAGCCAGCTTGATGCTTTCGGTGAAGAAGCTACCACCAGTTTTACCCGGCTTCATGTACACTTGGAACTGGAACTGTGCTACCTTGCCAAGCAACTCACCGATACGCTCTTTCTTGAACAGACCGTTCGAGTCGAGAATACCACAGGCATCTGCCAGCTTGTGAATACCGTTGTTCTTAGCGAAAGCCCACATAGGCTTATGGCCCTTCTCAGCGTGGTTGGTTTCACGGATGTTGTATGGACGACCAACAACCTTAACCTTTTCGCCAGGGAGAGTGAACTCACCGTTCAACAGCATACGCAGAGGAAGCGGATTCGAGTTACCGAAGAACTGACCCTTGTCCACTTGAACTTGAGGGAAGTCAACCATTACTGCCAGTTGTTGCACAGGCTTCTGAGGGTAGCATTTCAGACGGCAGGCTTTACCCTTATCGTCGAAACCATCCTTGAAGTATGTAGCAGCGCGTGCAGCAGTTTCAGCCAGTTCGTCTTCTGCTGTACCGACGAATACGTGTTCAGCGTCGTCGAGATTCTGTTCACCGAGGTCGATCAGACCTGAGATGATACCGGGCAGAGAACGAGTCTTGCCACCACCAGCAGCTTCAACCACGTGGGCATTCAGCTTATCCCATTCTACCACTGGACGATTGCCGCCTTCGGTAGTAGTGGTAGTAGTTGTTACGAAAGTGAAACCAGTCATTGTAAATCTCCTATCTAAAGGCCCTTCTTGGGCTTAAATGCGGGACACGTGCCCCGCGTTGGTTCGGAATCCTTAACGGATTTCCTTGAGTGGGGCATACGCCATAATGATGATGCCCTCTTTCTTGCCGCCCATTGCTGCTTTAATTTCACGGGCGTATTCTCGATCCTGTGTGCTGAGCCAAATATCGCCAGACGCGTCCACAACAGAATACAAATATCGTACACGAGCAGAAGTTGCTTGCTCTGCTGGAGCTACCGATTGCAGCTCTTCGTAGTCATCAGTGGTTAGAAGTTGACTGTAGCCTCGCTCGCACTTGGCGTCAATACCAGCCACGCTGTGACCCTTGGATGGGGCGGTGGCTGTAACGACTTCACCTACACGGAAAGAATGGCCCCAGATGTTTGGGGATTTAATAACTCGTACTTGACGTGGAAACTTCATATTTACTCCTTTGTAGAAATGAGAAGGCAGCATTTCTGCTGCCTAGATGGGTAGTTTAAACGCTAGGCTTCTGGTTGTCAAGCCAGTGACCAAGTTGTTTACGAATCTTTTTGACGTCTTCTGTTCGCAGACGAACGATCTGACCATCACCAGTACTACCTTCGCTCGTGGTGAAGTAGACGTATTCTTCACTGGACGCAGTATCCACTTCCAGATTGTCACCTTCGGAGTCTTCGTAGTGCGTCTCTTCGCCAACTTTAGGTGCTTTCACCTTGACCAGTTTCAGATCATCCACAACATAAGCATTGAAGATTTCCTCGCCCGGCCACTGGACTCGGATAGGAAAAGAAATTGAATCTCTGGTTGCGGTAATAGTACCCTCAACGTCTGCTGGGTTCATTGTTCGATGCTTACCGTAAAACTGGCTCGACTTACGAATTTTAACCTTGTCGCCTACTTTGAATTGCTTAGCCATTTTGTATCCTCCGTTATATGTTAATGGGGGCGGGAGCAGGACTCGAACCTGCACGCTTTCGCTGTCCGTTTGGGGCCACTTGTAACCTGCTAAGCTACTCCACACCTCGATATGGAAAGCCTCATACTCTTGCAGACCCTTAGAACTTTGTCTACCGATTCCATCATCCCGTCTTGTTGGGGCCATTCTACATGATCCTGACCCCGTGTCAACAATTTATTTTATTAGTGGCAGCCTGCCCACGATTTTTCAACAATGTACCCTGCTGTCAGGTCGATTGGCACAATCTCTGTGCTGTAGAACTGACCAGCCAACGATACAGCCTTCACAGCCAGCACGCCAGCTTCGCAGTAGGCCACGTACACGCCGTCACCCTTAGAAGCCTTGCTAATGTCAGACCACACCTTGCCAGTGGAAGCCTCTTCTGCATCCTTGAATGCCTGAGCCTCTTCCTTGGTTGCGAACCGCTTGAACTCGAACAGGGAAGCCGAGGCTTCGAGCTGTGCTTCGTCGTGGTACGCGATCATTTGCTGGCAAAACTTCTTGTTCTTCCAGTCGTCAAGGAAGAAGTCCACCGACAACCCTGCTTCCTTCAACAGAACATCGTGAATCACCATCGCACGCTTGGCACAGATAACCCCACCAGATTGGAACAAGCTGTTCAAGATCGCATGTGCAGAACGTGTTGGCACACGACGACCGTCAATCCCGACAATGTACTTCTTACCATTAGCTTCCCACTCCCGTTGCAGTGTCTCTTTCAGCATCTTGAGCGGGAAAGCAGCATCCCAGAAAGCCTCAAACACTTGGTTGCCTGTTGTCAAGTCAGAACCAATAGTCTTAGCTACCTTCGCAGCCTGGGCACCATAGGTACAGCCATACTTCACGTTCTTAGCCGGACTACGACCAAACTCTCGCCCGATAATAGCACTAATGCTCTTAGCCATCATCGTGTGTACATCGAACGGTTTATCCAGCATCAGAGACTTGCAATACGCCCGGTCTACAGCATCGTACTGATCGCAATAAGCGCTTTCAATCCGAGCTTCCAAGCTATCGAAGTCATAACCGATCTGGAAGTAGCCATCAGAGACTCCAAACAGCGCTCTCAGCTCTTTGCCGTACAAGCTTGTAACACGAGGCACGTTCGCTACAGATCGGTGCTTAAATCGGCTTGTAGCGGCTCCACATGTATCTGCTGGGGTTGGGATTCGGCCATCCTCACGGACGTTCGAAATATAACCCTTCTCTGGCTCTTCGTCTGGATCATCCCAATCAATACCCCCACCCAGGATCGAGTTACGGCGGTGCTTAAATGTCAGATACTCTACCACGTCCTTCGCAAATGGAAAGCTCTCAGAGATACGTTCCAAGTCGGGACACATATCTTTGTCCTGCCCCTTCGTAAAGCTAGGGTTGCTCAGTACCTTTAGGCCACGGCCACCACGTTCCAACATAGCTTCAACAAGATTACGATCTGCTGGACGACGGTTAGGCCATAGGTGGGCCAAGCGGTCATCACGGAATGCAGTGGTTAGCGTCTGTTCAACGTAACGTTCAATCGCTTCCTTGAATTTCTCAGGAGTCAGTTTAACCTTCTTGCTATCAACAGAAAGGTCTTTCTCTTTGTATTCACTTGGGTTCCAACCCAGAGACACAAGCCAGTTCTTGATATGCGTGGTGTCGTCAATCGTAGCATCCATCTCAGTGACCAGAGGCACACCAGCTTCTAGTGGCAGCGAATACACCTTGCCCAACATCTCAACTGTACGAGTTTCAGGGTCATACACACCATCGTGCTTGACAATGAATTTCTCCATGTGAGCGGAGATTTCACCGTTCTTCTTGAACTGCGTCACTGGTGGAGTGTAGTTCTTCATGAACACTTGAGTTGCTGGTCGCTTAGGTAGAAGTGGTTCCACCTTAACGCGGCGCTCTTCCATCATTTTATCCAGCTCATCCAGGGCCTTATGTGCAAGCTCTCGATTGAAGTGGAAGCCACGGTGTTCTTGCCGTGTGATGATTTCAGCGATGTTGTGTTCAAGCTTAATTGCACTCACCCACTTCATCAGCTCAGCCCGATCATTCAGGTTAGGGCCAGCTGTCTTGTGGTCAATCTTGTTCTTGGTGCCGTCCATCAAACCGAAGAATACCTCAGTGTTGGACTTAACGTCGAAAATACAGTAATAGAGCATATCCGCAGCAAAGTCACGGAATCGAATACTAACGTGCATGTGTTTACGGAAGGCGATCTTCTCGCTCATCCCACCAGACGCCAGCTTCTCTAGGGAGTGACCACCATAGCGGTCTGGGTTCAAACACTTACTCAGTGGGAGTGTGTCCCAGATTGCCAGCTTATTCCCACCCCATGTATCGCTGGTAAACGTTGTTAGACCACGATCCCGTACTTCATGACCAATTGTAAAATTGATGCCATAGGCCAGCTTGATAGCCATCAAGTCATAACTGATTTGGTTATGAGCCACAAGACGACGAAACTTAGTCTTGAGGATGAAGTCTTTCAGCTCAGACATTTGACGGTGGGTGTACTCCAGTACCTCATACTCCCGCAAGAAGTAGGTCTCACCGTTGATTTCCTCGCAGTATTCCCGACCATCGAAAATATACTTCGGGCCATTGTGGAACGCGATGATTTCACCAGTGAAATGGTTTTCAAAAACCACACAATGCATTGCGAAGTTGCCTTTCAGGCGATACGGGCTTGCCGTGTAGTCGATGGTGCGTTCGTTCAAGAGGTCGTTAGCCTCAATGTCCCAGGTCCAGTCGTCTGGATGTGCAAACTTGTTTGGTGCAAATGGTGGTTTAATCAGATTCATTTCTCTCTCCTTTAATTTCGGTTGTCTCTAAACGACGAAAAGGAGCTTACTCGCGTAAGCCCCCGTTGTCAATCAGTATTGTGATTCACCGCCGTAGTCTACCCAGCCACGCTCAGATAGTCCACGACGCGTACCACGGTCGTCATCACTTTTAGCAGCTTGGCTGGCAGCATACTCAGCTGCTGCCGCTGGGTTTCTGTTGAGGTAGTCTTCCAAATCATACAAGGTGTGCTCCTTGTTGTTGTAGAAGTATTCCCCAGCTTTAGGCCCTGTGTTTCCTGTCCAACGACACTTGGTCATCTTCATGAACGTGATGTTACGTTCAATCTCGCACTCAGCTTCCTTGTTACGGGTGAACAGAAGGTTGCACGCACCAGATTTGAAGATCGAAGAACTACCTTGGAAGTCTTCTTCAAACAGATCAGCACCAGCAGAGTTCTGCTTTCCGCCCTGCCCACTCTTACGGACGTGGTTGATGTTGATGAATGTGACCTTGTGGCTCTTCACAAGCCCTTTCTGCCAACGCATGAAGACAGCCTGCTCTTCGTTGCTCATACCGTCCAGAATGTCCTGTAGAGGGTCGAGGATGATAACTTTACAATCACACGAGATGATCAGTTCCATCACCTTCTCTTTCAAGTCGTCCAGACCACCATCACGCTCATCCAGCAAGTGCCAACGGTGACTGCCATCAGGATTGTAGGTCAGCTCGTGAACAGCCGCTTCAAACTCCGGCGTATTCATCAGGTCGATCTTGTATTGCATATCCTCGATAAGCTCAAGCTTCTGACCAATGTGACGTGAAGCCATCTTAATGCCGTACTCTGCACAATCAGATTCTAGCGATACAACCCCAACCTTATGTGGCGAATGGAAAATCCAGAAATACACCATCTCATCCACAATGGTTGACTTACCTGTACCAGACGCAGAGCCAAGGTTGACAATTCTGCCGAGTGGAATACCACCCGCCATCATCTTCTGTACCTTGTGCATGAACGCAGGAAGAGGAATCTTTGGAACTACAGCAGCAGCTTTCATCAATCCCAACAGAGAGCCAGAACCGACGATGCCATTTGGGGTGTAAGGTTGTGATGCATAGAACTCGGTAATGAACTGACCCTGCTTGTTTACAGCTGTGTCCTTATCCTTGTCCCAGATGTAGCTGTTGGGGTCTTTGAGGCTCATCTGCATGATGTATGCCTTACCCTTCGGAAGTGCCTTGGCGATCTTCTCAGCAGCCTCACGGCCAGCTTTGTCGTTATCCATACAGATGATAACTTTATCGAATCGGTTGAAGAACTCATACTGGCCTACAATTTGCTTGTGGGCTCCACTCTCCCCGATGGTTGGTGACACTACGAATGTAGAATCGAAATCTTGACCTTTCTTGGCGTTCTCCCTTGCTCGAAAGTCTGACAACATTTGATAGGCTGATAGCTGGTCAACTTCCCCACCTACGATCAGAATATCTCGACTACGCTTTTTAAGGAATCGCCACTGTCCGAACAAATGACAATCTTTACCAGTCTCTCCAATCCCTGCAAAATCTTTAGGGATCATACGCTTCTTGTAGCCCGTCAGCTCAAACCCCATATCGTTCTCAGCTTCTTGCGTTGCTGGATAGAGTTGTGCAGAGACCTTACCTGTGGCACCGTCAATCTCGTGACGTACTCCAAAGAAGGTTGTAGTCTCTTTACGGATACCTCGGAAGCCGAAACTATCATTTGTCGTTTGCTCCTTCAAGCGCTCATGAATCTCTGCGTTAAACAAGCTACCCACTAGTTCATACTCCTTTTCTACTACAACACCATTGTCTTCGAGCCATTCTTCTGATGGAATGGTAAAACCACCACAACCACCGAAACAGTGGGCTCCCTTGTGGCGTCCCTCGCGGTCTACACCATAGACCATTAAGTTATCGCCACTGTTATCCATGCCCTGTGAAACACACTTGGGACATGCGACCTTACCTTCGGTATACAAGTCAATACCGTACTTCTCAGCTACATCTGACACGAGGTCTCCTTATGCTACCATTGGACCCGGACCATCACCTTCTGGTTCCGGCTCTTGTGTTTTCAGCTTATTCTCTGCCGCTTTCCGTGCGTACAGCCATTTATATTCCAATCGCTCTTCTGGAGAAAGTGGATGGGAGAGTTGATAGTGATCGCCCTCATCGGACACACTGAAAGGGATGAGATGCTCACCCATAGCCGCCGTGACCAGACTAGAGAGATTCGGGTGCTTGAGAATGAGGATATGACCTCGCAAATCTTTAATCATGCAACACCTCCCAGAATCTTAGTTGTTACGGAAAATCCAGCAGCACAGTAGTGTTGTCGGATACTCTCTCCTGCTACACGAGCAGCGTCCGTATCAACGAACTTAATCACGTCACTTGTCATGACGTATTCTCCACGACTCAGGTAGCGAAGTACAACCAACAATGCAACTTCCATTATTCTTCTCCTTATCCAAGTATTAGTTTAAAGAAGCACGCACAACATACGGCAATGACGATACCTTTAAATATGAAGTTGAGCATGATTTGCATCTCATTCGAGTCCATCAATCATCCCTCTTGTGTTTGTGCTTTTTCTTGCGACGGTACTTTGTACGATCCGGTTCAATCTTCGGAACGTTCACGCGTCGATTAGGTGCAGCCAGGGGATTACGAGCCAAGGACACGAATCCACTGCCAACCTTCGTTAAATTCAACATCATACACATCCTTTTCGTGAAGATTTTCGATTGTCACACGCCACATCACTGGCCCAGTCGGGACAGCAGACACATCGTAGCCCAGGGGATCAGTCTTGTCAAACAATTTCTGGACGAACTCTTGCATCATGTTGTTTGCTACGCTTTGGGATGTACGCATCTCATCTCTCCAATAGATTCTGTGAGGTAGGATTGTAGCTGTATGGCTTGCTCCATGTCAAGCATTATCGTTTCTTGACTGCCATGCACACCATCCACAGCAATGAATATACGATTGTCCAGTGTGTGGACGACTTCAATGCGTCGGTCATCTTGAGTGTCGATAATCATTAACGTCTCCTTTTCTTTTGGGTGTTAAAAAGCCCCGCTGCATAAGCACGGGGCAATTCAATTCAGAGCAACATCGTAGACTGGCTCACTATGAGCGACTCCACTCTCCACGAGTGGCAAGCTAAGCCTCATTTGAATTTACTAGTCAGGAAGTTCGCGACCCTCCATTCGTTCAACTCAAACTACGCAATCCTTCACACCATCTAGATTGGTCGTTTACGGATTTCACTGCTCTACAGTCTACGATGTTGCTCTGTTTATCGGGCCATTCTACACTAGAACAGCCCCTTGTCAAGTATTAAATCAAGACAAGTTTCATTGGTTGAGTGTGTACCATCAGATCACCATCGTAAATCTCAACACGAGAGTCCGCATAGTTCAGGTGCAGTACATACCCATCGAATCGACTAAGGCCAGAGAAGACCTTGAAATCACAATTACAAAATTGCACGCCAACGTCGGTCTCATCCCAGCCCTCATAGCTATTCAAAACGAAACTTTCAATGCCCAGGACACGTACACGACTCATTATTTCTCTCCCTTGGTAATTAAACGGTAAATTGTGTTGCGTGTCTCAATGAAGTGTTCGCCATCCACAGAGAACATCTGCTTGACTGCCGATGTACGGACCGGCTCACCATCAGCGAAGATACCACGGCTGTCGTTGTAAATGTAACCATGAGCTACAGTGTGTCCTGGAAACATCTCACTGTCAAGCGAGCGGAACACCATCTGAGCAACAAACTTGTCTGCTGGCAGTGCGTCCAGTGGCAGAATACGCCATTGGCTACCCTCCAACATCTCCTTCACATGGTTCTGTGGGTTCACTGTGCAGTCTCCAGGCCATCCAGACGGGCATTCAGCTCATCGGTGAAGTAGGTCTTACCGAACAGAAGAGTCTTTGGACGCTCTGGTACAGGACGCAGAGTTGCTACCAGCAATTGCTCAAAGTCAATGAAGACTTCCTTGCAATATTTATTCTCGGTACGGTATGGAGTCATATCGGCGCTGGGAGTCATCAGACCTGTGCTGTCTACGAAAGTGCAGAGGCCATAGGTCGGTTCAACCCGAGTACTACCGGCAAACCAAGTACAGCCATTCGAGAACAGCAGCTTTTGTACTGCAACGAGTTCTTCTTTGTTGGTCGCACGAATCTTAATGTTACGGAATTGTTGAGTCATTTTTGCTCTCCTTTATTGAATTGATCGTGGCCCGGTTTGAAACACTGGACCCTTATCTTTGTTCGGTGCATCGTTCAAGATTGCAAATGGGTTGTCGTCAATCCAGATGGAGACGTTGATCCCTTGTGCAGCCATGAACTCTTTCTTGGCTTGGAGGCTAGTGTAGAAGATTCTATAGCCCTTGTCAACAAGAAATTGCAAATCTTCTGGGTACGTTTCTGGTGTTCTCCATGTACAGATCACAACATGATACCCGATCTTCTCCAGAAGATCAAGCACTTTAACCCAGCCAGTTTCATTGTCGCTGATTGTCTCATCGAAATCAACAGCAACAACCTTCGGTTCCTGCATCAGAAACTCCGTTCTAGCCCATGGGTCACATGAACGTACAGCGGGAGATACAATTTCCAGCTTATGTTCCATACATCCTCCTGTTATTTAAATTGAAGCAGCTCTTGCTCCAGTTCTCGAATCTTACCATCACCCTCCACTTTACGCAAGAAGCGAATAGCATATTGTGAATTGGTCTCTTGAATGCCTTGACCTCCAAGGAGAATTCCAAGCTCGACACGTAGACGCTCAATATCAGAAGGCCGTAGAGTCTTCAAGGCTGTACGCAGAGAGGCATTCATTTCACCACCACAGCGTTAAAAAATGCATTAGTTGTCCTGTCGTAGTTGTATCGAATACCTGACACGGTGCAATAGCTGGTAAGAATAACGCCATCTCGGTCGGTTCCAGTTGTAAACTCACCTCCAACTTTATAGCAAGCCGCCTTGGAAGCTTCAACTTCTTCCATACTGTAAGAGCAACCTACCAGAGCCAGGGATAAAACTGCGAGTGCAATCATCTTTTTCATTGGAATCTCCCATTCTTATACTTCAAGATTTTGTGCATTCGCATACACTTGTATGTTTCGGTGTTAAGACTAGCATACCCTCCAGCCTTGTTGCAAGCTATTCTTACATCTTCTTGTTTATCCGTTGTACTTATCAGGATAAAATTGAACAGGATAAACCCTGTAAGCAGTTTGCACCATCCTGCGAGGCTTGTGGGAATGATCATATATGACTCCATCTATTACGGCAAGAGCATGTCCACGAACAAACACCCAATATCTTCCGACAGGGTGAGCGGTGCAGAACTTCTCAAGTGAGATGCGCTTCTCTTTCGTGTAAGGACCAGCTCGCATTATTGTCTTAGGGCATAGCCGCATTGCCATATCCCTTCCAGTTTTCGTAGGAACGCCCTTCCTGGGCTTACGCTTGAACTGTGTACGCATATGGTTATGAGCAGACTCATAGGAAGCAGCCCACACTGTAGCGAAGCTCACAACCATGCAGTCATTAGTCTCACGGTACTTCGCACGTATCTCCTTGTGTTGTTCCCAATTGTCTATCCAATCAGTGACCATAGTTGCACCCAATGTCAAACTGCATCTCATCAATGGTGACACGCTCAGCGTATCTTTCTGCGATGTGTTGGCAGATTGTATCGGAGTATCCGGCAGAACGCAACTCTTCTGCGATAATTTGTGAACGATTGAACTTGAATGTTCTCCAAGCTGCGTGTGCAACCCCTACATTGTCGAATGTCCCGAGGTAGGTCGAGTCTGCATACGCCTTGTATCTTGTTCCGCTCCTGTTCATGGAAACACCGAGAGGTAGCTCAGACTTGTCCTTCTTTCTATTATCCTGCATCCAACCGTTTACACAGCGTGGCAGGAAGCAGCAATTCTCGGGAGAGTAAACAGAACCTCCGAAAAGGTCTTTATCTAGCTCGTTTCCTTCCCACGCTTGACTCTCCATCCATGCCTTGAATGTACTGAATGTCAACCATTCTCTTGCAATTGGAGTACCAAGTCTCCTGTTTCTGTCCAGCATTCCTTTCCACGTACTGTAGAAGGGACAGATGATCCGCTTACCATCGTGTGTCTTGTATGTTGCATCATTTATTCCAATTCCGTATAACAAGGGCTTCTCCTATGCTGATAGATTCGTAGTGGAGGCAAACCTCTCCCAAGGCTCGCCATACAGACTATTGCCTGCCTTCGACGTGCCGTTGGGTTCACCTCCGTGCGTACTCATGCTGATGAGTTCGTGAGCGGGCAGCATGTGCTGCAAGCGGCTGAGAGCCTTCCTACATATAGTAGTCGTCGCCAGACTGTTCTCTCATTCAACCTCAGTTGCCCCTCTGGCAATCCTCTTCATGGGGCGTGTATCATCGAGCCGGTGAGGGAGGGCGTTGCCCCGACATGTCTCTCTCAATGCATGCGTATTGTTGCACAGAAAATTAATTTGTCAATGGGGTTGACATGGTTCATAGAATCAGTAGAATGGGCCACAACGGCTCAACTAGAAAAGGAGAAATACAATGGCTTCTACTCACGTCACATCTGGTCACAACACCTTGGAAATTACCGACTCGTTTGGTGACTCTGCCCAGTTTCAAATCGGTGCCACAGGCATCTATCTTGTGATTGGACACAAGCACGCCAACCCTGATCGTACCATTTCCATTGCTATCACCGAGGAATCTTCCATAGCGCTGCGAGATGCCCTTATTCGCTCCTTTCCATTGACAGCCTCCAAGCCGTCTGTCAAGGTCGATACTGTGGGCGAGCTGTCCAGCTTCGAAGTGGTTGGCGGGAGCGTCGTAATCAACGCTAGTGCTAATTCCACTGTAATCATTAACAACAAATAAGGAGATTCAAAATGACACATCAATACAAAGTAGGTGATCGCGTTAAACTGGTTACGAATGGTAGCTATCCCCACTACAAGCCAGGGATGGAAGGTACTGTAGTCGGCAAGTCCCGGCACGTAGGTGACGTAGTTGAGGTTGCTGTGGACGGGGATGCTAGATACCCAGAAGGCTTGAACTTCTATCTCCGTGAAATCACTCCACTCGTAACGGACGAACTCTCAGACGTTGGAATTTTCTTCCTTATCCGTCAAAAGAAAGACGATCCTTCAAAAGTGAAGGTTTGCTGGGCAGAGTCAACCGTGTCCCGGATGTTCACTAGTCGGGAACGTGCAGAGATTGTTGCTAATCGTCAAAATTTAAACTACCCGGAGTGGAACTACTTCGTTGTTGCAAAGGAGAGTGTATAATGGTTGAACATACTGAACGTAAACTGGCACGTATCGTCCTGATCGACTCCCTGCACCCAATCGAAGGTGCTGACCGTATCGAACTAGCAATGGTTGGTGGCTGGCAGGTTGTTGTGCAGAAAGGCTTGTATGTTCCCGGCAGTAAGGCTGTCTACTTCGAAGTAGATTCGTTGCTTCCATTGGATCGCCCATGCTTTGCGTCTCTGTCGGGTATCAGCTCGAAGCTGCAATTCGTCATCGACGGCCACCAGTATGCTCGCATAAAGACCATGAAACTGCGTAAGCAGCTCTCTCAGGGCTTCTGTGTGCCTGCAAGCGAAGTGGTAGCCAGCCATTTGGATGTTGATACCGACATGACCAAAGCTCTCGGTGTGATCAAGTATGAGAGTGCTGGCGAGAAAGGTATGAATGGTACTCCTGGCATGAAGACTGGTTCTTCTGTGCTTGGCTTCCCGAAATTTATCCCGAAGACTGATCAAACTCGTTTGCAAAATATCCCTGTCCAGTTTGCACAGGCTCGGGACTCTGGTGAGCTGTTCGAGAAGACCTTCAAGCTTGATGGCTCTAGCCTCACTGCGTTCATTAAGGACGGCACCCTGGGAGTTGCATCTCGTAACGTTGGATTCCGGGTCAAGGATGAAATAATCCCACTGGTCACTGCCGTTAAGAGATTCTTGCAGGGTAAAGGCTGGAAGCGTGTAATCAAGGCAGATGATAATGCTTTCATTCAAATGGCAGAGAAGGCTGGCCTGCTGTCTGTACTGTCTCGGAAAGAAGTGGGGCTAGGTAATATTGCAATTCAAGGTGAAATGGTCGGCCCTTCCATTCAGAAAAACTTTGAAGGTGTTGCAGAGAACGAGTTCTACTGCTACGATATTTACTTGATTGATGAGCAGCGCTACATGCTCCCTAAAGAGCGTCAGGAATTCTGTAATAAGTATTACATCAGTCACGTTCCTCTGGCTTCTAACCACGCTGTGACTCTGCCTGTGGATGTTGCATCTGCTATTGCTGACGCGGACGGTCCTAGCGGCCTGAAAGGTAAATACCGTGAAGGTTTTGTCTACAAGTCGATGACTCGTGACTTCTCGTTCAAGGTGATCAGTAACGCCTACTTGCTCAAGGAGGAATAAATGAGTAGTTTCTGTATGTTCAAGACATGCATACACTGCGGGACAGTGCAATACTACCAAGGCATCTGCACTCGTTGCGGTAAACATTGTTTGCGATGAACTGATAGGCACAAAGAAGCCCAGCCGTCACCGACGCTGGGCTCTTAGTCTTTCTCGAAGATCATCCTGTTCTCTCTTAATCCTTTTCATATCATCATCCAACAAATCATATCGCTTATTCGCAACGAATTGGAGGGTGTTGATTTGCTCCTGCAAGTTGTTGACCTTCTGCTCATATTTCCTTTCAACAGATTCAATACGTCTATTGAAATCTTGCTTGGCTACTTCAAGTTCTACTTGGCTTGTTTTATTATTGTAGGCGGGGAAAGCCAAGAGGCTAATGCAGACAAGGAGAGCAATAAGAAGAGCCCCGATAGCCGAAACCATCGACCAATCTTGTGTCCTTGTCATAGTATGTTCCCCTTATTTCTTACTTGAAGTGGACTCCAACCTATCCATTAGACGCTCAAGCCACTTGTTAGTAACTTGTTGTTCGTTCTTGAGAGATGTGATCTTAGAATCCATTGAAGATTCTAGTCTATTGATTGCGGAGTTTAGTTTATCTTCTGTTACTGTAGTAGCTTGTAGTGTATAGATTCTATCGTCTAGTTTGCCAATCTGCGTCTGCTGGTATCCAACGACACCCACACAGATCATCAGTAGTGCTCCGGCAACATATCCTAGAACCGACTTGACCATACTGGTTGTTTCGTCGCTCATTTAAGAAGTTCCTGTTTTAGTACGTTAAGGAATTCACTAAAGTCTTCTACGGTCGTATTTGATCGTCCAAGATTAGCGAAAGTTGAAGTAATCACTACATTCTCCCTAACGTAGCCTCTACTGTTGTCGAGTCTGTCCAATGAGGGTTTGAGCGGGTGCCTGTCAGGGAGCCCATTACTTTCATCCAGAGCAATACCTAGCCAATAACACTTCCCATTTTGAGATTCCCATATAGATTGTATATCTTCGACTGATATGGAGTGCTCTAGTTTTCGAGTATTTGCACTCGATTTAGAACCTCTTTGCAGTCGAACAGTCCAGTGGAGCCTGTTTCTAGAAGCTATTGCAGATTGGTTTGCTTTTGCTCGTCGTGTAGCTCTGTACTCACGCGCATAGATTTTATTGCAATCCTTGCATCGGTAGTCCAGACCATCTTCATTGGAAGCTCTTTTACCAAAATCCTCTTTGGGTTTAGTCAGTTTGCATTTTGAACAAGCTTTCATTTGTATAACTTCTTCTGCTCTTCAATCCAAGTCTTTATTGACTCGATTCGAGTGTTACAGCGGTATACTTCATATGTGTTGACCACGTAACCGTGAGCCAATGCACGAACAGTGTCTTCCTTAACACGCTCTGGTATGCACACTTGCAGAAGATTATCTGGAGGTGCAATAAGGATCGTCTTTGTTTCCACTACAGTATGCGTTGTCGAGCAAGCGCATAGTGTCAGGAGAAATACGGACGTCATCAGGGTATCTCTTAGGAGCCTCTGTAGGCTTCGTAGTGCCATTTACTTCAATCTCCGGTAGGGTGATGTGGGGGATGGAGTTTAAAGCGTCCAGATCGCCTGTACGGGACTCGTTGAGGCTGTCTATAGCCTTCTGCGTGCCCTGTATCAAGGAAAGAGACGCTGCACAGCTTTCGCCTGCAACTCTCACAGCCTCTGCGTTGGCATTAGCCACACCTTGCAGCTGTGTAATACTACCTTCCGCTACAGCAACCTTCCCGATTAGATGGTATGTTGACCAACTCAGGGAGAGGGTTGCAATAAGAAGGACTGCAATAAGGTAATTCTTTATTGAATCAAATATGTTAAGCACTCTCTTCTACCTTCTCGGGTTCGTCATCCACAACATCCGCTGTCATGTAGTACGCTAGTCCAGCTCGAATACACGCACATACTGTTGCGATAGCTGCATAGGAACCGGGTGGAAGAAGAGGTTGCCATAACATCATCAAAGGCTCTGCTGCAAGGAATATCGCAGCTAGTGTCCCTAGAGCGAATCTAGTTCTACTCATCTTCTTTGACATGTCAACCTCCGTCGTTTTATTTAAAGCTTGCGTAAGCCGCAGCTAGTTTAGTATCGTGTAGGAACTCTCTGAATTCCGATTCAGTGCATTCTGATCTGCCCATGTTTGCAAAGGAAGATGAAAGCACAACGTTACCCTTGACATAACCTTTCGACGGGTCAATTCGATCAAGGGATGGTTTACTTGGATGCCTGTTCGACAGTGTAGAACTATCGCCAAGCTTGATCCCAAGCCAGTAACACCTACCTTCTTGTATGTGCCACAAGTATTTAAGGTGTTCCGCTGTGATTGCGTGTTCAAGGTTGCGAGCCTTGGCACTGCTCTTAGAGCCATAGATCAAATTATCAGCCCAATGACGAGCTTTATATCTACCTCGACCACTGGCTCTCCGTGTATCAGCGTTCTTACCATAAGACTCTGCGTGCTTGACTTTGAAACAAGGCTTACAGTAATTTGCAAGCCCGTCCTTGGTTCTGGCATTCTTCCCAAAGTTTTCATGAGCCAAAGATTCGCAACACTTTGGGCATCGCTTATACAAAACTTGCATATGCTTCAGCCAAACGGGAATCGTAGTTGTTCTTAGCGTAGTCAGGCCCATTATACAGCCTAGCAAACTTAGCCCAGTCTTTTTGTTTGAGTGCTTGGTGCATTCCCGGATTGATCTTGATAAACTTCACAAATGTGTCAAGTTGTCCAGCTTCACTTTTGTATTGAACATTAATGAAGTCTTGGACGCTTGTATATCCAAGAGCCTTCCAGTGAAATCCCATGATCTGGAACAATCCCCAAGAGGCGCTTTGAAGCGCACATTCTCTGTCTATTGCGACAGCAGTAGCTAGTCTCGCATGTTCTGCAACTCCACCCTTGTACCCCCCAGCCTTTGGATTACAAACTTCGTTAACTACAGGCTCCTTGCCTGTCTTAGCCTTCAACAGTTTATACATCCAATGACGTTCGAATAGGATTACAGGCTCACCAGAAGCAAGAAAGCCGCTCCCGCGACTCTCCACTTTGGTAACTGCTTGAACACATGCAACTTCAACTCCCAGCTCGATGGCCGCAGCTTTGTAGTCCTCTAGTGTCAGCATGTTAAACTCCAATTGCCCACCAGCGGATAATCCCACCGATGTTAGTTGTATTACTTTCCCAGATTCTAGCTGTAAACCCACTGTTAGTCAGGTTAATGGCGTTGATTGAGCAAGCTTGCAGTCCGCCCTCTGTAGCTGTAACTGTGAACACCTGAGCAAAAGGAACCGCAAATGTGACAGGGTAGTCAGTAACTACAGCAATATCGTTGTGACCTGTGTTGCCCCACTGGAGCAAGAGTCCATTTGGAAGTCTAGAGCTTCCGTTTGCTGAAAGTACCGCAGTGAAGTCTAAAGATGTTGCCCCATAGACGTTCATTGTCGCAGCTGACCCTAGTCCGAGGTTGTTACGAGCTGCTTGGCTGTTGGTTAGATCAGACAAGTTGCTAGTACGAGCTAGCCAAGTTGTACTCGGGTAGACTGCTGCATCTCCTAGCCCTAGGTTTGCTCTAGCGACTGCAATGTTTGCAATGCCTGCAAGGTTTGCAGATTTGAATAGAACATCCGCAGAAGGCGTAACAGCCATATCCGCAAGGCCAAGATTGGTTCTTGCAGCAGAAGGACTGGTCAGCTCTGAGAGATTATTACCTGTTTGCAAGAATGACCCAACAGATTGTGTAGCAATCGAACCAAGTCCGAGGTTGTTGCGTGCGACAGCCGCGTTTGTAATCTCGGCAAGGTTGTTGGTAGCCCGCAGGAACGACGTTGATGCCTGGGTTGCAATATCCCCTAGGCCAAGGTTAGAACGTGCCGTAGCGACGTTACCAAGCCCTGCAAGGTTCCCAGACTTCTTCAAGTACACTGTGCTGGCTTTCAACGGGGTGATAGCCTTAGTGTCATTTGTTCCGGTTTCAGTCTCTCCTACTGTAGCCAGAGAGATTTGACCAACAGTAGATTCTGTGGCAGACAACAGTAGGCTGCTCAATTGCCCCAACGGCACAGCATGGTTTGCACCAACAGCAGTTCCAACGTTAAACTGTTGGCTAGCATTTCCGTTCAATGCGGCAAAACGAAGGTCACTCTCTGACTTACTGTACACTGACAAGTTTGTACGAGCAGCTACTGGGTTTGTGATTCCAGATAGAGTTGCATAGTTATTCAAGTGAACTGTCAACTGGTTTTGAACAACAGCTACAGAGCCATAGACTTCGAATGCTCTAGCCCAGTAAGGAGAGTTAAGCGGGTTCACAGGGTTGAAGTTTGTGTTTGTTGCAACGCACTTATAGATTAAACCGTCAGACCCTTGAGTATAACTCAAGTTACCCTGGTACTCTGTCTCATTGTCCCACTCTGGAATACCATGTTGGTTAATGTGTGCAATAAATGTATCTTGTCTGTTATCGAGCCAGTTCTGGTATTGGTAAGGTGGAAGTTCAACCACCCAACCAATATTCAGCTTCTGTAGGCCCGGATCGACTTTAGTACCACCAGCAGCCCATAGTTGGTTAATGCCGGATGGTTTGACGATGTTAGCCATGTTATGTCCTCTTAGATTGTATCAGGAGCGATAGGACGGTGTTTATTGTCTGGGAACTTGGCATGGTCAGGCCATGCTCTCAGCGCCACACGATACTTACGCCAGTCACTTGGGAGTCCAACACCATCCCCATCCTCAGATTTCAATAGGGAGATATCAGCACGAGCGAGTTCAGTATTACGCCATTGTCTTTCTAGGTCTGGCAAGTCCGAGGCAGGAATAACAAAGTCTTTTAGGACAATCTTATTCCGCAGAACTGATAGCACTTTACCGTTATTTCTTGCTTCCAAAAGCTCTGCGTGATATTCATCAGACAGAGCAATCAGGTTCTTATCTTTAGGGTCTTCATCATACCAATCGAATCCCAGTGTTGTTTTGTTTAGAAAATTCATGATTTCTCCTTAGTAGCCAGTAGCAATAACGTAAGCCACACCATTACCAACGTAGTTACCACCGTGGACAGTGATGAACTTGGTGTTATCTACGATTCTCATGTTCAGACCATAACTTGCAGCATCTCCCATTGCAGCCGCATCAATACAGCAAGATACACTTGTGCAAGCTGTTGGGAATGAGCGTGGGAAGAATTTGAAGTCTGACCCAGACGCACTTGAAGTCACTTTCATCCATTGAATGATTGCCCCGCCAGGAAGCATGGCCCAACCATTAGCTGCTTGCGATTGTGGAACAGCTGCAATGTTAGCATGTTGGATGTTTGTGATACTCGAACCGCTACCAATGAATCCACCTTGAGCTTGAATAGCAGAGTCGCAAAGGAATCCCTTGTTACCGTATACTCTAACCCATGTTGAGTCTGTCTGGTAAATACCACCACCGTAGGTGTTGTTAACCCACCCGCTCTGTCCAGTAGAACCGAACCAATTTCCAGTTACAAAACTACCTGTAGAGAGTACTGTTCTTGCAATCAAGTTAATAACGCCAGTACCGTCACCAGCGTTGGCGTAGTTCTCAACTTGGATACGAGTATCGTAATTGACTCCAGTGCTACCAGCACCTCGCATAGACCACATCCCCGGCCCTGAAATATTCTCTCCTGTAGAGAAGATAGACGGGATGGTTACGTTCGCTGTTCCATCAAAAGAAACTCCATTGATTGTTCTAGCTGTTGCAAGTCTTGTAGCTGTCGGAGCCACAGCATTACCATCTGTTCTTACCCACGCAGTCCAGACGTTAGAAATGCAACTACGCATGTAGCTACGCGCTGGGCCAGAGGGGTTATATTCGATAGCTGTTTGAGCTTTCCCGCCTGTAGATTTGTTCAAGTAGAACATCGTATTGATGAACCAGTATCTTGAAGCGTCAGGGGTATTTGCATGGGTAAGCAGCGCCCAAGGAATTGTCAATCCATCAGGATCAGTCCCTTCTGTTGGACCACTAGTTACATTAACTGTGGCAACATCTTGCTTCAAAGCAAGTTGAGCGTTGACCTGTGCAATAACTCCAGCAGTTACAATGTCTGTCAATTGTTGAACGTTACCAGTATGGTACAGCTCTACCCATGGGGTTCCAGTAGCGTTACTCTTCAAGATCGAGCGGAAGAAGGCCCTGTTGTTACCAATTTCTTGTGCAAACTGTGCCATCCATCCTGTGTTGTCTCCACCCCAATCTTGAGATGACATTTGCAGAGCAGCAGCAGGGGTGTTAGAACCTCCATTGAACGCATAAGCACCAGAAGCTCGTGCAGTGTTAGCATTAGTATCTAAGATTGACGGACCACCATATCCCAGGTCTCCAATCTTAGATACTCGACCGATAGTTGAATCTGTATTACCCGATGTCAGAGTGAAGCTTCTGCTGGTGTAGTTTTCAGCCCAGCCGCTCCAAACTCCAGCTACGATTGTACGAACATAGTATCGCTCAATTCCTGGACTCCCTGCAAAGTTACCAACTGCGTATTGTGTTGCGTATCCTACTGCGTTTCCATGACTGATATGGTGAATTCTTGTCCAGCCCGGAGTAGGTCTTGCAGTCCAAGTTACAGACGGCTCTACATCGTAGTATCCAGTTGGACGGAATGCAACGTCAGGGTCCGTGATAGAGATAGCGTTTCCGCCTAGCCCAAAGGCCCCCACCAAGAGAACACGGTTTGCAGTAGCGTCTACCGCAGACCCTTGCACTGTGTAGTCTGCTGCGTTACCAAGTCCTAGCAGTGTTTTAACAGCCGCAGCGTTGCTTGTGGCGATCAGGCTCCGACCGAATGCTGTAAGTGATGTTGTGCCTGCTGTGGTCGTACCAGTGAAGTATGGTAGAGCGTTTGTTGCAGCGACGATGCCAGATAGCGCCGTGAGGTTAACGTTAGCCTGCTGAGCATCTAGGAATCCACGTGCCTGCGATGCAGTGGTAGAGGCCAAGACTTGTTGTCCAAGCCCACCATAAGGCAAATAGGCTGCAACACTGCTACCATTGAAGGCAGGAATGCTCATAGCCTGAACACCCAATCCTTTCACAGCTTCCAAGAATGGAGTAGAATCACTGAATGCTTTAATCCAGTTGGCTGGAGTTGTAGCTGGGTCTTTATTGACTCCAGTTAGAATGCACTTATAGACAATGTTGTTGCGTTGTACATAAGATTTGTTTGTCAGGTATTCAGTGAATTGATCCCACTCTGGAATACCCTTTTGTAGCATGTATGCAATGTTTGTATCTTGGCGGTTTTCAAACCAGTTCCACCATTGGCGAGGTACAGCTTCGATAGCCCACCCTGCACGAACCTTAGCACTATCAGGAGCAACTACGTCACCCGCGACAGCCCAAATGTCCGTCATATCCTGCTTAATAATGTCAACCATTTGTAGTTCCTCTTGATTATGTGATTAGGTTGGAAAGGATGCCGCCTGATGATGGATCATTCAGATCGCCAGTACCAACTCCACCGGGGAATCCCTCTGTCGCGAATACGCGGTTAGATTGGAATTCACTATATGTATATTCAACACCAACTGTCTTTGGAAGTAGTGTTCCTGCACCAGCAAGATCAAAGAGAAGACCACGTTCAACTGATGACAGGATTTTACCGATGCCGATACGCACAGAGGCGTGTCCAAGCTCGGTGATTGTTACTTGAGAGGCACCAAACAAGAATTTGTATGCTTCGATAATATCTTCTGGACGGGATAGTGTCCTGTTCTTAATGATCTTCGCTTTGAGAATCAGTCGGTATTCTTCGTCACTCGGTGGACGGGCTCTCTGTGTTGGAGCCCCAATAGAGTACCAGGGGGCTCCCACGGATGGGTCCGTTAACGATCCAAAGCTGCCTGCGTTGGATGCACCGTCAAACCCGAAGTATGTGAAAATCTCCGCAGATACTAGCCCACGAGGACGTCCAACAATAATACCGATAACGTCCAACTGTGCCCCAACTGCTGTATCAATTGAGCGTAGAGTCATTACATCTTCCATCACAACTTGTAAATCCAACTTGCCCTGGAGCATAAGTTGGAGGTACTTGTCCATGATAGGCTTACCTTTAAACTGGTCTGTAATACGCGCTCTAGCTACATCTAAGAACGGCTCAACTACGAACTCGTTGACGGCCATGTGGTGTCTCCTATATTATGATTGTGTCACAATAACATTTGCTGGGAGGAAGGTAGCAACTTGATCAAACCCAATGGTGATGTTTGTCATGCCAGTTGGAGATGGCGATGTGCCAATTGTCAAACTATTTACCATGTGCCCCGGTACTGCGTTAATTGGAGTGTAGAAACGAGAGTAGATAACATCGTCTCCAATGAAGCATGTGCTGTCTCCGTAATCCACGACATTCTGTCTGATAGTTGCAGGAGCATCACCAGCTAGCTCGCCAGTACTTGAAATGTCAATTGTGATGTAGATTGGAACCTCTGTTGGCCGCTTGTACGAGATAGGGTGGACGAACCCTAGGCTGTCCACAATTTGCACAGTTGTGTCTCCAGTAGAGGAAATTCCTGTAGGCTTGTTTGTCCAGATAGCGTTTCCAATATCTGTAGGCAGCCCGCCCAATACGATAGGCATGAAACTCTTCGGAGGCACACCTTGTAGGTTAACTACGTCCGTGTCGTTCTCATATACCTTAACGTCTGTAACGCCTGCAACGTTCGTTAGGGCATCAATTAGGGATTCGAGGATGTTGGCAGACTGTACAAACTTGCTGTTACGGAATCGTTCTCGAAGCTCAGTATCTGTCTCTTGCAATCTACCAGTCGTGGCAGCTACTGGGTTGATAATGCTATCCCAGCCTGCGATAGGAACAGAGATTGTGTCAATAGACATAACAGGCTGTTCGAATGGGCCTACGATATCATCTTGGGCGATGCCCAGCTTGATGACCTTCTGGATAGCAAGATTCACAGATACTTCGAAAGTAACAATCTGGAAAGGATCAGTACGTGATACGAATAGTCTACCATCTTGATAGTAAGTTGTAAAGGCCCCAGCGAATAAAGAATCAATTTCAGCCTTCAATTGTGCTAGGATACTTTGTCCTGTAGCTCCGGCGCCAGAAGTGACCTGTGCTTCTACGAAGTTAACACCATCTGATGAGTATTTAAACACGTACACTGTGCTAGGTTGGACGTTAACAACATCAATGCCAACGCCCGATGCGTTCTGTGGACTTAGGACTACAGGATTGAGGATAGAGAACACACGCTGTGTAGTCGAGCTGTAGGCTTTTCCAAGTGGAGAGCTGATGACTGTATTGATAGTGCCTTCCAGTAGTACCTGCGCTCTTGTAGGCATCGCCACAAGACGATTAATGCCCGACAGGGCGATGATATTATCCAGAGCCACACCAACTGCTGTGTTAGGGTTGAAGCTGTTGTAGATTTGTTGCAGTGCTTCCCACAGAGATGCCTCTGATGGAGCCATGACCCCGATCATACGACCAAGGGCAGAGTTGTCACTGACGTCTACAATGTCGCCAGCAGGTACAAGGTCAGCAAAGATATCTGCTGCACGAGTACGGCTGTCATTGAGAACGTCGTCAATTGTTTTGATTTCCAGTCCTGTGTATGAAAGGCCCGCCATGTTAAACTCCTACTTCGATTGTAATTGGAAGCGATGCTGTGTTATCTGCAACTCTCACTTGGAAAGTCATACTGTACCCACGACCGCTAGATGAAATGGTAGATTCGAATGTTAAGATTTCGATAACATCCGGGTCAGCAGAAATAATCCGTTGGAAGATCAGATCGACTGTTGCTTTACTTCGAATCTTACCGAAGATTTGTTGGAAGTATGGAACTCCGATTGTAGTATCAAGGAACCATTCCCCCAGGAATGTATAGAGTGTGACCTTTAAACGTTGAACAACAATATCCGTCAGTAATTGAGTTACTGGGCATTTACCGTTGACGAACACAAGATCATTTGTGTCTGTATTTAGTAGCAAATCCATCTTGTATCCTTACCCAGCAACTGGGCCAGAAGTACCACTGCCCGGAGTAACTCCAGAGTGGACGTGAGTATCAAACAAGACGCCATTGAATCTAGCTTGTCCTGTGCCTGTATAGTTCCCAGTGTGGATCACATTGCCTGTCCAGTTGGTAGTAGATGCGTTCACATTTAGAACTGGAGTGTTGATTGTGTAGGACTCAGTGGCGTTCATCTCACCAGTCTTACAGTTCACAATCGTCTTACCTTCTGTGTTGATAATCAGATCGCCATTCTGCTTCAACTGGATCATAACTTCTGTCCCAGAAGCGATATTATGTGCGATAACCAGATCAGTCTTAGGGTTGTGGGGATATTTACGGATGCCTGGACGATTCACACTCTTCGAGAATGGAACCAACCCAGGAATGGCCACAGCATCTTGATCAGAGAACTTACGATAGTCGTTAGGGACTGTAGGTTGCCCGTTACCAATCTTGAAATTATCCATAGAGCGCTGGGAGAAGATACACATTACCGTGTCTCCTACGCTCACTGGGAAGCTCACAAGGCTATTGGCTGATCCAGGCAGAAGCACAGGAACCCCTAGAATCTGAGTATGCTCATCGCTGCTGCCATCTTTATATAAGGTGTTGATGCTCGGTTGCACATCAACTCGTTGTGAATCAAAGGAGCCAACTACGTTAGTCACAATGCATGGGAGGGCTGTGTAAACCTCTGCCATGTTGATTTGGAATTGTGTCTGAATGTAGTCGCTCAAGAGAGCTTCCATCATAGTAAATCTTGTGCCTCCACTTCGGATGTGAAACATTCTACATACCAATCATTACCACGGAAATCTCCAGAGAATCTTGTGGAATTGATACGGTAGTACCCGGTGATAAAGTCTGACTCTAGTCTGACAATACGCCCTGGAACACACTCTGTGTTCAACAGTGCCTTGAACTGGACACCTCGACGGCGCTTCTTGTCTCCCTTCATCTTGCGTCCCTGTTCAGTTGTATGGAAGGGACTATCAATCATCCCCGTTTGTTCGCTGATTACAGGAGCCAGTACTGTGTCTTTTGTGTACAGTCCGTTTTCGTCTGATACGTTAAGAACACCACCTGATACTGAATACTCCATGTTATGAGCTTCGCAGAGCTTGCGTAGCATCTGTGCAGGAGAGCCATTAAGAGTCCATCCGAACACAATGGGGTTGTTCAGGTTAGTACCAACGTATGCACCACGAGCTACACTTGGCATCTGTTTACGAATTTCTTCAATAACAGATTCAACTGTGGAGCCAGGGGATACCAGACTCTTCAATTTCTCGTGATTAAGATCAGAGTAGCCTTCACCCATTCTCACCTGTGTGATGAACTCGGTTCCACGCTTAACTGTTTTAACTTCAACAACATTCCCCTCAGCAACTACTCTAGCACCATCATCCTCGTATCCGACAGAGAATGTGCATTGTAAGTATTCACCTTGAAGAAGCTCGATACTGGAACGAGACAGGTTGTAGATTTCGATTGTGGCTGAATTGCCGTTGGTACGTTTAGCGTCTGCTGTCTTTGAAATATCGAAAGTGATTTGAAGTCCTGTGTTTACGGCTCCATTAGCATCTGGAATACCGCCAGTAATTCGAATTCCGTTACCAGTCTTGTAGTCTCCAACAATCAAGTCGTACACTCTGTTTCGCTGTGTCATTTAAACCTCCGAGATATAGACGTAAAAGAGTTTAAAAAACTCCGGCACGACACTGGAGTTCTCTGTGATTTGTGAATCAATGGCAGAGTTAACTGGCATCAATAGGAAGTAGCCAGAGAGTCCCTGCTCTTCGATGTTATAGTCAACCAGCATGGGATACTGGGCTACCATTGCGACACCAAGGACAAGCGGAGTCTGATCTTCGCGTCTAATGTCCATGTGCCACTGAGCAGCTCTGCCATTCCAGTAGAATGTAAATTGCCACGACACACCTTCCAGGGAAATACCGTAGCGATACTTCTCATCAGTGTACAGTGGCATTTCAACGTATACAGTATTGGTCATTGTGAAGCTCCTGCATCATCTGCAATTTTCGCAGCGCTGGACTTCTTAGCATTAGCCGTTGGTTGACTAGCTGCATCATCTCCAGGCTTAGTTTCTGTCTTTGTCGTAGTCCCAGTCTTACGTCCCTTGTTAGGAGTCGTTCTAATCTTAATCGCAACATTCTCTACGTCTGTGTAAGTTGCTTGCTCCATTTGAATACTAGGGAACAATCCTAGCCCGCTATCTGCATCTTCTGCGAAAGACAGAGAAGTCATGGAGATGTTGGACCAAGAGCGGGCAATTAGATTACCGTTATACTCTACGAGAGTGAAAGACTCTTTCTTCTCGTACATGTCGATTAGATCGAATCGTACAGCTTGAGCTGTCTTGACCTTAGTCTGTGCTGTTACAATTACAGTAGGGATAGTGCTGGCTGTAAACTGAGCTACAACCTCTGGTAAGAAGCTACGCCACTTAGCGCCTTCACTTACAATCTTCACTGGCACCGTAGTCTCTGTGTCGTTTGTAAACTGCTTCCGCGACCCAGTTGGAAATGTCACTGTCTCTTGTTTCAGGCCAATCGTATCAAGAGTTGTACTGTAACTTCTATCTGGTCTACTATAATTGAAGTCTGCGTCTGACAAGATCGCCTTTAAACTAAACTTCTTGTTATCTGTTGTAGTGTGATCCGAGATGTATGATCCACTAGACAACGGGTGCTTTGTGATTTGGGCGGTGTACGTTTCCTCGATATTCGTAATAGCATCGAAGTAAAGCACATCGCCGTTTGCACGGCGAATAGCGTAAGTCATTACTTAGACTCCTTGGTGTTAATCATTGCGTCTCGTAGAACATCTTTGAAAGCGTCCTTAACCATCCCAGGCATAAGAGCAATATTGTCTGCTGTGATACTTCCACCGCCTCCACCGCCAATTGTAACTGGCATGTTGACTTCGATTGGTGGCAGCTTCATACCATCTGCTGTCATGAATGTCTGTTTAAGTTCTTCTAGTTTTTCAAGAAGCCCTGCACTATCGAAAGATTGTCTTTGAACGTCTGCTTGATTTGGAATAGATGCCATAGACTCTGCTGTATACTTCTGAGTCAGTTGAGCATTAACCCAATCTGGTCCCATCACAGTAGCCAACATGTTACGTGCGTTAGCTTCGACAGTAGTACCAGAGTTGTTTGTCTGCTTAGCATACTGTCCAGCAGCAACGAAACGATCCACAGATGAGTTGAATAGCGCCATGAGAGCTGTCAGCTCTTTCATCGTTGCTACCAGCATTTCAGGGAAGCTAAGCCCATCAAGTCCACCTGCCAACTCTAGAGTCTGGTCAAGTGCAAACTTCATGTTATCCCCGAACGTCTTGGCCTGTGCTGCTAGCTCTGTTAGAGCTTGTGTTGCAGCGGGAGAAGAAGCCAACCAACGTCCAAACAGGCTGTCTCCACCTTCGGCGTATGTGATCAGATCATCTAGAGCTAGGACGATTAAACCAATAGCGGATGCAACACCTCCGAATGGAAGCATTACCAATCCAGCTGTTACACCAAGAGCGGCAAGCTGTCCACCAGTGAGCCCAAACAAAGCAGCAATCTGTGGTAGCATCCCGAGGACAGTACCACCAACATTAATGAAAGCATTAACTGGTTCAATCAGCAAGTTGAACGCTTCACCTAGAGCTTTAACTCCCGGCTCGGCATCCTTCATACCGTCAGCCATTGCCTTGAAGAACTTACCCATACCCTTGTCAAACCCAGCAGCAGAGAACACTCCAACTGCATCAGAGAATGCGTTATTCATACGAGCTTGTTGTGCAGCTGTAGACTCCATAGACTTCTCAAGCGCTCCACCTGATCTTGCACGTTCTGCAAGAATCTTAGCGAACTTCTCAAGTACGGCTGTAGATTTGACTGTGCCATTTTTCATGGCGTCCATCAACTTAGCTACACCTTTCTCATCTGTACCGAACCCAGCAGCTTCTGCCATTGCTGACATTGCTCCAGGCATACGTTCCGCCAACTGCCCTTTCAGTTCTTCGGACATTACTTGGCCCTTGTTCATCATCTGTTCGATAGCTCGCATAGAGCCCTTCATAGATTCAGAATCAAGTCCCATTGTACGTCCATACTCTGAAACACCTTGGAAGATGTTTTGAACAGACTCAGTGGACATTCCAGAAGTTTGTCCAGAAGCTAGCATCTTGTTGTAAGATGGCGCTACTTGGCGATAGTCCATACCAATTGTATTGGAAAGATTCTTAACCCAAGCACTCTGTTCTTGCCCTGCTGACTCGCTTCCCATCACAGCTGTCATCGCAAGCTGTTGTGCCTGCATTTGCTGGTTGATCTTGTTGAGTTGGCTAAATGCAAAAGCTGCTCCTAGTCCCGGAATAGCTCCACGCATGAAGCCCATACCAGCACCAGCGATACCGCCGCCTAGGGCACCCTCTCTGGTCGTTCTAGTACGTGACCCGCCACTACCCCCTGTGCTGCTCACTCGCGTGCGTACAGTGAACTCGTGCTGGCTAATAGCTGCTCTGATCTGGGCTCTGAGGGCGGCTTGGTCTACATGAAGTTTCAGCTTAGGGTCTTTTAGGTCGATGGTCATTGCACCGATCTTACCCTTAGCTGCCATCAAGCTCTTACGGACATTTGAAATGAACTTGGCTTGACTGATATCAGCATCAATCTTTAATTTGTATTTAGACTCAGTACCTGTTTTCCAAGTGCGGAGCTGTTTCTCTGCTTCTTTCAAACTGATAGTGACAGGAAGTTTTACTTGCATCTGTCCAAGCAGTGTGCGAATGAATCTCTTCTGAGCTACAAGATCAGCAACATCCACTTTGATATTATTCAAACGGATGGGAGTCTTATCTAGTCTATCGCAGATTTTCTTCGACACGACCATCAGAGCTTCTTCGCTAACGTTGAAGTTTCTGAAAGTGATCTTAGCGTTAGTAGCCTTTTCTAGTTGGGCACGGAGCGTTCTTGAGTCGAGGCTTACCTTGATGTTGAATTTCTTATTGGCTGCTGTTCCAAACTGTTGCAGCATTCCAGTGACTTTTTCTAGCCTTTTCTCAAAGGCTGCAAGAGGTCGAGCGTCTACGTTAAACTTCAACGTGCCCGTTAGTCTTGCAATTTCTTCTTGGATCATCTGATGAGCCTCGCTTGATTATTTCTGTGCCGCTCTATCCTGTTCTGCTTTGATGCGAGCTAGTTCATCAAACTCCATCTTAACTTCAAGGATTTCAAGCATGTTGTGTAGGTCTTCTACGTTGCAAACTGTATCAAGCTCTACATATGTAGCCATAGGATTATCCGCAGTTAGGACAAGGTAGATTTCCCAGTCTTGCCCGAACCGCTCCTGTAGCTTCTGTACGCGAGGGTGAACAGCTTGGGGTTCCCCGCTACTTACACGGCGGAACCGAGTAGAGTAAAAACCGAACCGAAGTTGAATTCGATTACCTCCCGAACCAACAGGAACAATTTGTCGTACTCACCAGCAAACTCCATGTCGAAGTTAATGCCAACAGAACCCTTAGAGCATGTAGATACTAGTTCAACAATCAACTGCTCAACGCCTTGGTCTAGGTTCTCGAACAGAGCATTCATTGCATTGCCGATCTTGTCTTGACCATCACCTTGCATTTGAACAAGGGCTGGACCAAGAATCTTCGTCAGTTGTTTTAGGACACGTGTGCCACGCATGGCAGGGAAGTGTGTGATCAGGTATTCAGTACCCAAGATAGTAACTTGCTTTTGGCCGATTGCCATAATTTGTTTCTCCTATTAGAACGAGTTGATGAACTCCGACCCTTTCCCAGAGATGTAGTCAATAGCGCCATTAGCAGAATCGAACAGGTCAAATCCTTGTCTAGCGTTACCACCAACACCACCGTCAATAAAGTCGAGGCATTCGATTTCCCACTTATATGTTCCCAGTTCCCCGGACAATCCAATATCAGGATATGCACCAAGGAAGCACTCTGTAGATTGATAGAAGGTTGTACCACTCTTATCGTTCACAGAGAATTCAAGTCGTGCAGATTGATTACGTCTATCTTGCACTAGCGTTGAGGTAAAGATATCGTTTGTGATTGAAGTTTGTAGAACTTCTACAGTCACAGTTGCATAGAGGTCGGGGTTGAATACACGAGTGTGTTTCCCACGGATGCCACGGCGGACTGTGAAAGGGCGAGCGCCCTTCCATTGAAGAGTAACGGATACGATACCCGTAAGAATATAACCGCAAAGGATGAGTTTAACATCCGAAGGGCTGTACGTCAAGACGTCAGAAGCCATTTATTTCTCCTTAGAAAACGCCGAACTGTTTGAGAATCGGCAGGGTTGCACTACTGATCAACAGTGCGTCTTCGATCAGGCTTGTATCTTCGTTGCCACCGATTGCCAAGATCACGTCAGAGCATCCAAACACCCATGTACGTTCTCCCATATCAGTGCCAAATGTAATCTCTGGAATCTGCTCAATCCAAGCTGTTCCAGCGAGGAATGTAGTCTGTCCACGTCCATCTTTAATGAACAGAGGGAATTTACCCATCTTTGTAACTGTATCCACATTGTGGATCATGTGTAGGACGTTGTTGCTCGAAGATGATTGCATCAACGTCAGTTCAACTTTGTATCCTGCATCGTCAAAGTACATACGGGCTTGCTCACCATCCATAGCTCTTACTTTGCTGAACGGTTTCAAGTCTTTTGTGATTCGAACGAAAGTTCCATCAATGTACCCAGATACAGAATGCATTCCTGCAATTGTTACTGTTACATCAGATGGAGAGTATGTCGAGAGTCCCATGTGATTTCTCCTACAGTAGAAATGAAAAAGGGGCCGCCATCGTTAGATGGAAGCCCCAGCGATGTTATCCAACCCACTTAGCGTCGATTGATCTACCCAGTACCGTAATAACGTCTTGGTCTTCTGGTGAGAGAACCGCGTTACCACCGATGTAGGTGTCAAGGTTGTGAGCGTGCAATACCCAGTCACGTGTCTGCATCGAGTTAGCGAATGCAGAGTTTGGAACTACTCCAACATAAGCATCATCACTAAAGAATCGGCTACGTCCAGAGGCGTCAGAGATTTGCAGAGCAAACAAACCAGAGCTGTTACGGCTAGCCGCGTCGTTTGCATACAGCAAAGACAGGATATCGTTAGAGGCAGAAGTTTGTTGCAAGCTCAGAGTGATTGTTGCACTCTTATTTGCGTTGTAAATTCGAGTAGATGTATTGTCTGCACCAGTGTACATGGTGAATGTTTCAGCAACACGTTCAATGTTGACAATACTATCTTCGCTATATCCACTCACAATGTGAGCAATACCCGAAGAGCGTTGAGTGATAACGACGTTCACGTCATTTGGAGCGAACGTTGCTAGACGTTGAGTAGCCATTGATTATCTCCTAGTTGGGGATGTAACCGTAATTAAACGGTTACAGTTCCACGAATTTTGACGAAGTGGATAGCGCCAGCCAGACGAGCTTCGAATGTGATGCCTTCAAAGATACGTTGGGCACGCAGGTTAGCTGCTACAGACAATACATCTGGGACAGTAACAATTGGAGCTGGGCTCTCTGCTAGACCACCGGCACGGATACCATCATTCAATTGGGCACGAATTTCAGCCTCAATGATTGCAGCACCAGCAGATGTGTAAGGGATTTTCTTACTGTTCGCCATACGGAACCAGAGACGTTCTTTCATACGCTGCTCTAGCCAGTCTACAAACACCATAACGTCGATCCATTCACCACCGAACATCTTACCGCCGATAGTTGTGTTAAGCCCACCAACAGTCTCGTAGGTGTTCCCACTCTTAGCTTGGATGTTCTTCGACTCTGTGTCAGACAGTCTGCTCACTGCAAACCCTTGTAGAGTCTTGTAAGCCCAGGTGTTGGAGCCCGGTTGTTCTTGCAGCTGGTATCCTACCCACGCACACTCTGGGTAATTTGTATCAGCATCCGCAGACCACAACCCGAAAGTACGCTGGTAGCTAAGAGCTTTCAACTGGCTGAACAGGTCAGTAGTTCCAGTAGACTTGATATCCAGGGCAGACGATGAAGTTGCGAATACTTTCTTCTTGGCTTCGATGTTAGCAGCAACCGCCAATACATCCGCAGTTGTGTGAGATTCGATAGTCAATGCATACCAAGTGTCATCAGCGGCTTGAACTGCATCAACAGTGTTTGCCCACGATTCAGTAGCTGGTTGTGCAGCCACGGACATGTTGGTAGATACTTTCAGGGACCAATCAACAGTGGATGTGATAGTAGCAGTCCCGTCTGTGTTGTCCACAAATGTTACGCCAGCTACTGGAGCAACCTCGTAAGCTGTTTTAAGACCTTCGATAATGTCGATAGCAGTGTCAGCTGTTACAGTGGTGTAACTGATTGGAAGACCATTGATTGTCAGCACGTAGCTTGTTGCAATAACTACAGAAGCAACGTTAAGTGTTACTCCGGGAATCTGACGACGACCGATAACAATATTAGCTGGTTTCAGTGTCTGTCCGAACAGCTTAGAAGCTGCGACATACGCTGAATCGGTAGCAGAAAAGTCCTCAGCTACAGCAAGCAGTGAGCTATATGTGCGGGCACGTTCAACAAAGTTAAGGTGCGAGGAAATGAATAGAGGGACGTTGAAATTAGTCTGAGCAACCGCAGCAGTTTCTCGGCTGATCTGAATATCAATAATGTCCGTAAGTTGAGTCATGTTGGTACTCCTGATTATGGATTGGGTGTTGTAATGTCGAAGTGAGTATTGATGATGTGGTCAGGTTCTCTTCCGGCGTCGTGGTAAATACCATTCACACCAGTAACAGCAATCCAATCAATATCATCTACAGTCATCGAGCAATATGCGAATGTCACGTCTAATTGGTAGACCATGTACATATCAGTGTCGCGTTTTACTGGCAAACGTCTTGCAGACATTTTCTTATGAAGAGCCAGCCGGTTCAACTTCATCAGCTCAAACCCTTTAGGAGTTCTCATAGCTAGTTCAAGTTGGTGAGCCATTTCCGCAGTTGTTGTATTGTCGTCATACTTCCCGACGAATTCGAATCTGACCTGAGTCAAACTATCTTGAATTGTTGTTGTAACAGATTCTCCAGTTAGGAGATTGACTTCTCCGAGGTGGGAAGTGTATTGCTGTCCAATCGTTTCAAGCTTTCTGACGTCAATCACCATATAAGGTGATACAGGGTCTTCATTGTTTGCATAAGCGAAGATGATAGTCCAGGCAGGGAACAACCCAATCACTAGATCATACAAACTGTCTTCAAGGTCTTTATAGATGTTCATGTCAGTTCCACTCGCATGCAGATTGCTTTGTAGTGGTTTAGCACTCCCATCTCGTAGTTGATGACCTTCATCACTTCATACAAGTCTCCTTGCCAAGTGAAGCGGTCAGCAGAGTGCCCAGAAGGGCCTTCCTTCAACGAACGCAGTGCAGCTCCATTCGTGTACACCTTGAGGCATGCTTTCGATCTGTCAGCCTCTGGGAGCATAATGGTGTCGGATGATTTCAACACCGGCTGTACGTTGCATACAACCACAAGTGTAGACGTTGCACCAGGGACAGGACGTCCTCGATCCAGGGTTTGCTTCTCTCTGCGAGTTACAGTGAGGCTCACACGCCCAGTGGATAGTAATGGTGGATATAGCATATTACCTCCTTATCGGCGGGTGATTTGAAACTTGACTGAATTCATCATGAACTCTGTGTCACGTAGGGGAGTATTCCTTCCTTCCTTCCTAGCAATAGTCTCTGGAGAGTTACTACCGGGATAGTTCAGAATCATTACTTTCATTGACTCAGCAATATCATCGCCAAGCTCTTGCAGTAATCTGTCCACTGCTCTGCCGTTGGTCAATGCACTAAGAAAGATAGCCTTAACCATCTTGCCCATGTGTGTTTGTGTCATGCCATCAGCGAATGTCTCTTCCATGAATGGTCGAGTTGGATTGTGTACAGTACCGAATTCGTTGTAATAGGCGACTTGAGCTACAGGGAGATTATCGTTCTCTGGTCCATACCTGTCTTCTTCAAAGAAGCCAACGTCGATATCAGTATTATTTAATTTGGCCAGCCGTTTTTGAAGGGCTGGGAGTTTTCGTGTTTCTACTTTAAAAGTAAAGCCCATAAGAGTCTCCACAATTACCTTCAAGAACACTATTACGTCTTTCGATCTTATATAGACCAATCCCAATACGGAAGTTGTCTGGATCGCATCTGTTGGCTTGCATGTCTGACCTAGAAATACCACCAGCATAAGGAACAGCGAGGCTGATTGAAATGTTAGGGTCTTTCAGGATTAGTTGCAGAGCTTTCATGTAGTTGTTGAACCAATCACCACCGTAGACTTCAATGTCTCCAGTACGTTCTCGGGTCATACGTGTAAGTTTGAACAGGATGGCTCTTACAGCATCCATTGTCGCTCTTCTTTCATTCCCGTTGGCAGCGTCCAGGAAATACTGGTAATCTGCGTCAGCGAGCATTTCCATATCGTCCCAGATATCACCAACGTTTAGTCGGATACGGTCGATAGGATTGTTTGCGGGATCATTTTGATAGGGCATTGTATCCTCTCTTGGTCGGAATACCTATTGTATCTCCTGCACGTGTTTCTTTCTGTGCCCAAGTCCTCAATGTCTTCTCAGAGAGTTGACTGAAAGGTTCAAGGGTTCTGATTTGATCACAAGAGCAGCCCATTATGTAAAGCACCACGGCTTGCCTAACTTCTTCGGCAGAGAACTTTGATTTGTGATTGTGTTGACCTTGTTTGGGTCTTCCGCCACCACCGCCGAGTTGGTGATTGGTCAGTCTTCCAGATTTATTATGTTGTTCGATCCAGTAGCGTTCCTTCTCTTCCCACTCTGACTCAGAGACTTCCTCCAAGAGAATAATCTCTGGAAGTTTGCCATCCGCAATCAATGCTCGTATCCACTTGGCCTTGTGTCCAGCCTCCCCATGTTTGGAAGAGTATACGTGTTGAGCTTTTCTTTTCGCGATGGACTTTCCAGTCTTTCCGACATATCGAATCTCTTGGGCATCTGGCGAAACAAGTGCATAAATGTACGGCATTGAAATCCCCTTCTGGAAAGCAAAGAAAGGGAGCATGAAGCTCCCTAGTTAAGATGGTCTTTATTCAAGTGTGTTTTCAACCGATGACAATTGGCACACAATGTTTGGAGATTGTCCGGTTCATTGTTTTGACGATTACCGTCGATATGATCAACATCTAACTGGCAAGGATGGACAGCCACGAATCCGCAGAACTCGCATCTGTCCATCTTGTATCTACGATACGAAAACCCTTGCCTGTTTTTGACCTTGCACGCTCGATTGCAGAACACCTTATCCTTTCTTTTCGCAATGAAATGGGAGCCACATGTACGACATTCTCTATTGTACATTATAAGCTCCCCGTCAATTAGGCACCAACGATACCTTTAACGATCAACTGTGGGCGACGTAGGACGCTCAAGAAGTTAGATTCGGTTTGGATTTCGATCAGTTGACCACGGTTATCACCGTATTCAAAGGCGTACATCTCTTGCCCTTGAGTGTTGATGAAGTCGAAGTGGTCTGCTGGAGCGTGGTAGGTAACGAAGTTATCGCTCGACCCTTGGTTGCTTGGCAAGAAGTAAACTTCGCCAGCAGGGATGTAACGAACACCATCTGGACCCACACCACGGTATTCCACGTAAGTGATGCTACCGATTGTGAATTCACGGTAACGGTCATCGTAGCCAGAAGCTGTCAGACGATCACGTAGGATTTGTGGAGATTGCTGGTACGCAAGGTACAAAGCTTTCATTGTTGGGTGGCCGATCAACTTCGAGAAGAATTCTGGCGAAGCGATAGCGTAGATATCACCACGAACAGTTCCGTCCATTGCGTTGTCCTGAATAGCAGCGAAAACTTGTTCAGTCTTAGCGATGATATCAGTAGTAGCAGTGTTCAGTTCGAAGTCAACAGTTGTACGTGTTGCACCAAACTGTGTGTACCAGTCATAAGTAACTGTACCGTTTGGAGCGTAGGCAGTACCAGTTGTAATGGTGTGCCAGATAGCTTTTTCTTTTGTAGCCGACCAGCTTTGACGGATGGTTTCCAGTTTACGGGCACGAACAGCGGCCAGAGTTTCCAGAACGTCAACACCGAAAGCACGCTTACCTTGGATATCACGTGGAGTGATTGCATCGTCGAGTGTGAAGTGTGGAACAGCAAAGCTCATCATACGACGAGTGTGATCCATGCTTACTTGGTGACGCTGACCACGGTGTACGTCAGTTACCAGACCGAAACCTTTAGTGATTTCTTCAAGAGTAATAGACTCTTGGTTGGTAGTGTCCATGTTGAAGATGCCGAGTTGTTGGCCCAGGCCCCAAATGTTGGGAACGATCATCAGTGGAGCTGTCAGGTCGGTGTATTCGTAGTTGTTGTTGGCAAAGCTACGAACAGCGGCCTTAGCGATTTGAACTTGAGACATTTATATGCTCCTTGAATTAGTTAACAGACACGTCGATTTGATCGACCGCGAAGATTTGCAGGGTAGCCAACTTAGTGAAGGCAGTTTGTTTCTGCACGTCAGTTGTTACGTCAGCTCCGAAGATCAGAGCGCGTTTACCAACTTTAGCTTTACCACGAGCAAGAACCAATACCTTGGTAAACTCAGCAGCAGATGGACGGGTCAGGTCATCAATCAAAATGTAAGTAGCGTCAGCCAGAGTAGCTGCAACTACAAGTTGCCCAGTGCTGTCTAGGACAGAACCAGTCAATGTTGCGTTTGTTGCTGATTTGTTCAACACTTCACGAGTTGTTCCGCTGTCTGGGAATTCTTCCCATTTCAGCCAGTTGCTCAGACGTTGCACATCAGATGCGTAAATAGCCATTGTTTATTTCTCCGTAGAATTATTTGCCGTATTTGGCTTTAAGGATTGCAGTTGTAGCGTCAACTTCGTCAGCGGTTTTAACGCCATCGCCAGCTACACCAGTTTCTTTGAACATATCTGATTGATCAGCTACAGCTTTTTGTACAGCCAGAGTTTCAACAACAGCGGTAAAGGCTTCTGCGTCCAATGGAGCAAGAGACTTCATCAGAGCTTCAACTTTGTCAGCAGGGACGCCAGCAGTTGCTAGGGACTCTTGACGGGCTTTTGTAACAGCAGCAACAGCAGCAGTTTCGAACTCAGCAAGTTTTTCTTCGGCAGCTTTCAGCACTACTGCTTGAGCATCTAGAGACTTCTGTACTTCTGCAACAGCCTCAGTTACGGCTTTGGTCACGAACTCTTCGTGAGCCGATTTCAGGATGGTTTCCAATTGAGTTTCCTCTTGTTTGATAGGTTGTTCTGGAAGAGCGGCAAAAGCTTTCTCCAGCATTTCTTGATCGGCCATGAGGGCCAGATGTTGTTCTGGAGTCAGAGCTGCAAGAGCCTTCTCCACGTCTTGGGCTTTGTACACCGATTTCATAATACCAATGGATTCTACGCGAGAGTCGATGTAATCTTTCTCGGTAGAGTCTGGATATTCAGTACGGCCATAACCCATAACAGCAGAAAGAACTTCTGCATCATCCCAGTAAAGTCCGAAGAACTTACGAAGGAATTCAGGGAACTGCATTGTCACAGTAACAGTCGAGGCTTTCTCGATTTGTTCTTGTGTAATTGTGTTTGTTGCTTTAGTGATAAGAGTGGTGATCCCATTAGCTGGGCCACCTTGGTGCTTACCAACTAGAGCTACGTGAGCGCCTTCGTGTTCGAACTTAATGTCCGTAAGGCGACGTGTGGCTTTTGTCATTATGTAAGTTCCTCAACGGTTGCCAGAGCGTTAATAGAAACGCCATTAATATCACCACTCTTAACGCCGTCCCACAATGCATCACCAGTGTCAGTTTCAGGGAAGTAGTACCACTGGAGCCATGCTCCTTTCTTGATCACACGTCCATCATCTAGCTCGAATGAGGCAGGGGTAATGAATGATTGAACAATCTGTGCTTCTTCTGTTTCAACTTGGTGGAAGATATTTGCAGTATTGCAGTGAGTGTTGAAGTTGTTGCAAGCTTTCTCGATTTCTTCGGCAGTGTATGTATCACCGTGAAGATCGTCTGTTGTTGCACCATCTTGCGGTTCAAGGACAACAAACAACGCCATGCGCTTTTCTGTATCGAGAGCTTTAGTGATTTCTACTTGAGGCTCATCTTTAGCTGATCCGCCAAAGTGCTTCTCAATGAGGGCTGCAAGGCCCTCAATAAGTGTGGTCATGTTAACTCCTATGCGTTATTCGCGGCAGAGTTATCTCGGCCACTAGCTGTTTTGGATGCTCCGTTCCCAACGCCCGCTTGTCCAGCTTGGCTTTGGCCTCCCATGATTTCATCCTCTTTTACAGGGGCGTCATCTGGGCGACGAACAATCTTGAGTGCGTCACGAATCTTGTTCATAACAGGACGGTCACGTTCAAGACCACCAACACTACCAATACGTTGAATGGCTTTGGAGAACTCATCAAGGTCAACTTCATCAAGATCACCATAGATTAGCTTAGGAAGCTTAACATCTGGTGCTACACCGTTCATTGCAAACAGTTGCTTAACTAGGTCGTTGTTGAGTACATCTTGGATTTCTTGGAGACGGGCTTCGATAGCCATCGCCATAATGTTTGTTTTTGCACCAGCTAGAGAGTAGCTACCAACTTGGTCTTGGCCCATCTTCAACATATCAGCAAACAATACCATCAGGATTTTATTGTCCCAACGCTTAATGATTGCGTCTGTGTCGTACATCTTTCCACCTTGTGTGGAAGTCAGTTCAAACTTGAAGAGAGGTTGACGACTGTCAGGGTCAAATGCTTGAGGAAGAATCAAACCACTTTGTTCGTTCATCTGGATATTCCGAATGACGTTCTTGTAGTATTCGTAGATGGCTTTCTCAGCGTCTGAGGCATCAGCACTCATATAACGTGGAGGAAGATACAATGTAGGCATACCGTTCATGTCACGTGTGACACCAACTGCCTCTTGTTCTTCGATCAGTGTGCGATACTTCCAAGCGTGGTATGCAGCTCGAAGAGGACTATTGCCTTCCGGGTTGTCACGCTTTGCATCGACTCTGAATAGTAGGAATTTCTTACGTGGGATATCAACAGTTCCAGTCGCATTCAATAGCTTGGCATAACGATCTGTACCGTCTGTGATCGTCGCTAGGCTCTGCTGGACACCGATTAGGTCACGCCCGTCATCCGAGTATAGCCATTTGTTGATCGTGTCCTGGGAGCGAACTGGGAGCTTCTTGAAGCCCACCTTGTTGTCATTGTACGCAGAACCATTGTCCCATGTACGACGACGATATACTTTCTCGTTAATGCAATACCCATAAGTAAATGCACTGGTAACTTCTTGAATGAAGCTACGCCAACTTTGATCCATGTCGTTCATTACTTCTTCAAGGAACTTGGCGTTAGCTTTCATTTCAGGGGTTGGGTCAATACCCATATCAACAATCCAATCTACACGACTCACCATCATTTCAAATAGTGAGAGGGCGCTAGCCACTGTAGCATCTTGTGCCATCGTGCGGAATGTTCTATTGGCTTCTGGGAAGCGAAGCTCTCTACGAGCTTCTTCTTGGATGCGACCACCGTGTTGTTTGAGTCCTACGACACCCATCTCACCAAGTCTAAGACGTGGGATAGATGCCTTTTCAATTTCTTCGGTCATGGCCTCGCCTTAGTATAGTCTGAATGGATTAGCCTGCGTCATAGTTGGAACAGTGAAGTCAGGCAAGTGAATGTCAGTAGATAGATTGTTGAAAGCATCTGATGTGGCGTCAACCATGTCGTCTTTGATGTTACGTGAACCATCGAAACGAACTAGCTCTGCCAAGTAATCGCTGTTCCACTCTCCAACTACCATCTGCACACCACCAGCTTCTGCTACAGCAGCGAACGGGGCAAATCTAGTGACTTTGGATTTGTTAGTGGCTTTCATTCGAGCATAGAAACCGTAGTCTGCTAAGTCTCGAATTAGCTGAGCGGCATAAGCCTTACCAGCAGCACCAGGGTCTTGTGGGATAATGATTGTTACATCATCTCCATCTTGTTTGGCTGTTTCAAGGATGAGGTCGAATACTCCACCATGCCTACGTCTATCGCGGACACAGTGTTCAATGGTATACATTCCTGTACGGTCTTTCGACATTAGAACGCCTGCTGTCCAGTCTGGCTCAGGGTTTGTATCGGAAGGAACAGTACCACTGATATCCCAAGCCCTTACACGCTTACCAGCGCTAAGTGGTGGCATTGGAACTGTAGGAACCCACTCTTCTTTGAAGTAACCTGCACCCTCTTCACGAGCAAGCCAACTTCCGTGTAGGAGTCGAGCTTTCTCAACACGTCCTAGACCTTCCAACCAGCCGACATAATCGGGGTCTGCTTCGCAGAGGATTGGGTTATCATAGACGTTTGCTGAGATGAATGTGAAGCTGATGGGTTTGATTTGATTCTTGTCGGTATCTGCTAGACCTTTCTTACCATAGAGTGCAATACACTCTGCTTTAGAGTCTGCCCAACGCATTTTGTCATCTTGTCTAACGAACCAGCGAGTTCTACCGTCACGCTCTGGAATAGGAATTCCAGTATCAGGATCAAGCCACCATTCCAACCAATGACGCAAGAAGCTGTCATAGTCAGGGTTGCATGTGATCTTCATGTGCGGTGCAACTTTACACTTGGGGTTACGCATACGAGACATTAGGTATACAACCATCGCCTCTTCAAACTGCTGCCCTTCGTCAACAAGAAACTTCGTTACTTCCCAACCTTGGAAGTTATCCTTGGCTTTTAAATCTTGGAAGTGACGTAGGAAAACTTTAGCCCCACTGCTGAAAGCAAAGTGATCTTGCTTGTCACGCCAGCGGACTTTTGGATCAATCAATTGGAATAGTGCCAGGGCCTTCTCAAGAAGTCCTCCGGGTCCAGTCAATTGCGGAGTTGTACGGCGAACCATACATCCTCTAAAATCTGGGTCAAGCACATGTTTCAGGAAGTCCATCACGCCGAGGTGACTCTTACCTGCTCCAGCCGCTCCACCAAAGACAGTGATCTTTGCGTCAGCGTGCATGAAGTCATATTGCTTTGGTGACTTCGGGCCGATGATGTTCGGGTTCAAGTCGAATATCGGATAATTCTTTTGATTACTCATCGTGCCTCCAGTAGTAAAAGTTAATAGGAATGTGTCTCTATATGTGAGTAGTATAACCCGGAAGTTGAGATTGTCAACCCCCGAGTGTAACATTTATCAAATCAGACTGTCAAGCCTTCAATGCTGCGATAATTGCATTAACTTTTACCTTCAAGGCGTTAGCCAGGGTAATCGCTGTTGCTTCGTCTGTAGCATCTGGAGTTGTCACAGCAGTCAGAGATGAGATAGCAGCAGAACTGTCTGGAGATGGTTGTAGCAATCCAGCCTTGATTCCTTCCAATAACCCAAGTTGTGCGACTAGTTTGTACTGTTCAGATGTTGTAGCCATTTCTGTATTTCCTTGTGTTATGGGCGCTCTTCCCAGATGAGAGAATAAACGCCAGTTGCGGCACCATTGCCAATATTTTCAAGTCTTAGAAAGTATGTCCCAGCGGGAAGTCCACGCTCTGTCGATGCTGCACCGAGAACTGTCTGTTGTTGTGCTGTTGCATTTGCAGCCACAACACGGAACAATTCAACAATACTACCGCCAGACGCAGTGCCACCAGATGCGACTGTACTTTGAGGGGAATAGAACGGGGCCTTACGAGAAGCCATTCTATTTTTACCGACCACAGGAAGTGTATTGGAGTATGTACCTCCCGCTGTTGCACCAGAGAGTGCAGTAAATCGGATACTTCCAGAGTCAAGTGTCAAACTCTGTTCGAAGATTATAAAATCTATGGGCGATGTGAATCGGATATATACGGATGTTGCTGTTGGGATATTCAATTCATAGAAAGTTCGAAACTCTCTGCCTTCGAAGAACCCTGTCTGTCCTACATCAACCCGTAGACGGCGAAACCCTTCCGTCCCTGATGTGTACAGGTCTGGTGAAAGATCGACACGGTCGAAGGTGCTTGAGCGGCTATCTACCAAAGTCTCACAGTGAATAGGGCCAGTAGAGCCCCTGACCCACAGCTTAGACGTTTTAGCAGAGAAGACATACTCAGCCCCTACAACAACATCAACGGAGCCTGTATCGCTTGTAGGGAGGGTAGGAGAGATTATCACATGCAACGTGGATGATGTTTCATTGCGAATGATGATTGACTGTCCGGTAACAAATCCAGTAACTGCATGGACGTCATAGTATACCGTGGACGTGGGGAGGGTGATCTGCATAATCCAATTCCTTGCTGGATTTTAGAAACGAGAAAACCCACACAAGGTGGGTTATTCTGCACAAGACGTATCGGCTAAGGCAAGCTCTAGGCTGCAATGGTTGTCCCGATTGTCTATGTTTGGTGTCTTGTAAAGCTGTGCTTTCATCGTCTCAAAGGATCGTTATATGACACAGCCATCTACCAGATGCAAGACATTATTTGGTCGCCTCTGTGGAATCGAACCACATCCTCCGCAGCTAATCCACGGTACTCTCCCTGTTGAGCTATCGGGCGTAACTGGTGCATTCTCGTGGTTTCGATCCACGTCATCTGGGTTTTCAAGCCAGTGCTTCTACCAAGTTAGCTTAGAATGCAATTTGGTGCTTCATGATAGAATCGAACTACCGTAGCTGGCATGTAAGACCAGCGTTCTGCCATTGAACTAATGAAGCAAATTGGTGCGGGATTAGGGAGTCGAACCCTAGTTACTCGGGTGGAAGCCGAGAGTATTAGACCTCTATACGAATCACGCATGTTTGGAGTATCTTACTGGAGTTGAACCAGTCTAAGTGGGTTTGCAATCCACTACCTCAGCCGCTCGGACAAAGACACTTTAAATTGGTGGAAGCTCCGAGGATTCGAACCCGGCTGCTGTTCTCAGTGCAAGTGAGATGACCACTCCTAGCAGTCCCAGCCCCCATAAATCGTTGTAACTAAATTGGTGTGAGGTGGAGATTCGAACTCCAACAATCGTTTCACAGACGAAAGTGTCAGCCAGTGACAACGGCCTCACCATTAAATTGGTCACTCGGGGGTGGAGTCGAACCACCGCCACTTCGTTCCAAACAAAGTACGCTACCGTAACGCTTCCGAGAGATTGTCCTTACGGACTATAAAACTGGTGGACCGCTGACTTCGCTCTTTACCAGAAGACTGTCGTCATTAACCGCTAGCATCACGTGCAGAGCAGCCCATAAATTGGTGGTTCATCTAGGACTCGAACCTAGGATGTATCGTTGTGCCGGGTTACAGCCGGTCGTCTTCGCCGCTCGACGCAATGAACCATGAATCATCGAAGTAGCTCTACCGTCTGAGCTTACATTGAGGGGCGACCCCTAAAAGGTGGGACTCGAACCCACGCACACTTCTTCAATTGGCGGCAAAGGAAGGGAATTGAACCCACCGCTACTAAGTCTCTTCACTTATCCTACTCTTCCGTGTATAGAGCGGTGTAAGCTATCATACGTTTCACTAGCCCCAGATACACATGAACTTTATGCCTACACGGGGGGCGTACTCATTCATGATCCACTTGGCTCAGAGCCTTTAAATTGGCTGGCGCGGTAGGGCTCGAACCTACAAGACCTTTCGGAAGCTCCGTTAACAGCGGAGTGCAGTACCATTATGCTTACACGCCAATTATTCTTCTATCTTCAACCTGACATGTTCTTCGCGGTGGCAGTTAGCACACAGCATAACACATTTATCAAGTTCGATTTTAATCTTCTCAAAAGACTTCGTATGCCCATTCGCGGAGATACCAAAGTCCTTCTGTGTTGGATCAGTGTGATGGAACTCAAGAGCAGCAGAACATTTGTCATACCCGCAGCTTTCACACTTACCGCCTTTATATTCAATCGACAAAGCTTTCAGTTTCAATCGCCTACGCTGCACTGCTTCTGACAAGCACTTACAGCAACGATACTTCATGATCTTTGGATTGTCAAGTCGGAAGTTTGTCTCTCCGTGTTTCTGACAGGTTCGAACTACTTGTTCCCTTACCACATTACCTCCATTAAGACCCACGCCCGGTGAGAACATTACCTATAAATCTGATAGAGACTATATTTAGACAGCACACTCTATCTGGCTGTATACGTGGGGAGCCACATATATGGTTGCGAAAGGAGGAATCGAACCTCAAGCATCTGGTTATGAGCCAGTTAACAGCACCAGCCGTCTTAGCGCTCTCGCATTAAATTGGTTTGTTGTAAGCGCTTTCAAGCCTTCCCAGTATCCCAGACCAACTCAGTCGTCTCGGTGGGGCATTCATCGGGTCGCATATTTCAGCTTCTTTAAACCCTGAATCTGGTTGCTCGTGAGTGAATTGAACACCCCTAAGACGCTTATCAGGCGACTGCATTACCACTATGCTAACGAGCAATAATTTGGTGCCCCAGTAGAGAATCAAACTCCAATCCCCGGATTACAAAACCGGTGCATCATCATAATGCTTCAAGGGCAATGTGAGCAGTTCTACGACATGCTCAGGCCGGGCGTATTTGCATCATGCTTGAGCCTTACCACAGGCCCACTTTACCGCGTTGATGTTTGCGGGATAAGCCTACCGAGATGGCTTTCTCATTGCGACAGACTACAGGATTTCAAACTGCATGTCTACCCTCGGGCAACAAATTGGCGACCTATATGGGTAACGATCCCATCTGAACATCTCCCGTGACAGGGGAGCAACCACACCGTGCAGTACCATAAGTCATTGTTTGGTTTGTCGAAGTAGGAACCGATTACCTACGCCATATCATTGCTTTCGCTCGGACAGCCAGTAAAGGCTTCAACAAATTGGTACACCATCGGGGACTCGAACCCCGTTCATGAGGGTGAAAACCTCATATCCTAAACCTCGTAGACGAATGGTGCATTAAATCTTTAGGCTGTTTCACCAGACACTGGGTGTTTGGTTTTCAGACCTTTGTTCGGGTGACGACCTTTCGACTCTTTCAAGCGAGTGGTCTTATCAACCGGAGCATGTTCTTTTGTAGCATCATATGGCTTTGCCATTTTCTTTCTCCTTTGTCGTTTCTAATTTGGTACACGGGACAGGGGTCGAACCTGCCTAAAACGCCTTCGTAGGGCGGTGCCTCAGTCCAATCGAGCCACCCGTGTATGTCGTTGCTATATGGAGAAGTTTACACGACATTTACACAATGTCAAGCGTTTATTTCAACATATTTTAAATTGGTACTGGATGTTGGATTCGAACCAACCTAAAGAGGCTTAGAAGGCCCCTGCACATCCACTGTACCAATCCAGTATGTTTGGTCGGTGCCCTCGGGGGATGATCCCGTAAGATGATGCTTTCCTCTTGCTTGGGTGGGCTACGCACGCCACTTGCACAAGTCTACTGACACTTCTCCATGACCCACTTCCAGAATCCTTCCAGCCTGCGTAGTGGGCCTTTCAGATTCATCCAGTTGTCTTACACCGTTTATTAAATTGGCGGGCTACCGAGGATTCGAACCCCATCCGCATGGCTTTGGAGGCCAGCATGCATGCCATCACAATCGTAACCCTTAATTCGTAGGAGACATTTATAACACGCTGTCTCCTGAGCGTCAACACATAAGAGTTGGTTTCTTATGCTCCATCCCAAGGCGCTTGAACTCCCAGGTATGTCTGGAAGAGGATGCTGGAATCGAACCAGCTTAAACGGAGTCAAAGTCCGGTGCCTAATGCCAATCGGCCAATCCTCAATTGTTAGTACCGAGAGTCTTCTCCGGTTTCGAACCCTTTGTCAACTCTCTAGCTGCCTTCCCTATACGTCACCGCGAGCCGGTCAGGCTGGGAATCGAACCCGGCGTATAGGTATTTCAGTGTTTGGTAGGGCACCTCGGACTCGAACCGAGAAGCTCCTGATTCTAAATCAGGAAGGTAGACCAATTCCCTTCAATGCCCCAATAGTCTTCTGCTGAATTGACTGTGACAATTGGGACACAAGAATCGTAGATTCTCTGCTCTATCGTCTAGCCAGTTTTCATTTATATGATCAACATCTAAAGTCAATGGACTACCCATCCACTCTGGCTCTTGACCACATTTACTGCATTCGTGTTTAGTTCCCGACTCAATCAACGCCCTGACAAGGTGATGGGACTTTGCTCGTCTACCTTCTGTGCGGAGAATCAGAATATCACCTGATGTTTTTCGCTGCCTACTTATCGAACCCTTTGCATGAGCTTGACCTGTAAAGTGCGCTGTACAAATACCAATGCGACGTATCCTATTCGTGTAGTGCGAGTGACTGCCTCCCGCTTGCTTCAATCCAAGCTCTCGTAGGACTTCGTAAATACTGTAGCATCTACTGACAATGATTGCAAGCTGTTCATCTGTTACTTTCATCGTCTCTCCTTTTGTTTGGTGGGCCTTCCCAGACTCGAACTGGGATCATCTTCATTTTGAGTGAAGCACGTCTGCCAATTGCATCAAAGGCCCAAATTCGTACTGACGACCAGAATCTCACTGGAGTAGGTCTCGGGACTTTATGTCAGTCATACCCAAAACACTTTATTTGGAGGCGGGTAAAGGAATCGAACCCTCACCGGCTACTAACCAGTGGCGCAGTTTTCAAGACTGTGTACCGCCATCGGTGCTACCCGCCGAAATTTAGACCAGCGTAATTGGGACTCTTACCCCATTTGTTTGAGAAACCGCTCGCTGGCTCGACGGCTCAATGTTTGTCATATCAGGAGCGACCTGATCATTCTGGCAGAGCATGTAGGATTCGAACCTACGGAGCGTTTCCACTCTATGGGTTAGCAACCCACTACCATCGGCCTCTCGGTCAATGCTCTATATTGGTTGGACGCCCCAGACTCGAACTGGGAACCTACCGGGTAAAAGCCGGTTATTCTAAACCATTGAATTAGCGTCCAATAAATTCTACTGTCTGCCCTCTCGCGAGCTTCCAGTGTGTTTCTCTGTGGCAATTAGAGCATAGCAGAACACACTTGTCAATCTCTTCTAGAAGATTTTCTTTAGACATACTCCATCTCTTATTGATTTGGAAGTCCTTGTGTTCAGGATCTACGTGGTGAAACTCTAGGGCAGCTGTACAGGCGCTGTATCCACAAAGAATACACCCACCACCTTTCTGCGCTACAAGCCATCTTGACTTCTCTTCGTATCTTGCCATGTTTCTAGCATTAAAACAAGCTTTACATTCACTCATTAGATTACCAGAAGTTTTCCTTCCCTTGGCGTAATACTCACTTTCTTGCTTTTCTAAGTTGCATTGTGAACAGATTTTCATCCCCTGTCAAGCACTTGTTGCATGAAGTTGAAAAATTGTTGCTGGTGGCTTATCTGTTTCATCAGGTTCTTCTGTCTCACCACGAGCTAGAGCCTTCAAAGCCTTATCTGCCCGTAGCATCGCCATGTACATATTAGCGATATCCTGGGCCATCTTGAATTGTTTCTCTGGTGTCAGCTTGGAATCTGTAGCTGCCTCGACCATTCTATTCAGTGCGGGACCAAAGGCTCTCTTGAGAATCCTCAGACCACCTTCCAGTTCGGACTTATCAGCAGACTTCGCTAGAGCTTCCTCTCGCGTCGGTCTACCACCCTTATTTGGCGTTGTCATAATCTTTCCTTGTAGGATGTATCGTATTAGGTGTGATCCGTGGATTTACAGGACGAAAGGAGGAGAACATCCAAACCCGGATCACATAAACTGTTAAGACATTTCAGTCTGTGTATGATGATTATACCATCAGGTCTTGCACATGTCAATAACACAGAGTAAATATAATTGTCAATAATCAGATGAAGAAGATTTCATTGCTGTCACACCGTCTGTGGGGTATCGTCCTCCAATGTACTCTCGCTCTGGCGAGGAATGTTTAGACATATACTGACAAGCAAAGCAGAAGTCTTCTTCTTGTTTTGTGTCTGGATTATATCGGGGGATTTCATGTTTAGTTAATGCGTTATTGCAGCACCTGCACCGGCTCATTGATTGATTCCTTATATGGATTTCGTATGGTTGATAGTTATTTCATATAATCTCCTAAGTGATTGATTCATAGATTATATGTATTTGATAACGCCTTTAAAGATGAGTTTCGTATTGGAAGGTAGACCAACCCTAGGGAAAGCCATACGAATTTAATCGCCTAAGACTTACCTACGGTCTCCCTTCCACACAGTCCCTTAAAGATTGAGATCGTGATTGGCTCACATGGGTGAGAGAGATGCTTACACATCTCAGGTTCTGTTCATTCCACCCGAAGGCGTCAACGCTACGCTATAAACAGATTAGACTCAGCTTGGGCAGTAGCAACCTCTTCATACCCATACACTCGTTGGCCGGTGAGCGTGCTTTCGCAGACATATCTCTCCAACGACAATCACGACTATAACGTGACATATTTAAAATGTCAAGCAATAAAATCTCCAAGCGGGGATTGACTTCTCCGATATGCAATGTTACTATCGGGATTCAATTCGCAGAAGGAGATTCACATGACTAATTACGTTGATGTAGTAGAAGTCAATCCACTGGTGTTTGTCAACAAAATTGTTGAGCAGATTCGGAATGGATTCTACGTGCAGAACTCGATCCCAGGTTATCCCCTAGTTGGCCTACCGTATCAAATCAGACTGTTTGAGACTGACGCCCCAGCTATTCGCAATGAGCTACACAGTGATATCCACACCGTAGTTGTTGAGGGCTACGATATCATGCAGTGGCTGCTAGATGTGCAAGACGTGGCCCTACAGGGCTTTACAATGAACATGACAGGGGCCTCGGTAGATAACTACAAGAGTGTCACGATGTTCAAGCCAGAACCTGTTAAGTTCGACCTCGCACCAGAGCCAGCTAAGCCTAAACGTGCTACAAAAGCAAAACCAACCACAACCCAAGAAGGAGAGTAATAATGACTGAACAAACTGCCCCAGTAAAACTGAACAAGGCTCAACGCGAGTTCTTCGGTACATTCGCAACGAACGCTGTTGAGAATATCCTCGGCCCTGTGCTGGAGTTCAAAGGTGTTGAAATCACCGCCGCACAAGTTGCCGAAGTTGTTAAAACTTTGGACCTGACAGAGCTTACCAACGCCATTGGCCGTGCCTTCATCGAACGTGTAGACTTCAAGACCATCGTCAAAGTTGACAAGTTCATGAAGGGCGAAGAGTTCACCAGCGTTGTTCTAGCATCGAGCGAAGTTAATGCCTTGGTGCAGAGTGAGCTGGTGCAGATCGTTGCCCCTCTGATCCCGCAGGACGCTCCTGAACAACTTGAGCTTGAGCTGCAACCTGATGAACTGGCTGATCTGGCCTCGTAATTCCACTGGGGAGCTTTTGCTCCCCTTCGCATGGAGGTGTCATGAAACGTAATCAACAACAAGTAAAAACTAAACGTGCATCCGTGAAAGAAGCAACTGGCCGGACGGTTAAGCCTAAGTTTGTAGAAGCCCGAGAGGAAGGCAGAACAAGTGCCAACACAAAGCCTCTAGTGCCCCGAAACGAAAAGCAAGCCCGCTACATCCAGTCCATCAACGAGAACCCTCTCACAATCGCCACAGGCTACGCTGGCACATCTAAGACCTACATCCCCACAGTAATGGCTTGCGATGCTTACCTCAAAGGTGAGATTGATAAGATTGTGTTTGTTCGTCCTAACGTTTCCAACTCAAAAAGCCTTGGCATGTTTAAAGGGTCTGCTGTTGAGAAGATGGAAATGTGGTTGATGCCTGTAATCAACATTCTCCGTGACCGCCTAACTACTGGTGGACTTGAAACAGCAATTGAGAATGGCAACATTCAGTATGTTCCTCTGGAAGTCATCAAGGGTTTCAGTGCTGAGAACTGTTTCTTCATTGTAGACGAAGGCGAAGACATTACCATCGAAGAGGCTATCAAGATCGTTACTCGCCAGGGCAAGGGTTGCAAGATGGTAATCTCTGGCGACGTTGGACAATCAGAGTTGAAAGAACGTAGTGGTCTAAAATTCATCACGCACATGGTGCAAAAGCACAGCAACTTGAAGGCTGGCTTTATTGACTTCAACCACGTAAATGACATTGAACGTGATGATTCCTGCAAACAATGGATCATCGCACTAGCTAAGGAGGGAGTACAATGAGTGCTGAGTCACCTAATAGAATCTTGGTCAAAGAAGATGTAGCACGGACTTACATCATCCGTATGTCCCGTGATGTTTCACTGGCAGATGATTTTGAAGATGAATTCCAAGTTCTGGCTGCTGCTGGTCCTAATGATCTGGTTAAGATTCTGATCAATTCTGACGGCGGTAATCTGGCATCAGCCCAACTGATTTGCAAGGCTATCCGAGAATGCGAAGCTCACACTGTGGCATTCATCGGTATGTTTTGTGCCTCGGCGGCTACAGCTATTGCACTGGCCTGCGATGAGTGGGAGATTGATGACAACAGTAGCTTCATGATCCACACAGCCACATACGGCTTGTACGGTAAAGCTCCAGAGGTTGCTGCACAGCACCGTCACATGGAACGAGCAGTGAGCCGATTCTGTGTAAATACTTACACCGGATTCTTGACACCAGAGGAAATTCAAGCTGTAATCGACGGCAAGGATTACTGGTTTGACGGTGAAGAGCTTGCAGCACGTCTGACTTCCTATGCTGAATTCCGTGAAGCAGTCTACGCAGCGGTTGACAGTCCAGAAGAACCTGAGTAAGATGTGTCCCATAGGCAGTTACCTTGCGTAGCTGCCTACTTTTTCATCTGTAGTAAAGGAGAATAGAATGACAGAGCGACAAGTGTTGTGTACAATCATCGACCCGGAGCCAAAAGAAAAGACCAAGGGTAAGCAGAAGATCACCACGGTCTCGTTCGATGAGTTCGCCAATTATGAGTTCATCCCTCCAGCGACATTCTTCATTCAGAACGCGATGGGAGAGTACATTTTCATCCACACTGCCAACCGTGCAACAGCCCAATTCTGGGTAGATGAGAACTACGGTAAAGGTCGATACACTGTGAAGGCTTCAAAGCTCCAGAAAGGGAAAGAACTTGGTGAGGGCAGCAAGCCTGCTTTCGGAACAGCAACTCGAAAAGGTCAACGAAAATGACGCATGGGATGTATAGAACTCCCACGCACAATACGTGGAGAAGTATGCGTGACCGCCTACGTCCGTGGCATAAGAGTTATGGGTATTACAAGGACGTGGACATTGATCCAAGATGGGAGGTTTGTTTTCAGGCATTTCTCTCCGACATGGGAGAGCGGCCAGAAGGTATGACACTGGACAGGAAGGACGTTACAAAGGGATACTGGAAATCTAACTGCCGTTGGGCAACAGACTCTCAGCAACAGCAAAACAAACCTCCATCGAAACGGAATGTAACTGGGTACGCTGGAGTCACCTTCGGGAATAACAGGTACACGGCGAGAATCCGCTATGAAGGTAGGAAGGTTTACGTGGGCTGCTACAAAACAGCACTCGAAGCTGCTCTCGCATACGAAGCCAAAGGTCTTGAATTATTCGGTGAAGAGTGGGTATCTCAATTTAACAAAAGAGGGCAGAAGAAATGAGTGAATCATGCAAATATGGGTTCCACCAGTACAACGAAGCTGGTAAATGTAATCAGTGCTTAGCGGTGATCCTGCTGGCAAGCTCTGAGCAATACAAAGCGGGGCAGCACTGCTCTACTACAGAATTGAAGGAACGCCTTGCGGAGAAATTCAAATGAAGATCAAGACTGAAATTCAAGAGACTTTCACGGTTGTAGATGGCGTCCCAAAGGCTACATACCGGGCAGTCGTATCCTACATTGGATTTGATTTGCCGATGTGGTGTTATCGCTCTAGTGCATTGCGTATGCTAGAAGAATTAGACCCTCGCGTATATCATATGAGCATTCATTCCTGGGATAAATACCTAGGTTATCCTCCAGTAGGCTCTATCCAGCGGGCACAGAAGATCATCGACCTGCTGCTGGAACAAGTGGCTGCTCGTAACGAGGCGAAGCGTATTGCGAAGCAAAAGAAGAAATCCAAGCAAATCGCATATATCAAATACCCATAAGGAGGTTATAAAATGCTGGCTAGTAAATTCTTAGAACAAATTCAAGCCCTGATTGATGAGCATGGTGATAAACATATCATCCTGCAAGGCGATCAAGAGGGCAACTATTACTCCGAGTTGGCAGGCATTGAGCGTACCTTCTACGAGGATGATTGTACTGCTGATTGCAGGGAAGAGGCTGGGGAAGATGCCCAGGAAGTATTTGTGGTCTACCCATAATGTGGATCGCCCAACATCCGTGTGGCACTTGGTGTGCATACAAAGAGAAGCCACGCGAGAAGATGGGTGGCTGGGACGGTGAGGTGTACTCTGAGCTGATAATTCAGAGTCACATCATGAGCTGGAGACAAACACTCTGTGAATTAACATTCAAGGAGTACCAAGATAAGTATCGGCACAAGGAGATACGGAGGTGAAGTATGATAGAATGTACATGGGCATTGCAGAGAAAGCTGCCGAAGAGTCTCACTGCCCTCGCACGCAGGTTGGGTGTGCTGTGGTACTGGAGAGCGGAGTCATTGCACCGGGCCTCAACGGGCACGCTTCCGGTGGGCCTAACGATTGGGTATACTCGCCGGACGGAAACCCCGAAGTCGTGCATGCGGAGCTTAATGCTCTGGGGAAGTGCCTTGAAGAAGGACTTTCAGCCAAGGGCAGTACAGTGTACGTTACTCTCAGCCCCTGTCTTGAATGTGCAAAGCTGCTGGTCAGGTCGCGGGTAAGGCGAGTCGTTTATCGAGATGAGTATCGCTTGACAACTGGCCTGGATTATCTTAGAAAATATAACGTGGAGGTAGAAAAGTATGAGCAGTGAATTGAGTCTAGCTGAACGCTGGGAGGCAATGTCTGGTGCAGAGCAAGATGCTGTCAGGGCGCTACATCAAGTTTTGCTGGGCGCTAAGGCGTTTCCTCAGCAGTACTCTGATCCCGTACAAGTCATTGAAGATATTGAATTCACACTTCAAGGTCTTTGGAAGTTTGATCGAAGCAGGGACCACCACACCCACTGGATTGACATTAAAGGCTGCACTTGCCCTAAAATTGACAACGAAGGAAGCTGGGGTATGGCTGGGCGGATCGTCGCAATCGGTTGCAAGTGGCATTGGAAAGAACCGGAGCCAAAAACTTATGCTGTCGCACTGGTCTCGGAGTCCTGCGACCACTACCTCGACGCTTTCAAGGCTCACTCGGTAGAAGACCTTGTGCAGCAAATGAAGGATGCCTATGGTGATGAGTTCTATTACATGGACCGGGTTGACATTACCTCACCAGATGGCGGACAAGGTGAGCTTGCAGAACGTGCTGTTAGACAAGCAATTGAAGAAGGAGAAGACGAATGATGCTCGTAGAACTATTCGGTAAAGACAAAGGCGGCAAGTACAAGGTGTGGGCTATCGGGACAACCGAGAGCGGCGACCTGACCATTGCCCACGGGCAAGAGGGCGGTAAGATGACCGTCAAGATGGAAAAGGTCTCCCCAAAGAACGTTGGTCGTGCAAACGAGACAACACCTGAACAACAGGCAGATATCGAAGCTCATGGCCGCATCAAGAAGCAACTTGACAAGGGCTATCGTCAGACCAAAGAAGAGCTGGACAGTCTCCCAGTGCTTCCAATGCTCGCTGGCGATTACAACAAGATCGGGCATCGCATCAACTACAAGAAAGGCGTGTATCTGTCGGACAAGCTCGACGGTGTTCGGATGATGGCGAAGTGCCTGAAAGATGGTACGATCACTCTGGAGAGCCGTACAGGTCAACCGTATAGCTTACCCCATATTGCGGAAGAGCTTAAATGGATCATGCAACCGGGGGATATCCTTGACGGTGAAGCTTATCTGCATGGGCACGCTCTACAAGATATCACGTCTGCTGTGAAGCGAACTGATCCTGAAAAGAAGGTAGCGGCTGCTCGCAAGAAGGTGGAAAAGGCTTGCGGTGGGGATCAGGTCAAGTTTGTAGAAGCTCAGGCAGAATACGCCGAAGCAATCATGATCGAAGAGCTTCGTCCTAAGCTTCAATTCGTAATCTTCGCCGTAATTGAGAGTGAGACTGTTTCTCAAGACATGCCGTTTAGTGAAGTGGTTATTAAAACCTACGGGTATCGCAACTACCGTGCGATGGGTAACGAGTTCATCAAGTTCATCCACTATGAGCTGGCACATAGCGAAGAAGAGATGAAGGTGGCTCACAAGAACTCTGTTCGTCGTGGCTTCGAGGGCATCATGATCCGCAACGCAGACGGCGTTAACGAAAGTGGCAAGCGTTCGGCTGACTTGCAGAAGTATAAAGAGTTTGTTGACTCTGAGTTCTTGATTCTGGATGTTCTGCCAGCTAAAGACGATGGCTCGACATTCCTTGTGCAAAACGACTTGAACGGTGAGACGTTCTCGGTTACACTGGGTTCAATGGCTCAACGAGCTGAGTTCCTGGCGAACAAAGAGCTTTACATTGGCAAGCTGATCACTGTACAATATCAGTCTCGCTACAAAGATACGCTTCTGCCTCAGTTCCCGACAGGCAAAGCAATCCGTGATTACGAATAAGGAGATAGAGATGACTAAAGAATTTACTAAGCTGGATACCACGATTGTACAAGCACGTTCCCTGCTTAACTTCATGTACGCCCTTGGCTACACTCTTGATGAAGACTGCAAGACTGGTCGATTTGTCACAAAGTCCAAGGTCCATCAAGGTAACAAGTACTTGAGTGCTGCAACTGCAATCAAGATGCACAACCTGAAAGATAGCCAGTGGGAAGTCCACACCACATTCCCGAACGGGAGTGAAGTCGTATTCCCATCTGGTGCAGTTAAACTCAGCAACGGTTTTACCGGCCTGGGTGTTCGTCTTGCTATGGCAAGTAAGTTGGTCGCTGAGGTCAAACTCAGTGTAACTCGCACTGGACAGCTTGTCACTCAGGATGTTATGATCAAGCCACTGAACGAAGATGTACGCCAAATGGTGGAACCTTCTGAGGACTGACATGTCTGCCCGCCCACAAGGCGGGCATTCTATTGCCTGTAGAAAAGGAGCTATGATATGATCGAACTAACCCCAGAAGTGGTCCTCGAAGCCAAAGCAAAACGCTTTGCGGCTGAGAAGCACATCAAGCAACGCTACGGTGACAAGCCATACGTGTACCACCTACGACAAGTTGTAGACAATGTGAAGCTTCGCATGGAGGGCAACCCACTTCTCTCTACATACGTCGCTGTGGCTTGGTTACATGATGTAATGGAAGATTGTGGTGTAACTTACGAAGAACTCGAAAAAGAGTTCGGGGTTGCAATTGCATATGCTGTATTGCAGTTGACCAAGTATTCCACTCAGAGCTACGAGTCGTACATCCAAGGTTGCATCAACTGCGCCATTGCACGAGAAGTGAAAATCTGCGACACTATGGCGAATCTGATGGAAAGCTTTAAGACTGGCAATGCCAAAGGGCTTGCGAAGTATCCAAAACAACTACACATGCTAATTGAAGGAGTAGTATGATGCCGAGTCCGAGGATTGAGATTCTGGAAGATACGATTCACAAATTACAATGCGTCAAGCAAGCCCTTGAAAAAGAGTTGCACTACGACTACTCTGTGACGGATGAAGTCGAAGGGATCATTGAAGCCCTGATGTTTGACCTTGGTGAAACTGAACAACGAGATAAGGAGAGAGGCTGTGAGTGAGTAAAGTAGAATACAAGTGCGACATCTGCCCGGCCAGCTATTTCAAGTGGCCGAGTCAAGTACGTGGAGAGAGAAAGTATTGTTCTCTCGATTGTAAGAGAGTCGGACAGTCTATACACTCTACTGGAGCTGCAAATTCAAATTACAAGTCCGGGGCACATTGCGAGGATTCTATTTGTGAGTGTGGCGGAGTAAAAGACTACAGAGCTAGACAATGTAGTGGCTGCAAATCAAATCTCGAAGCAAAGATTCCAGACTTCTTCAAAATCGGAACTCCGCGAAGAAACGCAACACTGTGGAGATACATAAAGAGTCTAGATTTGATTCCTTGGGAGGCTTGTGTTGACTGCGGACAAGGATGGGAGCACAATGGAAAATATCTTTCGCTCCATTTGGACCATATAAATGGCGAAAGCAGTGATAATAGACTTGAAAATCTGAGAGTTCTATGTCCTAATTGCCACACTCAGACGCCGACGTATGCGGCAAAGAACAGGAGAAAGAAATGACACAGGTATTTTTTACATCGGATTTGCACGTCGATCATCGCAACATCGTCGAATACTCGAATCGTCCGTGGACCTTCGAAGAACAACGTGAAGAAATCATCACCCGCTGGAATAGCCGTGTCGGCCTGATGGACGATGTGTACCACTTGGGCGATTTCGTATTCACTGGTTCCAAGGGCTTCCAGAAAACCATCGACTTGATTAAAGAGTTGAATGGTAATATCACGTTCATCAAGGGGAATCACTGTCAAGATAATCTCTGGCAGATGATCGAGGATGCAAACCTGCCGCATATTCAGGAGATTTGCCACTACAAGGAAATCACTGTTGAACGTACAAAGATCGTGATGTGCCATTATCCTTTCGAGACGTGGAACAAGGCACACCACGGTGCATGGCACTTGCACGGGCACTGCCACGGTAGTCTGCCACCAAGAGGAAAAAGATTGGATGTTGGTATTGACAACCACCCTGATCACCAAGTATTCTCCTTGGCAGAAGTTAAGATTCACATGGCGAAACAAGAGTTCGTCGTAAATGACCACCACACGGGAGAAAGAGAATGACTGAGTACGTCTACGTTGTAACTAGTCTTGAAATGGGCTGGGATTGTGTTTGCGGGGTTTACAAGACTTCCGAATCCGCGTATCGTAGCTGCTTCGAACATGACAGCGGTCTTACCCTAGAAGAGATGACTGCTCAGGTCGAAGACGGCGACACTTCCTATGTTATCTCCACTAAACTACTGAGGGCTTAAAAATGAAAGTTTCGAAATCATCTTGGCATTACCGCTTCAATGACTACTTCCAGAACAACTTTTCCTATCGTGCTTCCCGGTCCACTTTCACAACCTGCACCTACATTCGTACAACCATTCGCACATTCTTGCAGGCGTCGGTGACTATCTTGTTCTTGGGGGGCATCCTGGGTGTGGTCTTAGGTAGTGCAATCTACTGGCCTGTTGCTGTGATCTTCGGTCTGACACTTGCGAAGTTTACGATCCCATTCGCAATTATTACTTACGCAGCGGTGATTGCGGTTGCCGCTGGTATCCTGTACGATAAGAAGCTGAAACCTAAGCTGGAAGCTCGACGCGAGAGGAAGCTGAGCCTCTTACGGCAAGCTGTAATTGACCGTAAAGAAGGCATCTGCACTATTGTGCGATTCGATTAAAGGAGAACGACATGACTGATTTCAACGAAGACCTGTACCACACTACCGACAAGGCTCCACGTGGCCGAATCTCCACCCGTCAGTTTCTGTTCCCTGGCGGTGAGGTGGGCATCAATGTTAACGTGTTGGAACCAGACTATGGTGTCAGTCATGTCAAGCTCTTTGCACGTGCAAAGAATTCAGATAATCTGATGGCTGTTTTCATGGCGACTGATGCCCTGGAGCGTGTGTATCCAAACGCACGGATTAGTCTGAGCCTTCCCTATATTCCGTATGCCCGCCAGGACCGCGTATGCAACCCTGGAGAGGCTCTGAGCATCAAGGCTGTAGCTCGGCTCATCAACGCACAGAACTACGCCACAGTGCGTGTTGTAGACCCTCACAGCCCCGTCAGCGTGGCACTGATCGACCGTGTTATGGTGACTGATCAATACGAAGTGTTTGGACGTATCAAACAAAACTGGTCGGATTGGACTATTGTTGCTCCAGATATGGGAGCTTCCAAGAAGGTAGAAGACTTCGCTAAGCGAGTAGGCGCTAAGGGTGTTATCACGTTCAACAAGACTCGTGAGCTGTCTACTGGGAAGATCACAGGCATGCATTGCCTCGATCCTATCGACCCCAATGGGAAGTTCTTGGTTTTGGATGATATCTGCGATGGTGGTCGCACATTCATCGAGCTGGCACAGCACTTCATGCGAGGGGTACACACCCTGGAGTTGGCAGTGACTCACGGCATCTTCTCGAAGGGCGTGGAATGCGTCACTCAGCAGTTTGATATGGTCCACACAACCGATTCGTTCCACAGTGGCTTGCTTGAGAAAGCTGGCCTAAACATCATTAAAGTATAAGGAGAGTAAAATGTTGATCGAAGGTATTATCGTATCAGGGATTCTAGTATTTGCACTGCTTGTGTTGTATGTCATGAAAAGGGTAATGACTCCTGAGGATGTGCAGGAAGCGCCAGTCCAGCTACCAGAAGCTATGGCAGCTGTAGCACCAGAGCGTGGCCCAATGGAGCCTGTTGTCCGTCGTCCCTCCACGGATGTGAAATTTAAAGAGGCTCGGAAGGCTGGCAGTTCTCGTGCTTACGAGGCTCCCTATGGACAAGAACATGTGAGCGTCCAGCACGTGGACCCCTACGTCAGCCCGTTGGGTGGCATTGTTACTGCCGCAGCCGCTATCATCGTAGCTGATACTATTTACGATTCTGTTGTTGACACGAGTTACACATCTGAGTATAGTTCTCCCACACCGAGCTACAGCGAAAGTAGTGGTAGCAGTTGGGGCGGTGATAGCTCAAGTTCTTCAAGCTCAAGCGACAGCAGCTCTTCGAGCAGCTGGTCTGACTAATTAATACAGGAGAAACAAAATGTTCAAACGTACCGCACTGATTGCCCTGATTGCTGCTTTTGCGGGCTATACGGCACTACCACAGAATGCAGAGGCAGCAGGGTATAAGAGCGGGCGTTCGAGCAGCTATAGCAGCTCCCGCAGTTATAGCCGCCCAAGTCCTGCGTACAGCCGCCCGAAGGCAACCGCCCCACGTAGTGCAACACCGTATACCCGACCTAATGTACAGCGATCTGCGAATGGTTCACCTTCCCGTCCACAGTCGTCTATCCGTCCGTCTGCCCAGCGAGGTTCGACCCCATACAGCAACCGCAGTACAAACAGTTATCGTCCACCAGCTCGACAGGTGAGCAGCCCAATCTCTAGCCGGAGTTCTGCATCACGTAGTTCTTACGGTAACAACCGAGGCTACGGCAGCAACAATTACGGTGGCGGTTATAATCGTGGTCACTACGGCGGCATGGGCAACGGTGGTGGTATGAGCATGGGCAGTGCAATCCTGGCGGGTGCAGGTGGTGCTATCCTGGGCAACATGCTCTACAATAACTTCTCCCACACTCCAAGCGGTGCAGCTACAACTCGTACCACGGACACTGTGCAAGAGATTCAACAAGAGCAACGTATCGAGGATAAGCTGGACCAAGTGAATGACAAGTTGGATGCACAGGCAGCGCCTGCTGGCCCACAAGGTTACTCTCTGCCAGCTGACGCTCCACTGATGATGGCGCCCTCGTTCTACCAACTCGGAAGTGGACAATGATTATTCCCACAGGGTTGCGTGGTTTGACTGAGAGCGCAGAGATTGAAGTGAAAAACTATAGCGGCGACCCAAAGTACATTTCACTTTGGCAAGACTCTGATCTAATTATCGTCTATCGTGATCAAGTGGATGCCCTAATCGCTGAGCTGCAAAAGCTCAAAGAAAACGATTGACTCAACGGGCCACTCTGATAAGATGCCCCCCACACAAACACAAAGGAGAACACAATGAAGCCATTTGCACCCCACATGGTTGACGTTTACAAGATTGGTCACGCTGACATGTACACCGAAGGCACTGACTTCCTGTACAGCAACCTGACTCCACGTTCGGATAAATACTTCCGTAATTCTGGCGTATCGAAGATGTATGACGGCAAGATGGTCGTATTCGGCACCCAAGGTTCGATCATGGAAATCGTCGAAGATTGGAACGACTCGTTCTTCTCTAAGCCGAAAGAAGATGTGATCCGTCGCTATCGCCGTCGCGTTAATGGCGTAATCGGTAAGGGCAAGGTGTCTACCTCTCGTATGGAAGCTCTGCACGACCTCGGCTATCTGCCGCTGGAAATCAAGACCATCGACGAAGGCGCTCGCATTGGCATGAAAGTCCCAATGCTGACCATCAAGAACACCGTACCTGAATTCTTCTGGCTGGTGAACTACCTGGAAACTGCACTGTCTGACCAAATCTGGCAGTTGGCAACCAACGCGACTATCGCCTACGAGTACAAGCGTATTCTGACGGCAGCAGCTCTGCGTACTGGTGCTGCTGTAGAAGCTGTAGCTTTCCAAGGTCACGATTTCTCCATGCGTGGCATGCCGGGTTACATCGCAGCCTCTCGCTCTGGTTCGGGCCACTTGGCATCGTTCTCAGGCACTGACACTGTTGGTGCAATCGACTACATTGAGGACTACTACGGCCAGGGTCTGGACTTGGACGCATACTTCATTGCTGGCTCCATTCCTGCGACTGAACACGCTGTTAGTTCGAGCAACATCCTGACTCGTGCTGCTGAATTTCAAAAGCGCTACCCTGAGATGACAGAAGAAGACGCTCGGCTTCGTGGTGAAGTGGCGTTTTTAATGCACTACATCACACGATTGAACCCCAACGGATTTTGCTCGTATGTTGCAGATACTTACGACTACTGGGCTGTATTGACTCAAATTCTAACTTTGGAATCTGTTAGAGCTGAAATCCTGGCACGTGATGGCCGTCTGGTGATCCGCCCCGATTCTGGTGATCCACTGACCGTTATCTGTGGTAGCATTGACAAGGTGTATAAGACTCTGGAAGAAGCTCTCGACGCAGAGCGTGACGCTCACTACGAAGAAGCTGCGGAAGACTGCGAAGGCTCGCACAACATTGGGGCTGATTACTACGATACTCTGGTGTATATCACAGAAGAGTCGAAGTATTACATTATCAAGACCAAGTTCGAGTACAACCGCCACGACAAGCAATACTACTACATCGACAACTATAGTTCCGATTGTGGTGAGCCTGTTGCGACAGAAGTACAACCTTCGGCTGAGATGAAAGGCTCGATCCAGCTGCTGTGGGAGACCTTTGGCGGTACTGTAAACGCTGCTGGCTTCAAAGAGCTTGACTCGCACATTGGTCTGATCTATGGTGACTCGATCACCCTGGGCCGTGCCCAAGCGATCACGGATCGTCTGGAAAAGCTAGGCTTCGCATCGACCAACGTAGTGTTCGGGATCGGTAGCTACACCTACCAGTGCAACACCCGTGACACCTTCGGCACTGCGATGAAGGCAACTGGTACTGGCGTAGACGGAGAGTTCTTTGAAATCTACAAAGACCCTGCCACTGGTGACAAGCTGAAACAGTCTGCACGTGGTCTGCTGCGTGTTGATCTGGTGGATGGCGAGTACGTTCTGACTGATAAAGTCACTACGGAGCAAGAGGCTGGTGGTGAGTTGAAGGTCCGTTTCCGTAACGGGGAATTCTTCAATGTAGTAAACATTGACACCATCCGCCAACGTTTGGCATAATAGAACTGCCCGCCCACGAGGCGGGCTTTCTTACCCCCTAAATAAAGGAGAGCATCATGTCTGAATTGAAATCCCGTGTAAAAGTTAAGGTAACTGGTTTTGGCCTTTCCCACTCTTGTGTGATCCTCGGTCAAGTGAAGATTAGATTCTTCTACGAGACTGTGTACCAGCGAGAAGTTATCCGTGGCGGCACAGAGCTTGAAACCATCATCGAAAGGGCAAAAGAAGCCATTGCTGCCTTCAAGGCCGCAGGGTTCAACGAGCAAGGGGAAATCGCCCTGTGACAATCACTTATAAGGCAGGCTGCCTGATTGCAGCATTGGACGCTGGCGAAGTGGGAGCTATTGCACACCAAGCCAACTGCCAAAATACCATGAAGAGTGGTGTGGCTAAGGCGCTCGTGGAGCGTTGGCCTGCGGTTGCCGAGGCGGATCAGGCAACTACGAAGGGAGACCCCGATAAGCTCGGCTCTCTGAGCTTCACGCCAGTGTACTGCAATGACAGCGAAGTTCGACTAGTGTTCAACCTCTATGGTCAGTACACCTACGGACGTGAGAAAGGCGTTGTGTACACAGAAGTGAAAGCCTTGGGAAATGCAATGGCCCAGATGAAACTTTTCCTTGACAGCCTAGGCATTAAGAGCGTAGGATTACCGAAGTTGGGAGCAGGGCTGGGTGGTGCGAAGTGGGAGGATATTGAATCCGTCATCATCACCGAACTTGCTGGTCTCGATGTAACCATCTATTCTAAATAAAGGAGAACACCATGAATCTGCAAGCCATTCAAAAACGTCTGCAAGAGCTGTCTGCCGAGGCGCTGACACTGAGCAATGCTCTGGAATTCCTGATCAAAGGTGATGTAACTGAAAGCCCTCTGGATAAACTCCACCTCCAAGTATCTCACTTCACATGTGTGAGCGAGGGAGATGTTCTACAATTCACAGAACCATTCAATCACATTGATGATGGTGCCGCTCTGCCAGCAGGTAACTATAAGGTTATCCAAATCGAAGAAGAAGACTACGAAGGCATTTGGTCAGTAATGATCGTGTTGGAGGGTGGCGGTAACACTTGGATCAACTTCAACAGGATCGCCCAAGACTCTATCGTGTACAAGGTGCAGGCAATCTGAGAATGAAACTGAAAAACACTCTTGGCTTGGCGATGGCCGCAATCATCGCAATGGGTTTGATGGGCTGTGACTCTGAGAACCCAGAAGAGACTGCAAAGGACGAAGCGGACATTGATGCCAATACTCGTGCAGCCATGAACAAAGATGATGCGGAGCTGAAAGAAGAGCTTGCGAAAGCTCAGGCCAAAGACCCATCCATCAAGGACATGTACTACGGCGTAGACGATGATGGCAATAAAGTTTTGCATGTTATCCGAGAAGTCAAAGACCCCGCTACTGGTCAGATGCAAGCACAGCAAACAAGCTCCATGATGAATGGGATGGTGCTGGGCATGCTGATGGGGCACATGATGTCAAATAACTTCAACGGTGGTGGCATGTCAAACCGTAGCTATCCTTCCAGTGAGAGTCGTAACTACCGTAACCAAGCTACAAGCCGTTACAGTAGCGCTACACGCTCAACAATGGCACGCTCGTATGTCTCTGCACGGCCTAGCTCAGCCTACAGCACTCGTTCTGCTGGTGCGTTGTCTAGCGGCAGTTCTGCCCGTGCTGGCGGCTACTCGGCAGGAGGTTAATAATGTCTTGGTTGTTCTTGAGTTACCTTGCAATCATCGGAGTACCTATACTGGTAGCCACAGTAGATTGGAAGAAAATTTTAACTTCCAATTGACATTAATCCAGGGATTCAGTAGAATCCCTCACACACAAGGAGACAAGATATGACTTTTGGTACTTTTCTGATCATTCTTCTCATCATCGTCCTTCTCTCGTAATAGGAGTCAGTAAATGCAAGTAGTGAATAAGCCAATCGAATTTGATCTGGAAACTGTGGTAGCGGAGGAAGTTCCATTCCTGTCCACGTTCTATCGCTATAAGGGCGAACTGAACCAAGACGTTTGCGATCTACTTGCATTTCCTGTGGCGAATAAGTCAGCGATGCCGTTCTACACCATCAAGGAATCGACGACATACAAACTGAACACTCAGTTTGAAGACTATTACAAGATGATGGTAGCTGCCCTCAAGATTGCTTTCGATGACCGAGAACTGATGGATCGGTTCTTTGACTGCCACTTCTGGCGTGAGCATGGTGATCGTTTCCTGCCATATGCCAAGGCTACCTTCGAACGTAAACATCCAGCCCTGTATGGCCGATATGATGCTTGCTTTGACCCTGAGACTGAACAGCTGAAAGGGATTTACGAGTTCAACGGCGATACTCCGGTAATGCTGTTCGAATCCGTCAACCTTCAAGCTCGCCTCTCCAAGCAACTTGGAACGGACCAGTATAATAACTGGTGGGAAGTCTTCGAGCATAAGTTTGCACATGGCTATAAGAATGTAGCTGTTGCTTGTGGAACAGACTATGTAGAAGACATGGCAACCTGTGAAACCGTGGCACAAGCTTTTGGCTCTGCAAGGAGTGACCGAAACGTCAGCTTCCTGGATTTGAAAGAACTAGACTATGACCACATGAACCTGTCAAAGCCTTGGATTGCACGTGATAGCTTTAAGCCGCTGGACGCGATTTACATCTTGAGTCCGTGGGAAGAGATGATTGAAACATTCCCAACTATGCTTGATCACTGGGAACGTTGGATCGACAATGTGCATTTGTTCGAGCCTGCGTGGCGTTGGTTCTTGGCTCACAAGGGTATGACTGCTCTGTGTACTTACCTGTGTGATAGCGAAGAGGACTTCTGGCTAGAACACTACAGTGCCACTCGGATTCTACTTCCCACTTATCTGGAAAGCGAAGTTAAGGCTGGCCCTGACGTCCGTTTCACTGGCAAGTGGGTTGAGAAACCTGTTGTAGGTCGCCTGTCGAACAATATTAAAATCTGGAATGAAGGTAAGCTGGAAAGTGATACTGGTGGTTTCTACAGCGACGAGAACACTGTATTCCAGTTGTACACTCCACCTAAGAAGGTGGAAGGTCGTAATAACTTCATTCTTGGGATGTGGATGTGTGGCGAGTACTCTGGTAGTCTATGTGCCCGTGAGTTTGACAGTGAAGTGCTGTCTATCTCGAATGAGCGGTGGATTCCGCATATCGTAGTGGAGGGCTAACATGTACCATAACGCTGTGAAATACAAGGACGGTTGGTTGGCTCCAGGCTCCCATGCAATGGAACTATACCAAGCAAAGAAATTTAAAGAGCTAGATGAGCATTGAAAGATGCTGCATGAGAAGTGGCTAAAACTGGAGGGGAGGAAGGGATGAAATTCTACACTGGCGTTGGGAGTCGTGAGACTCCCGCTGATATCGTCCTCGTGATGAATGCCTTGGGCAAGAAGCTTGCGGATCAGCACTGGATTCTTCGAACAGGTGCTGCTGTTGGCGCTGACCAAGCATTCGAGCTTGGCTGGGTGCAACACGTTGCTGTAACTCAGGACCGAGACTTCACT